AATTGGATGAACTCGATGTCCCTATCATTGTGGAGCACATTGATCCACACCCTGAAATGAAAGATGTGGCGATGAGGGTAACCCAAAAACGATACGTCATATTCATCTCCAGTAGCTAGACTTGGATCTTCCAAGGCTGCTGGATATTTATGAATACCTTCTTTGCGAAAAGTGACCCAAATCATTTTGTTAGGGCGGACGTCCTGCCGAATATTCATCCTCTTAATGCCTCCATCATGACGATCTTTCCTAGTTCTGTGCCTAGGTCGTCTTCTTCTTTGATAACGAACATCTTACAACCGCTACGATCCTTTAAACGATCATAGCTTCTAGTTTCAACTACATAACCGCCAGATGCCTTGTAGATTTGTAGTCGCATACCTTCTGATTGTAGTTTAGCTTCTTCGACCATTCCGAGAGAAGCTATTGGTTGAGAACTTTCTTCGTCGAATAACCAAGATCGAAATTTTTGTTTAAAAGATCGTTTCATTACTTGCCTTTGTGTTTTTGCTGTTGTTTCGACAGCATATTGTCCAGTTGCCATTACTTTATAATCTCATCTTTACCATATTCGGTCCAACTAGTGAAGCGATCTCTTCCCAGTAGGTCATGGAGGTTATGGCACCACACTCCGTGATTAGTAGCATTAAAATCTCTATCGTCGATTTTAATTGTGGCATTATAGCCTAATTGTTGTAGATAGGGGATCTTTACAGATATCTGCGGAATGAAATTTGTATATTCGCAACACGCAGATTCAAGAAGACCTTCTACGCAACTAACATCAAGATCTAAAGTACATAGGTATTGATGTCCGTCTCTAAGACCACTTCGTAACATTGTTTGGATCATATCTTCCCATGGACGCCATCCGTCACCGTCGTTGACTTGTAGCTTAGGAAAACTTTGATTAGCGCCAAAATAGATATGTTCACAGCCATATGCTACTGCTGCCGCATGAATTTTGCTAGTAGGCTGTACTCCTACAACGAATAAAGTCTTTAATCCAAAGGCAGGAGTTTTTTCTACTTCAATACCTGTGAAAAATACAGCGTCGTCTGCTTGTCCAGATGAATAATCTCTTTTCATATTTCACCAAGTTGAAACGTCAGTGATATCGACGGTAGTGTCGTTATCTTTGTCGTTATCGTTGAACAGATTGAATTTAACTACGACAGTAGGACCGATACCGCTACTATGGCTTTCCTCTAAGGTAAACCATTCTACTTCTTTGAAGTGCGCGGCCATTTTAGATAGTTTTTCGACTTGAGTCCTATTGAGAGCAAATTGTGCCGGAGGAATTGGTTTATCTTTCTTCGTCATCCCAGTGTTCCAATGTATCGTGATCGTGTTCCCATTGCTTACGTTCTAGTTTAGCAATTTCGTCTCTAAAAAACAACCTTTTCTTTTTCAAAGCAGCTAGTTCTTCATCTTTGAAATTACCATTTCGCTCCATTTTATCGATTTGGTTATCTAGGTGTTGATGTACTTCTTGTAAGTGCTTGATTCGATTCTCATACATGCTGAGCCTCCTGCTCGTGATAGAGTTCTTCTAATTCCAAAAGTGCTTCATCATTTGGATCCATGAAGTCTTCTACTGTTCCTGTTTTTTGATCTTCTTCAAACAGCGAATTGTATGTGTTCTTAGCAACACCACCTTTCAATCTCATACCCATCATGTCATTGAGCATAGGTCTTGCCTGTTCGATCATCTGCATCGGAGTTTCTGATTTGAATAACTCTTCGACAAATCTATCAAAATACAGGATATTGCGAGGAACCCAATCAGAGTATTCATCGCTCATATCGTTTTCTTTGACCTTACGCCATAGTTTCCAATCAGGCTGTATCTTCTTAGTTTCGATATCCATGAGATTGTTAGCACGTTGTACAGCAACGATATGGCAATATGTGTTATGTGCCATCATAAGCGCATAACCAAAGCTGTCCCAGCTTGTCTTGCCTTCTTTGCCGACTTTGTTTAACATACCTGGTTTGTACCAGCAGATGTCTCCGATTGACAGCCTGCGTCCTATTTCTGATTCGAAGGGGAACGGGACATGAAAAGCCTGGCTAAGGGCTTTGTTGTCTGGGGCTTTGTCCATGATAACTGACCAGCGTTTGTTTGTGTGCTGTGCGTTTGTGTAGACGAGCCCGTGTGCTGTTGCGATAAACGGTGATGCGCAATCAAAAGATATGGTAAAGTTTTCATTTACGTTCTTCCTAATCTGTCTTTGAATAGAAGTCAAATAGCAAGACCAATCTAATTGGGCTGTACCCAAGAAGTGCATCCAATTACGATCGTCTAACAGCTTTTCATCTCGCAATATGATAAGACGTTTAAGTGCGATTTCCATGTCGCACATGTTCTTACCACCCATCGCCCAACCTTCGGTAGGAAGATGTTTGACAGCCTGATACCAAGCATCGGCTGTTTCCCAGTCGCTGCCTTGTAACACGTTTAGAAACTTAGTTTGTCCTAGTCGATTACGGATAAAGTAATCGTTATTATGTAGAGTTTTATCTAAACAGTCTTGGAAGCTCTTAAGACCTGTCTTTGGACTGTGTATATGATCACAAGCCCATGTCGGAACGTCTAGCAACATAGACCAATCAGCAGTTAGCTCTAGCCAATTAAGGATCTTATCACGAACATCATTAGCAGCCTTGCCTTCAAAGTTCTGCCAGTCAAACTTAAGAACACCTTTACCAATCTGATATCCACCGGAATCTCCAACGATAACAGTGTTAGCACGATCGCGATCTTGGATCATCGCATCCATGGTCATAGTCTTGTTAAGATCTAGTGTAGCATGTCCTGCGGAATAAAGACCATACTTGTAAGTAAAGTACCCTTGTTCAGGATTAAGAAAGTTCATACCTTCGATACCACGATCGAAACCTTGTGGAATACGATCGTCGGGAACGAATTGTTCGAAACGTTGTTTACTGATATACGTGCTAAAGAAACAGCTGATAGCTGGCAGATATACTGCGTAATCTTTTTGTAAAGGTGTTAAGTTGACTGGTGGGTTCATATTAAGGGCTTGCCTGTTCCATAACTTCGCCATGATCGTGATATGTATCTTTGGCTAGTTTTGCTGTTATTGTTAATTGTTGTTTGGCTTTTTCTACATTCTCCATAGCTATTTTAACAGCTTGATTAGTAGAAGCCAACCGTTCATATTCTTGTTCTTCGTTGCGTCTCTGACGTGCCCAATCCAGCAATGCTTCTGCTTCTGAAGAAAGATTCACGCTGGCATAGCTCATACCCATTTCTTTCCATGAATTTCCGTCATAGACTTCTACGGCCGAATTATTCGGATTGTATCTTAGAGAACCAGCAGACAAACTGCCTGGACTGATATATGTGCTCATAGGAGAACCGCCTTGTACATTTAAGTAACGGCTGTTGGTAGTAATATTTTTAATCATCGCAATCACCTTTAGTTGCCTTAATAGCAAAAGCGATCATGCCAACCACGACCACTAATGCTACAAGACTGAAAATTAAATCAAGATCCATGATATCAAGACGCCTGTGCTGGAATGATATACCTGTAAGTAGTCAACCCGCTGTCTAGTGTGATTTCGATAGCACCTTCGTTGGAAAGTTTCATCTTGGTATTATTAACATCAGCAATCTTCAAGATGCTTAGTACTGGCAACACTGGCCAAGTCCAACCCTTGTTCAACGTACCTACGACATCGGTAGCAAAAACAAATTCACCACCGTGTGTGCTAGCATCACCGAAGATAAACTTTAGATTGTTGTTTTCTGTCTTGGCCAAGAATGTTGGATGTTCGCTATGAGCACCTGCTTGGAAATTGAAACGAGCCACTGCTGCCACACTGGGTTCTAATTCTACGTGCCAAGCAACGCCACGGAACTTAACATTCTTTAGCTTTTCGTTTACAGCTTCCATGCTCATAAAACGATAGTCGTTCTTGAAGTCGCCATCTTTATTTTCAAAGTGGATGCCTACTGGCAGGGTCTCGCCGTTGCGTTCTGCTTTGAAAATATTGATCTTAGCATCTTCTTTGTATTCTGATCCATCTAGCAGATACTTCAACTTTTGTAGTTGAGGCATACCAAAAGTACCAATCATATCAGGATATGGATTGTGTGTATTGGCATCCATGATCACTGAACGATCTTCTGCCATAGAAAAGAAAGTTGTGCTTTCTTCTGTGCCCGTAACCTTAACAGTAGTTAGGAATCCTAGGTTCTGTGTATGGCTTACGATGTCTTGTAAAATGTCCTTCATTAGAGTTCTCCATGTATAAGTTAATTTTATTTAGATCGTGAGTAAATGTCAAGTGAAATTTATTCAAAATCAAAAAGCGAGTTAAAGGTGTTATCGCTTCTAGTCTGACTGATGTCCCACTCTAGCACACCGATCAAATTTTCTAGTTTTTCATCTATGACGGCATTTTCCATCTCACCGTCATTGAATGGTAATTCTTTGAACCACGATGGTAGTCTAAGTTCGTCTACCGGATAAGCTACAGAAGTATATCCCATGGGATTTTCTTTTAACTTACACACAATAACTTTGGCACCATCGGTGATATTCATAGAATACTTGTCACCATACATGCGTTTGAGAGTATTCCAATTGATACTGGCTCGCACATGTCCTGGCATATTAGCTTTGCCTGCTTTCTTTTCTTTGGCTTGATATTCTGTTATGTTATTGGCTCGCTTGGGCGATCCTTTCTCCCAACCAGGTCTTAATTTAAACTCAGTCCTAAACTCCGTGATAAAGTTTAGGATTTCATCTCTGTCAGTACCTTTAAGAACTTTTTCTAATACTTCGCTTAGAAAGTTCTGAATGATTACAGGAGTATCTGAACGCTTAAGATCCAGCCCCATAGCTTTGATCTTGCCAGGCTTGCCGTCAACATCAGATCGTTTGCCTTCCTTGTCGTAATAAAGAACAGCATAACGTTTCTTGGTAATAAACAATCCTTTTGATGCTACGATTTCACGACCAGCACGTATGACTTCGCCGCGTGTCTTTGGACAATGGAATTTTTCGTTCATCATCTTAGCAAAGCTAAGATTAGTTTCTTCTGCTATCTGATCATATAGCTGTATTACAGTTTCTTTAGTCCAAGGAATCTGACCAGATTCGATTTCTTTCTTGAGAACATTGTATGCGGAAAAATAACAAGAGTCGGTGTCGCCGTAGATGATAGCTTTGCCCTTGTAGTCATATTCACCTGTAATAATTTCGTTGATCTTACTAGCCATATGTTTCACGATAGTACGACCACTGAGTGTAGTAGATTGTCCTATGCGCGGATCAAAGAATCTACAGCCAACGTTAAGAATAGCACCATACAAACTATTCAAGTTAATCTTCTTGACCAGCTGTCGTTTGTCCCAGTATTCTTCTTCAATCTTATTACCTGCGGCAATACTTTCTTTTAATTTGGCCTGTAGTTCTTTACGTTCAGCATACCAGCGTTTTAGCAGACCTGGTATTACACCTTCTTTTTCATATGTAAAGATAGTACCATTAGCTGACAACATCCACGGTTGGTTGCTATCAAATATGAGATCATTAATTTGGGCTCCTGAGAGCGTGTCACTGCCGCCCTTTTCCCAGTCGATAGTGATTTCTTTAGCGACATTTCGATCCATTACAAATTCGTATTCTAATGTTCCGAAAAGTCCTTCCCAAGCTGCGGCAAATGACTTACCGTGACGTACCATCTGCTCGTCAATATAGGCTTTGGTATAATCTGGACGCAACTGTCCTATCACTGTTTCTGGACCCATGTTTAGAGCACGAATAGCAGACGGATACAGTGAGTTAATGTCAACTGATCCAATCCATTCTGCTATACCCTTCTTTGGATATGCTACATACGCACCAGCAGCCTGTGTATCGCCGTGTGAATCTCTATTGGCTCTGTTGGGCACGATCATGCCTCTGCGGTGTGCTTCGTTAATAATAGCCTGTTCAGTAACAGCTACAGCACCCATAGTGGTCTGTAGCAACACAGTATTTTCATGTGCGATCTGATTGGCTAGATCGATAAATTTTAGTTTTTTATCAAGTTTATCTAACAACGCACAGTCTTGTCTATTGTATTCGATAAACTTACGGAAGTCGTTGTTATACAATTGATCTAGTGTGCCTTCATAGACAGTTTTGTTTTCTCCGATTTCCATCTCACCGATAGCATCTAATCTATAGGTGTGGCGTTCTTCGTAGGTATATTTTCTATAAAGTTCTAGACTGTCTAGATGTACACGACCGATGAAGTCGTATGTAACTGCGGTCTTACCAAACTTTTCATATTCGCGCTTTTTGGGAAACTGATCCCAAAGGCAGAATCTGCGAGTATCTTCTTTGCTTAATGCTTTGGTAACACGATTAACAGTATAGGGAATATCATATCCTTCGCTGTTCCAACCACTGATAACGTCTGCGTCTTCAATAAGAGTTAGAAAGTTGTCTAACATCTCCGCTTCAGTTTCGAAGAGATATGTATTAGGGAATTCTTTAACAGCTTCTGTAGCTTCGGCCATAGACATCGTTTTTGGAGGCACAGCCAAACAGACTAGTGTATCTAACCATTGTAGATGTATAGCGATAGAAGTGATAGGCATGAAAGCATCTTCAGGCGATGCGTAACCGCGTTCAGGATCGAAATCGACTTCGATGTCGAAAAATGCTACATTCAATTTTGGAGCATCTTGTCCTAGATAATTTTCTTCTAGGCATCGGAATATAGGATTGATGTCGGATTCAAATAGCCGTTGGCTACCGTGTATCTTTATTTCTTTGTGGAATTCTTTGAGGTTCTTACAAGTAACTCTGTTTAGTGTGTCACCGTACACACTGGTATACTTGCCTCTAGTATCTGGATAATAGAAAATATATCTAGCAGGAAATTCTTTATATTGTCTGCGACCTTCTTTATCTCGTTCTACGATACTTACAAGATCAGAATCTCTGCTGTACAAAGCGTCAACGTAACTCATCAATTCTCCTATGCCATTTAGGGCTGGCAAATACCAAACTGATCATTTATGGCTGATCAACCGTAATCTATATTAATTAGTTAGCATTCTTATCAAGCCAACAGTATCGATACTGGTCAGCAAGATATAGTTAGCCAACATGCCGAAACTTTTTCTAGTCCAAGCAGCCCAAGCATACAGAGCACAGCCAGTAATCCAAACAGGGTAGAGAGCCAAAAGAGGCGGGTTTGGTACAGTGACTGCCATCGTGATACTACAAAATATGCTGATAGCCCAAGCAAACAACTCCACCACAAAGCGGACAGGATGACTAGACCAGTCATCCCTAATCCAATCGAATGTGGGTTTTAATAGATCTATCATTCTGGTAAATGTTTAGTAACACCGAGGATGCCTTCGATTTCTTCCCATTCAGATTCGTGGTCTTTCCAGTTACCCTTATGAGCGATACGTATAGCTTTGTTGATGATGCTGGGTTTTACTTGGAGTTCTTCTGCCACAGCTTTGACAGTTTCTTTAAGACCTTCTTGTAGGTCTTCTACTTCTCTTAGAACATTAGAACCTTCTGCGATTAAACGTTCTAATTTTGCTTTTTCTTCGGGACCGTAAATTTTAGCCATTTATAATAACTCCTAATATAGCTATTATATATGACTTGAGCCCCGAAGAGCAAAAATTTTTATGCCAAAACGTGCATCGCGTGTTCGTAATGCTTTTTGCGATCTTCTAGACCAATAGTGCCGCCATTGATACGTTTGGTCATTGTTAGGATGTCGCCGGCATCTGCGTAGGCATTCAACCCATTAGCAGCCCAGAACCAACCAGCTGATAGTACTGCGCCTGGGGATGTTTCTAATAGATCTGGTTCTGATAATAAATCAGCACCAAGAGCATCACCACAGGCTCTGTAGTTGTTCTTGCCTGTGACTTGGATCAGTCCACGACCACGATAGCGGAAACCATCTCCGCTGGCTTCGTCACCGTTGCCCATTCTGTTAGCATACACTCTGTTGGCAATCATTTCTGGTTTGCGAGCGTATTGACTTGCTATTTCTGAATCTGGAAAATACTTATGGAAAATCTTTTGTAAACCATCGGCTGAGTAATTTAGATTTTCTACCATAGCATTAAAGTTGCCACTTTCATGTGCGCATTGCGCTAAGAAAGCAGCTTGTCTTGAAGGTGTGTTAATTTCAAACAATTCAAATGCTTCCATGAATCCATCATATAGTTCAGCTATTCTGTTAGGATTAGCATGTGGGAAAGCAGCTTGGATTTGTTCTAGACTAGCCATCTTTTATTTCCTTATTCTGTAATAGTATCGCAGACGTCCCAATCACCGCCCATTCTTTCATAGGTCATAGCGGCAAACGCATCTGCTTTTGCTGATTCAGTGAATTTGTTTTTTGCTACACGTTGAGCCCAATCCCACAGTGCTTCATCTTTAGGATCGATCTGTTTTGTGTAATTGCTTTCTTTAACGATAGCAAGAGCATTGACAAAGGTCAGTTTTGTTTCTACTGATTCTTTCATAGGCTTCTTGGTTTTAGCATCCTTAGCTGCCTTCTTCATTGGCTCTTTCTTGTTACCATCTTTGTCTAGATCGATATAATCTGGTTTGGCAGCTTCGTTGGCACGTTGTTTCTTTAACACAGCGCCGGCAATCTTCTTGCCTTTTTCTCCACCACCTGCTGACTTAGCAATCTTAGAAAAGTTCTTACCTGGCTTACCAATGTCTTTACCAGCGCGAGCTTTCTTGGCAGAATAATCTCCTGTAGAAGCTTCTTTCATCGAACCATGTACTGAGCATTTGGTCTTGCCTACAGTTTCACAGGTACACTTTTTAGTTTCGTTGGTCATAGAATTGGTTACAGCTTGACCCAAACCGCCACCTACGACAGCACCAACTGGTCCACCGACTAGAGCTCCTAGGCCAGCGCCTACTCCTGCGCCGATAACACCTTCTTGTACATTGTATGGTTGACCTTGGTTCATGCCTGCGTGTTGATGGTAGCATTCACCCATTTCACCGTGTGAAATCTTACCACCGCATTTTTCACAGGATTCTTTGTGATGCATACACATCTCTAGGTTTCCTGCTTTGTGATGCTTGGCATATTCTGAAGCATGGTGATGAGCCATTTCTGCTGTGCTTTCCATACCTTCTGTATATTTGCGCTCATGCTTGACACCAGTCTTGGTCTTGGTCAATGTGCCCTTAGAAGTTTTGACAGTATCACCTGGTTTAGCACTCTTATCAAATGAATCCTTGTCTTTGTGTTCGGAAGCTTCTTTGACCTTAGCGTCTTTAGCTGCCTTTTTCATTGGCTCTTTCTTGTTGCCATCTTTATCCATATCTAGGAAATCGGGCTTGGCTTTCTTTTCAGCTAGAATTGATTCTGTTAGCGGAGTAACTCCTGCTAGAACCTTGATAGCCATGCTTTCTTCTAGTACGACGGGATCAGCTAGCTTTGGTGCTGCTACAGGCGTCGCTGGAATATCAATACTGTCTATTTTTTGGATGAGTGCTTTAAAATCCATGTTATTTTCCTTGGGTCTTCATTAACTTGTTGGCTCCATGAGCTTTCTTTTCATACGTATATTTATCTTTTGAAAGCCGGACCGCCGAATATGCTTACGTCCTTGGTATCAAGGGCATTAGCTGTTTTTACTTTTTTCTTAGATCTAGCTATGTTAGGGTTGGCTACAGACGCTATATTTCCTGCGCTAGTAGCACCTGCTGTAGCAGATTCCTTGATTTTTGATGGTTTTGCTAGTAGTTCTGCTAATTTCATTTGATTTCTCGTACATTAGTTACCATAGAGCTGGGCCCGTACATTACTTTAAACAATCTCCTAGCCATTTCTCTGTTTTTAGCGTTAACTGCTGTATCAATGTAAGAAGTAGATCCATTAAGTTTTACCTTGATCCTAGCTCCATAATATCTATAATCATTTACTAGCTCGCCAAATCTCATTTCTTTCTACCCCGTCTCATATTTATTTGCCAACGGGCTAGCTGTCCTTTACGTCCTTTAGCGTGTGAGGCTTTTTCTAATTCAGCCATAGTGGCTTTTTTAGGTATTCCATGGCGTTGGCTATCACCTGGGCGACCTGGTCCTTTGCCATCAGCAAAGTTTTCCGCCACACCTTGCTTGCTAACTTCTTTAACGTCTAATGCTACATCCGGACTGTCATCTATGAAACCCAGTCTTTCGACAGCACGTTTTACGTGATCGCCCGGTTCGATAATCACACTATCAAATTCACCTTTATGATCATTGATAGTTACCTTTACTGGCATGTTAGTCTGTTTGAGATAGTCCAAAGTCTTGCCGACAGCACTTCCGGAAAACTTAGTAGGACTGCCTATAGGGTCGAATCTATTGTATTTTGTTAAGAACTTGTGTACAGAATAAAACCCAGATCTTCTTGATTCTTCGATACTTTCGTCTTTGGCAGTAGCGATAGCATTGCTGCCGCCTCTATCTTTGCTGATTAGCTGTTGTGGTTCGTGAGGCTCTTCTCCTTGACCAACACGACGGGCACGTTTCAACCCATCTAATACTTTTTTAAGTGTATCTTCGTCAGCTTGATATTTGATACCTATACCGCCTGCTGCTTCCCAGGATGAAATGTTGCTACCTCTATCATCTATTAAGACATTAGGCATGCCATTGGCATTGACTGCGTACTTGGCTTTGTTAGCTACTATAAAAATATTTTTAGGTTTTACTGCTAGATGTTTTTCTATCCAGCGTCTTTTTTGTACACCGGAATTTTCGTGATCGCCTCTGAGAGGGCTTGAACAGATATTATAGCTGCCAGCAGCATCGACAACGATATCTAGTAGTTTGTCAGCGGTAGGAAACTTAGGCAATCTATAAAAGAAGTCAGTGCCTATCATCTTGTTTAACGTTGGATCTGCTTTAGCTGGAGGAATGTCTCTGTAGTTGCCTGATTCGATACCGGCTAGTTTGGCATATTCTGAGAAAAAATCTGCGAGGACACCGTCCATGTCAACATAGACTTCCATTCCCTGCGGTAATTTTAATTCACTTGCTCTCATAAATTATTCCTGCTAGGCCACAACCAAATCTAATAATTCCTTCTAGTATGTCTTTAAACAGGGCTATAAGGGTTTCTCGGACGGTCATAACCATCATCCTCTGGATATACTGGATACTCGTTCATACTGAAAAACTGCTCCCGCAACCACATGTGCTTTGCGCATTAGGATTGCTGATAACAAATTGACTGCCCATGATATCTTCTTTGTAATCTATGCTGGCACCTTCTAGATACATCATGCTCATAGAATCGATAAGCACTTGCCAACGTCCGATATCTATAGAAAAATCATCATCGTTTTTTACATCATCAAAAGTAAACCCATAACTAAACCCACTACATCCTCCACCTTGTACAAAGGTACGAAGTTTTAGATTTTCATTATTTTCTTCTGAAAGTAAATCTTGTATTTTGACTTTTGCTGCTGGAGTGATTTCTACCATGTTAAACTCCGAAACGATTTCTTTTTACATTAGCTACAGGACTAGCATTGTTGATGTGTTCGCTTTCTTTTCTTTTGTCGGGACCTATTTTTTGTGTTTTCAAACCAATTCTTTTTGCGCTGTGGTCTATGATTTCTCTATCGCCATCACTGAATTGTACAGCTACTAGATTATTAGCGATATCGCTTTCTTTAGCCATGTCATGTAGTGGATCTGGGCTACCAGCTGCAGCCACACCCCATCTATACATATCATAAGTCCATCCTTTGATCGCAGGAAAGGTTTTAGCGCCATGTACTGTGGTATTTTCTTTTTTCAAACCTTCTGTTATTTCTTTCCAACGCATTTTATTTTCCTACAGGTTTTTCACCGGTTAGATAAGGCTTGCTAAACCATAACTGGAACCATTCAGGTGTTCCTGGTTTGATATTGTGTTTTTTCATCAGTTCGCCTTTTTCATTGCCAGTAATACTTATATTGCTACCGCCGTATGGCTGATAGCCCTTAAATTCTGTTATGCCTGCTAGGCGTTTTAATTCACTGAGTTCCATCTTGAGATTCTTCTGTAGATTTACTTTTATGTTTTTCGTAGCCTTGCTTCTGTTCTTTTTTCTTATCGCGATGAACACCAGCAGCACCACTAGTACGCTTGGCCTGTAGAGTTTTCCAATTAGGATCTCTCTTTTTAGGTAAGTCGTTTTCAAATAAGTCACGTAGACGCATCAGTATTTCCCCATATCTATTTCTCGGCCTCTGCCTATGGGGCGTTTGCCTTGTTTCTGTTTGAATCTATTGTATTGTGCTAACGCTGTTATCATAGATTCCATAGCACCTGCTTTGTATAATACGTATTCGATATTTTCGTAGTTACCGTATTTGAGAAACTCTTGTATAGATTCAAATTTACGGCTTAGGTTAGATACTAGAGATTTTTCATCCCAAGTTCCCATACCACCGTCTGGACGGATCTGAGCACCTTTCTCTGGATCATTTACTAATATTGCCTCTGCGGCTTGTCCTGTCATTGGTGCCTGTACTACATAGTTTCCTATGGTAGTGTAGTTTTGATGTGCTAATTGTTGCTTGACATTCTCTGGCGGACCTAATCTATATTTTATAGCAGCGGCAGACAGATTCATTTTATCTAGTATCTTTCCTGTCTTAGGATCAGATATAACTACAACAGGATCTTTAGTGTTAAGTTCTAATGGACCTTCATTAACTTCTTCTTTGATTTTTAATCCCGAACGTACAGCATCATATAATTGCTTGGCATACTTGCCTGCACCTGTTATTTCAGTGAATGCTTCTACATCTCCTGCTCTAGCAGCATCACGTGCGCCACTAGCACTAATTCCTGCTAGTCCCTCGTCATCGGGATCTCTGTCTCCGCTAGTAACAACATTTATTTCTTCAAAGTTGTACATGCCGTTGGGCATTTCTACCCCATTATATTTGTCTAGTAGCTCTTTGAATGTGCCAACTCTATCACTGCCACCTACGAATGTGATTTTCCTGTAACCTTCATCGTACAGTTTAGCAGCGATAGCCATGATAGTGTTTAGGCCAGGATCTGCTGAAACATGTGCGGCATGTTCTGGAAACATCACTCTGATAAATTTGATTTTTGTATCAAAGTCTAATGGATTATTTTTTAAGGGTTTTTGTGCGGGGCTAATGAATATTCTATAGTTCTTGTTGGTTTTTGCTAGTGTATCAAACACAGCTTTATGCCCTCGCGTGGGAGGATTCATTCTACCAAAACAGAATGCTATAGAATCTCCCGAATCTTCCCATAACTGCTTTAGTCTCATTATTCGTAATCGCCTCGGTCTATATATCTATGTTGTTCTTGAGCCATTCTCTTAGCTAGTTCTAGAATATCATCTTCACCGAATATGTCATCTTTGACATCATCGAGATCATGTTTCTTACAATAAATCACTATGGTCTTTTTAATGGGTTCAACATAGTGATGATAGTCGTCTGGTGACGCAGTGTCTTTATGTTGTTTTATAGCAGGAAAGAAAAATTTAGACAAGATATCATTATCGTTGTCGATGAAAAATTTAAGATCAGCTAGATAGTTTATTTCAGGATCTAGTCTATGATCTTGTTCTTTCTCAAGAGATGCAAAAAGCTCTTGTAATCTCATTACCAGCTCCTACATGACCAGTAACGAGCTTTAGTGCGTGGTCCTGGATTAGCGCAATTATGTCTTGCTCTAAATGACTTACGACGAGCAGGATTTGATTTCTTAATACGCATTTTCTTATCACCAAAGTTTACTTTTTTAATGTTGCCGGTCTTTGGATCGCGTACATAGACTTTAGATTTTTTAACATCACCGGGAAGTTTTTTACCTAGCGGAACTTCCTTGCCATGATACTTGGCTTCATTCTCGATGCTCTCACCGCCTACTAGATCTCCTGCGCTAGCCGGACGCTTCATGCGGCCTTTCAGTTGACCGGCTGGACCTTCTTTATGCCCAACAGCAGCGCCAGCAAATGGCATGTTCATGGCTTCTGTTTCTTGATGTGTGGCTTCTTCTGATTCCATATAATCCCACACTGCTACTAGCATATTTTTAGCTACAGCGATCTTTTCCTGGCACCATTCAGGCAAGTTATCGCCTGTCTGTATAAGATCGTCTAAACCGTCTACAGCACGTCTTAGTGTTTCTAGATTGTTGTCGGCCATTCCGGCTTCATCATCATACTCGGGATTGTAATCTTCAGTCTTGCCTGCTTTCTTCTTGGCTATAGCAATCGCAGCTTGTTGTGCTGGATTAGCAGCTTCAGGCACACAGTTAGGTACAGTCTTGCCGTTCTTCTTTTTGGTGCCTACGGGGTGGTAGCCTTTCCAGCACGGATTGTCTTTAGGATCTTTAAGACCTTCAACTAGTTCGCCTTCAAGGAATCTCACTCCCTGTGTTTCTAACATCTGTATGGCTTGATCATCTAATTCTACTACGATACCATCTTCGGCAAATCCTACGATATGTGTGCCAATTTCTAGATCTTCACTAAAACTGATACCAAACTCGTCACCTATAGAAAACCCTTCGTCTGCGTCCTGACTGGTCACGCCTTTGCTAGCAGCTTCTTTATCTAGTTCTGCTTTTCTCTGTTCTATAGCTTTGGCTATTGTGGGATCACTGCTGGCAACAGGATCTGCTGCTAGATCGTCTAGTGCCTGTTTTTTGGCTGCGTAATCGCCTTGCGGGTCGTTGGGATTTAATGCTGTTTCGAACTGTATTACTGACAGTTTTTTTATTGTATTTTGAATATCAGATGTTTTCATAGTATGATCCTTGCCGTGAATTCATACTATATTTATCGTAAACGAATAGTTAGTGATTATATCTAATTTCGCGTATCATGCCTTCGATCAGTGTGCCTTTTGCCCTGATCCATACGAAATTTCCGTAGAAATTAGCATATCTGGAAGTTATTTGTGTTGTACTGTCGATAGCTGCTAGGTCTTCAAAGCCCTGTACATCAAACCAATCATTTTCTGTCGGTGATACAGCTAATGTAGCCTGTATGTATACAGCACCTTTGAAATTGTCAAATAGAAATTGTACGGTGTGTAAACCGTCGCCGGAATTGTAAAATCCGTCGCCCTGTGCGGGTTCGCTAACGAAATCTCCGTTAGCATGGATCTGTGAAATTAAAACTGTACTTAGTGCTGGCATGATATTATTTATCGGTTAGCACGTAATCGTAAACGTGCCCTACAGCTTCGCCACACCGCAATTTAAGCATTAACAAGGTATGTTCGTCTTTGGCTAGCACGTATCTACGATCCCAGTTCCAGTTAGTAGTGATAAACCATCTAGATACTGTATCAGTAATCCTGATTTTACCATCTTGTTCTTTAAGCCATTTAATCATTCTGGCTTTTTCTGCCATGCTAGACACTTTGTGTGGTTGTAGATAAACCCTGTGCTTATATGTATTATCCGGAAATTTTTTTACCAATATTTTGTTTTTATCGGATAATACTGATTCTGTTCCTTCTTTAGGTGAAACACACAGTCTCAATACACTGGAAAATTTCTCATTGATCTTTTTAAAAATACTAGGATCGTTGGTATAGAAATCAATATTATCTGATTCTAACCTAAAAGCTAAATCTTCATTGATGTTATACTTTCCTATAAAATCGATGATCTTAAAAATATCATCCGCATTATTAATGGCCTTAGCATAAAATTTATTTTTTGTGAAAACGTTCCCGCCGATCAGTCGTATGACTTCATCTAGAGATCTAGACCGTATGATAGAGACGCCGGGGACGTTTAGGCTAGACTTATACAGCCACTTACCGTAAAAACTACGAGTTGTTGTTTTGTACTTCGTCATCGAATAGTTTGCCATCTAATACTTTCTTATGCTGCTTCAACGCACGTTTTTCTAGCTTGGTAAGACCGTCACCTAGATTTTTTACTTCGAATACCAGTTGGTCATTTTCTACTCTAACAAATACTCTTCCGCCATCTTTAAGTTCACCGAACAAAATCTTACGGCTCAGCGGGCTCTTGATTTCGTTATCGATAACTCTAGCTAACGGTCTGGCACCCATCTTGCTATTGTAACCACGGTCTGCTAACCAATCTCTAGCATCATCGTCGATAATGATCTCAACATACTTGTCTTTGATCTGTGTGTTAAGATCTTTCATAAACTTGTCAACGATAATACGTACAGTATCTTTAGACAGTTTGTCAAACTTAATAACACTGTCGAGTCTATTACGGAATTCAGGGGCAAAGAACTTCTTAACTGCTTTGTCGTCCTCACCGTCCTTGGATAGATCTCCGAAACCAATAGTGTTCTGTTCGTTGTCAGCAGCACCCAAGTTTGATGTCATGATCAAAATAGTATTTCGACCGTCGGCCATCTTACCATTGCTACCTGTAACAAAACCGTTATCCATCAACTGTAACAGAATGTTAGTAACGTCTTGATGTGCCTTTTCGATTTCATCTAACAGCAACACACAGTTAGGTGTTTCCTGTAGTTTAGTAATAAGTAGACCTGTGTTATCTTCATAGCCTACATATCCTGGAGGAGCACCAATCAATTTTGCTACAGCATGTTTCTCTTGGTATTCGCTCATGTCAAATCTAACTAATGGAATACCTAGTGATTCAGACAGCTTCTTGGCAGTTTCTGTTTTACCTGTACCTGTAGGACCAACGAACAAGAAACAGCCCACTGGCTTGTTAGGCAACTTCATACCTGCCTGTGCTACAAATATCTTGTCTACTAGATTAGTGATAGCTTTTTCTTGACCAAACACAGTATTCTTCATGTTGCTTTCGAGATTTACAAGACTGTTGCTTTCTCTTTCAGAAACAGTTTCAAACGGCATCTTGGTCATTTTGCTGACTTCAAACATGATCTGTTCTAGATCAACGATGTTGATATCATCGCCTTCTGTTTCTGCATCGGGTCTAATTTTAAATCTAGCAGCAGCACAGTCGATGATGTCGATAGCTTTATCTGGCAGTTTCTTTTCTGGCATATATTTCATAGATAGTTTAACAGCATTTTCGATAGCAGCATCTGTGATGCGTACTTTGTGATGCTGTTCATAATATCTACGAACGCCCTTCATGATCTTGACGGTCAATTCCGGTGTAGGCTCGTCGACATTCACTCTTTGGAATCTACGCATCAATGCGCGATCCTTTTCAAAGTGCTTACGGAATTCTTCCCATGTCGTAGAAGCAATAACCTTCATAGTGCCTTTAGTCAACATGGGTTTAAGCATATTGGCTAGATCGTTAGCAGAACCATTCGCAGCACCGGCACCACTCATCATGTGCGCTTCGTCGATGAATAAAATCACCTTGCCTTTCTTTTCTAAAGCTGCCAACACCGCTTTCCAACGTTCTTCAAAATCGCCACGATATTTGCTGCCTGCTAGTAGTGCTGAAATGTCTAGTGTATAAACTAAGTGATCGTGTAGGAACTTAGGTACTTTCTTTTCAAAGATCTTGCGAGCAAGACCTTCTGCGATAGCAGTCTTACCAACACCTGGTTCACCGATCAGTAGTACATTAGACTTGGTTCGTCTAGCCAAAATCAATTGTATATTTTCAATTTCTTCATCACGACCGATGACAGGATCGATTTTCTTTTGTTTGGCCATCTGAGTAAGATTTACACAGTAGTTGTTAAGTATCTTGTCAAGCTGTGATGGATGAATATTGCGTGGCATGTTTTCTTCGTCAGTTTCTTCAAATTTGCCTTGGCAATATTGTATAAATTTTTCTTTGACAATCCCGCCTTTGGTTAGATAATAAAAAGCGAAACTTTTTCTTTCACTCAAGATCGCAATCAGTACATCTTCTACTTCGATCTTTTGTCTACCGCTAAACAGTGTTTGTGTGAAACTGCGATTTAACACACGTTCTACACTAGCAGTCCTTCGGGGTTTTTGACCTTTAAGGTCTGTGCGTATTTCATTAAGTTGATTTTTAAGAAATTGTTCTAGATTAGATTTTATAAAATCACTATTGGCTCCATATTCCTTTAGTGCTTTGATCATGTCATCATCGCACATTATGGCAAAGGTAAGATGTTCTAATGTCACATATTCGTGTGACAGTTGTTGAGCTAATCCGATAGCACGTTCAAAAATCGCTTGTAACTTTTCACTGGGTTCTAACATATTACCTTCTCTTTTTTAGTTTCTTCATTGCTAAGTCTAACTTCAGTTTACTGACTTTGTCAACAAAACATATACCATCTAGGTGATCGTATTCGTGTTGGAAACATTTAGCCAGATAACCGTCTACTTTAATTTCGTGTGTGTTACCTTTGCTGTCTTGGTATTCAGCTCTGACCCATTCAGGTCTTTTGACCATTAGATATAGTCCTGGATAACTTAGACAACCTTCTTGATCTAGTTTTTCTTCCTGGCTAGTTTCTAATATCTTTGGGTTGAATAACGCAAAGGGTTCTGGGAATCCTTCTATGTTTTTACTACCCATCACAAATACTCTTTTAGTAATACCAACCTGATTAGCAGCAAGCCCGATACCATTATTATTAAGCATGAATTCTATCATGGCCTGTTCTAGATATTCGGGATCTTCATCTATGCCGAACGCCCAGTTAGTACTAGGAGTAACTAGACTTTCGTGTACACCTAATTTAAATTCCATTTTTTAATTTCTCTACTAGTAGTTTTTGATCTTCTCTAAGTGTCCTAGGTATAATCACTTTTATTCTAACTAGTAAGTTACCTCTATGCCCTGACCTAGGATGAGGCAAACCTTCGCCTCTACAACTTAATACTGTGTCGGGTTGTGTTCCTGCTGGAACAGATATAGTGAATGACTTATTATCTAATGTAGTAACTGTGAGGCTAGATCCTAATAGTGCTTCCCATACATCTACACTATGATCGCAGACTAGATCGAGTCCTTCCCTTCGCCATACAGGGTGTGGTATTATCCTTACAGATACTATAAGATCACCCGGTGGAAATCGAGGTATGCTATGATCACCCATACCTGGATATCTGATCTGTGAACCATCATCGACACCGGCTGGTATATTGATAGATACTAATTTAGTATCACCATTTCTAAAACTAACCTGTGCGTCTATATTTTTGCCTGTTAGTACATCTGCTAGTGTGATGTCTACGACGGCTGTTATGTTGGTGTTTCGTTGTGGCTGAGGGCTATTACCAAAATGGAAACTGAAAGGTCCGCTGCCAAAGAATGATCCAAATATGTCATCTGGATTCATATTATTAAAAGGATTTCCGCCACCGCCCATGCTGTTGAACGGATTGGGATTATCATACTGCCTGCGTTTTTCGTCGTCACTGAGTGTATCGTAAGCTTCTTGTATCGCCTGAAACTTTTTAGGATCACCACCTCTATCTGGGTGGTGTTTCATGGCTAGCTTACGATACGCAGTTTTAATCTCATCTTGTGACGCGGTTTGCGCAACACCTAATGTACTATAGTAGTTCATACTATATTTTAGCTGATCTCCTTATTAAGATCAAGCAATCTTGATTAATTTTTGCTCAATGAACTCCTACCAGGCATACCTGTTGTTGGTGCTGGTGCTGCTGTAGCAGGAGCCGAAGTATCAGCTGGTGCTGCTCCAAAACTGCTAGGTGAACCAAATGAAGGTGCTGCCGGAGCAGGTGAGTTGAAACCGCTAGATGATGGAGTGCTCGGTGGTGGTGTATAGGTTGTACCCATTGTAGGTGCTCCGCCATTATTTGCTCCTGCTAGCTTTTCCTGTGTACGACCAAACGCAGCGATACCTAGCACAGCACCCATAGCCACATGGAATAATCCTGCGCCTTGGAGTGTAAGTGGTTGCCACTGTGTTGATACATTACCATGTCCTAGAGTCTGTACTAAACTCCAAAGGATAGGAGCGACCATGAAGTCGAAAGTACATACTGACATGTACATCCAGCCCATCATAGGACGCCATTTACTATTCATCCAATCTTCTTTTTTCTTTTCGCTTGCGCTCAATTTTGAATACTCTTCGCTCATTTTTCGCTCCTCTAAAAATTTACTTTGTAGCGTCCTCGTGTATCTTTTTCTGTTGATTGTACCAGTCTATCCAAAGATTGTACTTGTTTCTAAGTTCATAATAATGACCATAATTTTCGTTGACATTTTTTAAGATATCACTTAGTTCTGGTTTTTTACCTTTGGGTAGATCTTTTAAAGGTTCAGCTGGCACCATCAATTCCGGTGGTACATCTGGAAATTTATAAGTTACTGGTGCTGTAGTCATACAGCCTGTTAGCAGTAGGCCGATCGCAGGAAGTATTAGAATCTGTTTCATTTCTTTTCCTCCGCTGGTCCTTTTACTGCTCGTCTGTAAATTTGTTCAGCTTCGTCTGAAATTTTACATTCGGCATTGATAACCTTTTCTTTCTCTACTATTCTTTCTTGTATTTCGGTAACAGTTTGTGTTATTACCTTTTGTTTTTTCAATCTTTCTACTTCTAGAGCAGCATTAGCATCAGCCGATTGCTGTTCTGCTATGGCTAACTTGGCTTGTAATTCCTCGACTCTAGCTCTCCATGCCATTTCAGTAGCATAGCCGCCTTCAAAAAATACGCCAGCTACAAACATCACAGCACCTACTATCCTTATCATTAAACCATAGTGTTCGATAAAGATTATATGTCTAGCAACAGAACCTAAAATGATTCCTGCTAGTCCTAGAATTGTTATAGCATGTACAAAAAATTGTAACAAGCTATCGGGAATAAAGGCAAGCCACCACATTAGAATACGATCCTTATAGACATGGCCTTGTTACCATTTTCTAAAACAAATGATTCACCATATTTGTTGATGTTAAAATCGCCAAGAAGTTTAGTTAACCACATGGCTTCTGCGGTGCTCTTGGTATCCATCTTTAATGTTTCATTTAGATCTCTGGAGATAGAATCCTTATCTCCGAAACCTACAATATCAAAATTCATCTTGATACCAAAGGGTTTTGTGATAGTTACTCTATTGCCTTCTACTACTATTTCGTCTTTGTAGGTTTTGTTAAAAAACTTCTGTATGCTTTCCACACGGATGTTTTCCATCATCATGTCGTAGTCGTTGGCACTAGTAGGAACGACTTTGTTTACATTATCTTCATTGAGATCGTGTGCTTTGAACTGTTTATAATATTTGAATCGCCAGTTATCAACACCGGTCAATCTTCTCATACCGTCGGCAAGTTCTGTTATCTGTTTTGCTAAGTTAGGTGTTCTCTTTAATTCAACAAATACATGATATTGCCCGTAACGATCTTCGCCGGCACTGACATCTGAATCTAAAACAAAATCAAAACCTTTTTCGATGAATTCCATCATGTCTTTAGCTGGTGCTCGATCCCTCACTCGGAAACTTAATACACAGACATCACGGTCATCGCCCATTTTGCTTTGGAAAGCATCTATCTCGAAAAGAGAAACGACCATGTCTTCTAGGTCGTTGGGTCTAAGACCTTCTCGTAGTTGTCTCATGGTGTAGCTCCAATGTCTTCGACTGGTTGGTTAGTATTGACCGGAGCAACTGGAATATTAGACATAGGGTCATTTACTTTGTTTTTCTTGAGAGTGCTGTAGCCTTTGTCAATATCAAACATTAATTTTTTAGGCATACGGATTTCAACTAACCAAACTTTTTTAGTATCAATCTTGCCTTTCCTTGTACCCGGTCTGATGTCATCGGGTGATTTAATCTTTCTTACTGTTGATACTTCGTCTTCTTGGAAGAATACTCTACAACCGTACTCTAACAATCTTTGTCCACCTTTAGGATTGGGCATTTCTTTTTCTGGCCACATAAATGTACAGGAGACGAAATATCTGGATTCTACAGGTCCCTCGACGAGCTCGCCGTCTAACCAGTTTTCATACACATATACATCTAGTTCATCTAGCACCCTCTCAAAATCCTTGAGAATGTTTAATGAATTGTTAGAATCATATATGTTTTGTATGTTTTTTAGGATATCTTTAGTATCGCGCATAGTGTTTTAAGTCCTCACAGTTATTTATTTCAAAAATCAATGTGTTTATACTTTATTTTGAGCGCACGAACTTAAATAATTTTGTGTTCGGACACGGACACTACGGTCTAAAGGTCCGTGCCTAACACTATAACAGGAGGCTATCCTTTGAGAAAAAACAGAAAAGCTAGAAATCAAGCGTTACACCAGCAAGATAATGTAGTCCAACTAAATAAATTCCTTCCAAAAAAGAAAAATCGCGTTCTAATATATCCCAAGAATCTCAATCAAGAGACTTATCTACTCAAACTCCAAAATCCACAAAACCACATAGTATTTGCTATCGGACCTGCGGGTACGGGTAAAACCATGTTGGCCTGTCAAATGGCAGTCAAACTGTTCCAGGAAGGAGAAGTAGACAAGATCGTGGTAACTCGTCCAGCTGTTAGTGTGGACGAGCAGCATGGATTCTTGCCAGGTACCCTACAGCAAAAGATGGAGCCCTGGACTAGACCTATTTTTGATGTTTTTGAAGAATACTATTATGCCAAAGAAATAGAAAACTTTGTCAAAGAGGGGGTGATTGAAATCAGTCCTTTGGCATATATGAGAGGAAGGACCTTCAAGAAATCATTCATTATCGCTGATGAAATGCAAAATGCTACGCCCAGCCAAATGAAAATGCTACTTACACGTCTTGGAGATGGTTCCAAGATGGTAGTAACAGGAGATCTACAACAAGCTGACAGACCTACATCAAATGGTCTGTTAGAATTTTTAAAATTATATGATGATTTTAAAAATCAAAAGTATGTAGATACGGCTCACTTCACAGTAGAAGATGTTGAAAGACATATCGCTGTGAAAGAAGTGCTAGCAATTTACGGAGACTCAGAGGGAAGATAAACTATAATTACCTAGCAGTTAAGCACTGGTCAGCCTAGCCAGTTTGACCAGTGTCGCTGACAGATTGATTTCGGGATCTACGATCAGACCGTGATCCACTAATCCTTGCTTAATGATAAGGATGGCGCTATCTTGTTTGGTTTCGTCACCGAAAACTTCTGTGTTGTTATACAACCAAGTAAACACTTCTTCCATTTCTTCGGCACGTAGTTTGCCGCAGAGCATTTTTCTCGCATCATTTATCTTGCCTGCTTTGAATAATTCAATCATGTCAAAGCGCCAATCATTTTCTCCCGAGTCTCCCTTTTCTGGTTTAATCAAAACTCCTTCTGTAGAGTTTTGCTGTAACATATTGATACATTTTCTAAGATCGGGATAGGTTACAGACACATAAGATGCTAGATCTTCAATATCAAATTTGATATTTTCCATGGTCAATATGTTTTCTACGCGAGTGATAAAATCCATCTGATCTAGTTTATGAAAGTGGAAAGTCTGACAGCGACTGTGGATAGCATCCATGATCATGTGCGGTTTATTACAGGTTAGTATAAATCTCGCAGTATTATGGAATTCTTCCATGACTCCACGCAACGATGCCTGCGCCTGCGGTGTTAGAAAGTCCGCCTCATCTAATAGAACGACTTTAAATGGACCAAAAGGCATCATGCTAACAAAGTTAGTAATAGTGTCACGTACTTCGTCAATACCACGCTGACGACTAGCATTTAGTTCTAGCACGTCATACTCTTCGATACCGATTTCGTGTATCAACATCTTGGCCATAGTAGTTTTACCTATGCCGGGACTTCCGCTTAGTAGCAGATGCGGAATAGACTTGCTCTTGACCCAAGATTCTACCTGCTTCTTTTGATGTTCGTCTCGCCACACATAACCGTCTAGTGTTTTAGGACGATATTTTTCTACCCACAGTTCTTTCATTCTTGAACTCCGAAATGTTTTCTAATAGTTTTGTCTATTCTACGCTGATATTGTTCGTCAGTAAACGTCATAGGAAATAAGGATGCGCATTCTTCTATGATTAACTCGGCGAATTTTTCTTTACTAAAGATTAATTCGCCTTTATATTCGACGAGACTTTGTACCGCAAGTTTTTCTAATAATGGTATTGTGCTCATACTGTTTCTTCAAATGGTTTGATTTCTATTACATTAGCTACACGAAAACTGCGCCATTCTTTTTTATCAGTACAGAAAGCTACTACTACATTTTCGTTGATTTCTCTTACTTTCTTTTGTGTTTCTGGTTGTTCTGCCTTAGGCGGCGGAACAAGATCTGCCTTTAGCGTACAAGGCATAGAACGTAACTCTCCGCTAACTTTAGTGAACGTAACAGTATATACGCCTTCAGCAAGCAGTGTCAAAATTTCTGATCTCGTCATTTAGGTACCTTTTTAGTTCTTTGTCAGTTGGTTGTACATCATAATTGTTCTTAAAGAAGATTTCATAACTATCGCTGCCGTACTTGCCAATGCCGTATAATTGTTTTGCATCAACCCCATCCCAAGACATGAAATCTGCGGTCATGAGTTTGAGTCTTTTAAATCGTACATTGTACATGCCTAATGGCCAGATGATTTCTTTTACATCATCGATGGAAGCCCACAAGAATTGTTTGGGAGTAGGCCATTTTTCTAAGAATAGAGGTAGCACATATTTCACTGGCTTGCGTCCAGTTTGGTTAAGCATGATGACACCAACCATGTGTTGCCAAGCACGAATCTTTTCGTCCTTAGCCGGCAACTGCTGCTGTACCATCAAATCGTCTCGTAAGGGAATAGCCATGATTATAGTATAGAGGAAAAAAAAGGGTCTGTCAAGACCCTTATGCTTGTTTGACTAACAAAGGTCTAAGGTTGGGAGGTTGCCATCCCTCTGGCTTTAAAACCTTGCCGTCTTCACGCTTGCGAACCTTGCCTGTTTCTGGATCGATCTTAGCAAAGTTTGTGCGCATGACTTCTTTCCACGCACCCTCAGCATCTGCTCCGATACTATGTATAGCACCGATAGTGACTACCAAGATATCGATCAAAGCGTCTAAGGTTTCTACGCTGTTGTCAGAAGTCATAGCTTGACTGAGTTCGCCCATTTCTTCTGCTATGAGATTACAGTACATTTGAAATTGAGCTAGATTCAACCCCTGTACTGTTTGGTCACAGGCTGTCATAAACTGTTCTTGATCACGGAACGGATTCGTCATTTGTTTTCCAATCTATAAGCGTCTACGGCATTCGGAACTGCGATGCCTTGGTTGATATTTACTGTGTCGTTTGGTTTTTCAGAACTCCACATTAATATGGCTTTGTTTTCTACCAGTCTAATAGTAACAGGTTCGTCACCGCCATTATCATATTCGATACCTCTTGTCCAACGACCGTGTTCGACTAGGATCCAATCACCAACTCCGAAATCTTCTTTATGTTCAGGACCAACGGCAAACACCTTACCCCAGCGAGGATAGATACCTTCTACCTTGCCGTCATCACTTTTGATAATAATGCCGCTGGCAGTTTTCTGCTCACCGAAATACATATCACTGACCATGATTTTGTCACGGAGGATTCGCAATTTACCTTTGACTACTGACATTATTCCTCCGCTTTCTTAGGTGTAGGATTTTCTGCTTTTACTGACCTGGGATTACGATTGTAATATTCTGCCATCAATTCTTCTCTAGTCTTTACGATCTTGCCACCTGGACCTAATTGGTCACCGCGGGCATTGACTTTAGCGTTGCCTACAGCCTGTACGAGTTCGTTGACTAGGGTGAGTTTTTCCATGTCGATTTCTCTGCCCTGCATGGTTCTAACTGTTTTACCCATTATTATCTCCTTTTAATTCTTGTCTTTGGTAGCTTACGTCCTTGTAAGATACGTCTAGCGTTTCTAGCTGCCACTACCTTAACCTTTCTTTGTCCATTTCTTTTAGCCATCTGTTTCTCCTTTGAAAAACTCTGTTATAGGTAATTTGTATTTAACGCTGTCTATCTTATGTAGTCCTATAAGATATAGACAGTAGCTAGAAACGGCACTACCTCGTCCCACACCCCAGACTATATTATTTGCTCTAAGAGTATCGACCAAGTATTTTGATACTTTTAAAATATCTAATAGATTATGTTTTTTATATAGATCTAGTTCATCGACTAAACGTCCGTAGTTTTCTTTTGGACATTGATTGACTAGGAATCCTTCTATATCCATTGTTTGGTAATTGTGTGGAATAAACCAAGAGCGTCCTTTTGGTAATTCGGACATTGGCATAGGATAGTTTAGTTTTTCTTCTAAACAGCGTTCAATATATTTTTCTAAATTGGGAGATAGGTCTGTGACGAAAGAATCTTCTAGAGCAGAAGGTCCGTATTTTAACAGTCCTTCTATGATGTCTTTGTCTGCGTTATTCAACATTAATCAATTGATCCAAGTCTTTATCTAGTCCTTTAGACGCATTTGTTCCATTGTTTCTCAAACGTCTAGCTAGCTCTTCTCTGTATATTGTAACAAAGGTTAAGACTTGTGTCAAGAGATCTCGGTTTCCTAATCTCTGTGCTTGATAATATTTTTTAGTCAGTTCTTGTAACTTCAGCTCTACTTCCGAATCTTTGAGTGTGCTAAGATCGGCTTGGAACGGATGTATCATATTAGTTGAATACGCCCATACATTCTACCAAATAGCATCTAGCCAATGAACCGGGATCTATGCTTTTGGCTCTTGTAGTTACTCTTACCAACATAGCCGAAGTTGCGCTAGTCACTGTGATAGGATTAGCAGGAAAGTTGGCTTTTAATACTGGTATAACACCATCTGTAGGGAAAGTGATAGTTCTAGCAGTACCGTCGCCTCTAATTTCTAATATAACTGACACAGAATTGTCTACAGGAAACCCTTCGAAAGTAAACTGTGCATCGCCGCTTAATGACACATATTGATGATCAGCATTTCCGAAGTTGATAACGATCGCTCCGCTACGTGTACCTAGGTTAAGAAAACTGTGAATATTATTTCTTAACACGGCATTGGTGATCGCCTTTTTGTTGAAATCGTTGTCTACATTGATTTTAGCTGTATTAGCCTGTAGGTCTGTAATTTCGGTAGCTGCTGTAGCTAGTCCGATCTTGGTATAATTGAAATTATCTCTAAATCCTTGAGTATCGTTATCTACTCCTGCGATTGGATAAGTTTCATCAATCTGTGCTGAATTTATGTTGCTTGCCATTTTATATTATTTCTCCACGTTGCGGAAATGCTAGATATTTATCCTGTAGTATTCCGTCGGTAGAATCAATCAGATATCGATCTACTTCAAAGTCTATGGTTTTAAAATCGAAATCGCTTAGATTCTTTATGTTTATTATGATGTCATCTGCTGCTCCTGGTAAACAGTAGCAGATAGGCATCGCACTAACCCATCCAGGTTCTACGAAACTAGATTCCTGTATGCTTCTCATCCAAAGCGGCAGATAGGTTCGATCATTAAGGCCTGTACTTTTGATACGTTTTCTCATATTTTTGATACTGTTTGGCCATATTGTCTGTACATCTCTATCACTAGCAAGAAAGTTATTGCTGTCTACTCTGATAGTATCAACATCGACTCTCACAGGTCGATTTATATTATCTGGAAGATTTATCTGTCTACTGATGCTCTTGCCATTTTTTACTAGATCGTCGACTACATCGACATAGACTACTTCGTAAATAATTTCTTGTGTCGTAGGATCTTTAGCGACAGCTTTTTTGATGTCACCGAATTTCAATCTTTTGTTATAGTGATTCCTGCTGACAGCTTCAACAAACATATCTATGTTAGAACTTTGTATACCGGCATAAACTAACATAGTCAAACTGTCCTGTATACCAAATGCCGGATCCCCATATCTATAAATTTTTTCGGGATTGAAAATAGTGGTGTCAGATATAAATGTGTACCAACGATCTCTTTTGCTTTTTTTCTGTAATACCTTGAAACTGAGATTGCTGTAAACTATATCACTGATACCTGATACAACTATCTTAAAAGTTTTAGATGAACTGGAATAATTGTAGATATCTCTAGCAGCAACTACAAATGTAAATTCTTTATCAAATGATGTTAATGTATTATCAAATGTAACATTAAAATCTCTTTCACTACTACCGTCATAATTATAAAATCTTGTTAAACCGCGTGTAATGTTCGTAGTCGTATTGCCATCAAGAGTGAGAAAATTTGTTGATAAGGAGTCCCCATTATCTACGGTTATGTTGCCACTACCGGATGCTGAGCCACCATCTAAGTCATAGATAAAACCAGTTGAATTGAATGTTCCGATTTGTCTAACTTTTCCAATGATTTCGCCAGTTGATAGTAAAGTAAGACCTGGAGGTAAAACTCCTTTTCCGGGTACTAGTTGATAAGTTACTAGACCGTTTCTTAGTAATGATTCAGCTTCGATTACTAATTGGCTATCTTTATTTGGACTGATTGATCCAAGTTCAGCAGGTGATATCCATTTGATACCCGTCTCAAGCTCACCGATAGTCTTGATAGTGAATGTTCTAATACTACTGGCCTGTGTTCCTGATGGATAGGTAGTAGTAGCCACCACACTGAATTCAAATGTTTCTGTTATTCTGGGTTGATACGGTACTTTGCCTGTTAATTTTCCTTCTATCGTATCTAATACCATGCCTTTAGGCACCACGCTTGGAGTTCCGAAAAGTATTTCAGATCCTTTGGGTATCTTGCCATTTATTCTTGGATCTACGTAAATTCTATACTTGTTATTGCCTTGATATACGATATTGTCGATAGAATATGATCCAAGTGTGCTATCAGTAAATGTGGCTACATCATAGACCGATATCAGTTGTTTTTTATTAGGAACAGGATAATCACCAGCCACGGTTGGTTTTATTTGTACATCTAAGTATGTGTCGGTATCTCTAACTATAGATAGAGTTTCTGCTCTTATCTGAGGATTGATATCATTTAATCTAAAAGTGATTGTACCTGGCCATGTATCTGGGTGGAACACTTCTAGATTTAAAGTAACATAATTATTAGCTCGTCTTGTGCCTAGATCGGGTTCAGTGATCCATATAGGAGCTCTTACATATGTGTTGTCGGCTCTGAATATACCAGTTCCTACTTGCATTATGGTATTATCTGATTTCAAGAAATCTTCGCTGACTACATAGATTTTAAAAGTTCTTCTTTCGTCATGTAATCCATCTGAGGCTACTACAACGAATTGATAAAATCTAGTCAACTTTCTTGGAAACATTACAGCATCAAAGTAATCAAATGTCTGTACGTCGAACCCGAAACTATCAAAACCGTTGATAGGTAAAGCACCTAGATCATATGGTTCTGAATCATATAAATTCCTGTCATAGTTAGAATTATAAATTTTATTTTCTAGAGCAAAAATTGGTTTTGTAAAACCTGAAATCCTACCAGTTGATGACAATGTGAGACCTGGGGGAAGTTCCCCACCGTCGAATGGTATGTAGTATTCTATTTTGTCGCCTGCCGGAATGTCAGGATCTAAAGCTAATAGTTGGAAATCAACTTTGTCGTTATCAAGCACAAAGTATGTGTAATTAGGACCTACCGGTAAAAGTCCGTCTGGTGTAACCCAAAATGGTTCATCTGCCCCTAACACTGTTATTTCGAATGTTCTATCTTTTTTATCTACACTGTCACTAGCTCGGATAACAAATCTAGAAGTAATTGGTTTCTTAACTTCGAATGGAGTACCTACTATGGTATTATTTTCTAATCGTAGCCCGAGAGGTAATGAACCTGATATCAGCTTATAAGTGACAGCAGATACGCCAGAGCTGGCAGAAAGAACTATATTTTGTTTAGTTCTTTCATTTAATGTACCTAAGGTACCAGCTGGAGTATTCCATGTTACAGCCATACGAATTCCTTAGAAGGTTGACGACTGGATAGATATTCTTGACCAAATACTTGTGCTTCCGTCATAAAATCCGCTACAGATATAGAAGTAAGTATTATCTAGAGTGACCATTCCGGGAACACTGCCTGGATAACCTACTGATGTAGTTGGGACAACAGAACTTACTGTAAGTGTTGGCTGTCCTGGATTATAGAATGTAACTTCATCACCATTTAATCCGTGACCTGCGCTGATAGCAAAAGTTTCTGTAGCTGTTATAACATTGCCTACTACCGACAACACAGTTCGTTCACTTACTCCTGGTAAGCTGAATACAGCACCTGGTAATATGTTTGTAGGATCGTCGACTGTAAATGTGGTCCTAGATCCTGCTGGGATATTACCCGACAATGTGGTCGTGATAGGTAAAGCGTTCCACACACCGTTTTTAACTACGATGTGATTGCTGTTTTCGTCAATTTTAATATCAAGGCCGTATTGTCTTACGACGCCTATATCTTTTTCTACTCCGAGATTGATTCTATCTGATAGATATACTCTTTTGAATTTTTGGTAAGCTATAGAACCTAGATTAGTAACTCCATCTACTTTTGGAATGACATCGTCTACGATTGTATTTCTTAGATTAATACTAACATCGTTACCATCTATTAATGGTGCTCCTCCCAAACCTGAATTATTTGGAAATACAGAACCATAATGATCGCCTCTGGTCTGTCCGCCGAAGGCAGCATCTGTACCATCGGTTCCTGTAGTCATCACAGTTTGACCGCCTGTAGATTTTAACAGTCCTGTTAGATTTCCGCTAACATTGCCAGTTACGTTTCCGATTACAGGACCAGTATGTGTGCCATTGCTGCTACCAGTTAAGTTACCACTAACATCACCAGTCAAGTTTCCATAAAATGTACCGTAGATCTTTCCGCTGGTGCCATCTACTATAAGTGTACTATCATCAGCAAACACAGAACCATTTAGATCACCGTGAACATTGCCTTGTAGATTTGACACTACGTTGGTTGCGTTGACAGTATTGGCCCAAAGATTTTGCCAACGCTTGCTGGTAGTACCTAGGTCGTATGTGTTGTTAGTATTTGGGATTATGTCTGAATTAATGTCTGCTTGAAATACCACATTGTCTGTACTCGCATTACCTAATGTAATATCACCATCGGCAGTGATAGTGCCGCTGGCATGTATGTTACCACTAATGTCGATATTACCAGTACCTACAATATCATGACCATTTAGGTTGATATCGTTGATGATGCTGCTACCTGATGATAAAAATTTTCCACCTACAGTAGATCCGTCACCTATGTATAACGACTTTGTATCTGTCGTAAAAATTAATTCACCTGCCGCTGGGGTAATGGTTAACCTTTCTGCGTTGGTTCCTCTGCGTATCTTTAGGGCCATCCTTTTTCTCCGTTAAATCGTTCCGAGATCGAGTTCATAGGTACCTGGACTTGTTACTGTACCAAAATCCCAATCGAGCTGTGAAAATAAAAATTCTGTTGCGTTTATATAATTTCCTTGAGTTATCGAACCAAAGTTATAATCGAATACTCCTGAAATTAATGCTTGGCTGTTGTAGCCTAATAGATTACCGAATAAATTTGTAGCGGTAATATTTCCTGTTATGTTTATATTACCTAAACCTAATAGACTGTGTCCGTTTAAATTTAGGTCTTCTTCTAGATTGACTGCTACTAGGTTAGCATCGAACACTATAGTATTTCCAGACTTAGTGATTACAATATTGTTTCCGCCCTGGAAAGTAACCTCTGTAGTTGGACTGATAGCATCCACATTACCGTTACTAGTTACTATACTATTAAATGTGTTTTGTAAAGGAGAATTAATAGTGATGTTATCAGTATTTTCTACAAGATTAATATTAGTTCCAGCTACTAATGATCTCATTTCGAGATTATAATTAGACTTTTGCTTGAAGATCCTAGCACCTGAACCTAGGTTTTTTCCAGTAACACTCAGTTGGTTATCTAAAGTCGCGAAATTAGCATTGACTTTTTGGAAAGCCGCACGAAGATCGTCTCCGAGACCGTCATTGACAAAATTACCTATGTTGATCGATGTTATGCTCATTTTATTACCTTTACCCTATATTTATCCTAGTTTTTTATAACCTGCCTACGGCAACTTCGATCGTACCAATTCTATCGCTGTCGTAATTTTCTAGGGCTTTACCTATGATTGTTCCTGGTTTAGCTTCTTCGCCGGAAGAAATAGCTACACCCGGAATCTGGCTAGAAACTATGAGATCTCCTTTGGAAATTTTGCCTACTACCTTACATGGCACACGGCCTTGTAGTGCGACACATACTCTAGTGCCTGGGCATTCTCCGTTCATCACATAAGCCGGATTAGTAGAAACCACACCGGCTATTCTAGTAGTAGCTGCTTTGCTGCTCTTAGTGACTTCGGCAGAGCCTCCAAATTCTACTATCGTACCTGGTTCGTATTCTTGATCACTTGTATACCATTCTGCTAAGTCGGCCCATGTGGCTGAGAATCTACTGCCCGAACCTATAGACCAGTTACCGACAATCTGTCCAGTATTTGCTGCTGCGCCTGTTGATAATGTTCCGCCATTATTAACATTAATTGTACCTGCGTTACTACCGGTGGCATCCCAAAAATTGTGAATAGTAGCATAATAAGCATTGTATTGATATGCTGCCGATGTACCGGTGTTTAATCTTATAGCAGTATTACCGTTACCATCTCTGAGAGCAACATAATATGCTTGAGAACCTGCGTTATCTAATACTCGAGATAGTACAGTTGATGTTGTGCTGTTAACAGTCATCTTGATACCAAGTGAACCGACAGCATTAATTGATCCACCACCTGCCAGCGTAATTTCACCACTACTGGTCAATCCTGTAACAGATACAGCGCCTGCCGAAAATCCGTTTGAAGCATCTCTTTGTACTAGATTCAAACCACCTACAGCAGTTGTAGAACTGTAACCGATTGTGCTAAATTTGCCAGAGCCAGTACCAGTAGCTGTTCTAACCACAGCACCTACTGATGGAACTTCTGCTCTGCTTAGACCGTCGCCGTCTTCTACGATAGTTCTAGCGTCAACGGGAACCGGAGCTCCGATAGCGGTTCCACTAGCAGGTGTTGCTCTTCTTGCCAACACCTTTGTGCTGTTTCCAGACAATGATTGATTGTCAGTGGCATCATAAACACTAGGATCGATGTATGCCAGCTTGGTAAATCTAACACCACTAGTAGTAGAAGTCGAATCATTCAAGCTCAAGAAACCGTTAGCACTAACTGTGAACACAGCCGAATCGGCAGCTGATAACAGACCGAACGATCTTACTCGTATAGTAGAACTTAGTGTGCCAGACGGTATAGCTAGTGCTATATCGAATGTGTTAGTAGTCACATTGTAAACGGTCCATTGACCGTTTAAAGAAGTTATTGAAGTCTCACCTGAAATGACAACGCTTTCTCCATTAACAAATCCGTGTAATGTGGCTGTCAGTGTTACTCGAGGAGCTCCTACTGTTTGATTGGTGTAAGAAGTTATCTGTAGACCATCCGCAGCTTTTGCTTTTAGAGTGTTAAGATTTAACTTGTATTGACCGATAGCAGCAGTGTAAGCTATATTGTTATCAGTAACATAATTTGAAGCAAGGGTAGATGTTAATGTAGTTCCGCTTCTGTTTAGAGTTATAGCACCAGTAACAGTGGCTTTTGTAAAGCCGGCAGCAGTACCAGTGAATGTCAATAGGTCACCGCTGCTTGCTCCAGTAGTCGTACCATCCTCTAGATTCAACAGCTTCATGTAATTTCTTGGAACAGCATCATTCGCTGATGTTGGACTAGCAACATTTATGATTCTGTTGTTGTTAAGGTCCATAGGACCTTTCATGCCCAATGTACCATCTAGAGCCATATACCCCGGACCAACCAAACCTGTAGTTACTATGGTGCCGCTGTTAGATAGACCTAGTCTAGAATCGATATAGGTTCTAACAGCATTAGATGTAGGTGTAGAAGTAGATGGAGCAGGTCCTGTTCCACCTAAGGTTGTATCGTTTGAGAACTCGTTAATTTCAACGCCGCTCTTCAATCTTAGAGTTTCGATACCAGCCAAGTTGATTTTGGCGCTCAGGGTCAAATTACCTGTACCTTGATCAACACCGAAGAAGTCACCGACTTTGAATGTACCGTTTTGGTCTGTGCTTACATAGAACACACGACCCTTGTTTTGTTCTAGAACTTGTTTAGCTACATCAGGGGTGTTAGCCGGCGGACCAAAAATATCTGATGGATAGTTAGTGTCTGCGTAGCTACCAGTTCCTATATCCAAGAAGTCCACGCTAGTGGCTCTCATAGTAGAAATATTAACGGTGACAGTTCCTGTAGCACCACCTCTTATACCTGCGTTGAGTGACACATTGCTGGCACTGTTATTGATGCTGTAAGTTAATCCGCCCATGGCACTGACAGTACCACCGCTGGTAAATGTAGTATATCCGGTACTGTTGACTGCGGTTGTTAACGCACTATCTGAATACAATTCAAAACTATCAAATGATCTGATCACTGTAGAAACAGAACCAGTAGCGTTGCTAAGTGTAGCAGTAGTACCACCCCAAATATATCCGGAAGCAGTAGTCAATGTCACTGGGGTCGTACCGCTGATAGTGGCAGTTATCGTAATATGTGTAGTATCTGGTATAGATAGAACATAATATGTAGTACCACTAACGATACCGCCAAACCCTGTACCATAGAAGATGATAGCTTGATTCAGCGATAGCTTGCTGGTATCGTCGACTACTATCTGATTAGGTCTTGATGGGTCTGTAGAAACGATTGTTGCCGTAGCATTGATCCTGTACGTGCTCACTGTGATTGTTGTAGAATTAATCACACGATGGACGAAATAGTCTTGTATGCTGACCAATCCGCCTATAGATCCAGAAACTATCACAGCCTGTCCAGTAGCCAGCGCAGGTGTAGACACTGCTGATCCTAAAGTTACATAATTAGTTCCGGCAGCAGTGGCAGTTATATTGACAGTGTTAGTCTGTCTCTTGATATAGTAATAGTTTGAACCTGAGAAATTCAACTCTGTCATACCACCGACGCCGGTGAATTTGACCTTCTTGCCGTCTGTCATCATGTGGGCCTGTGTAGTAGTGACTACAGCAGGATTGGCCTTGGTAACCGCGCTGACCGTTCCTCGAGCAGTAGCAGCATTAGGATTAGTGACGTTGTTAAATGTAACCTTGGCATAAGCATTTGGTAGACCGGTATTAACCAGCGTATATCCTGTTATTTCGTATATAGAGTCTTGATAACCAAATATCTGTCCTCCTGTTCCTGTTGTACTAGGATATACAGTATAACCTGTAGTTTGATAAGTCAGTCTCGCAGCGTTAGCTGTGCTTAAAGGTTGGATAGCTATATAATCATCGCCAGCATTGCCGAAACCTGGAGGTATAGTAAATGTTGTATCATTTTTCTTGACAGGTAACGAAACATAACTGAATCCGTCTCTAGTGGTCACTAACACATCTTTGTCTGCTGCTCCGACATCTAGATATGGGTTAAACGCAGTTACTCTGATAACGTTGGCAGTTGATTCTGAAAATACTAGAGCAGTGCTTGGTCTTGTGCTTACGATGGCATCTTTACCACTAATGACCAATTCACCGCTTTGTCTTATGATCAATGATTTGCTGGTCAAATCGTTGGCGATACCAGTGACTCCCGAAGCACTAGTCACATTAGCTAATGAAAGCGCAGCAACACCGGTTGGTAAACCTGTTGTGGATACACCTACTACGTTGTATGTTCTCCAACCTAATGTAACTCCTGCTCCAGAATCGCCTGTATGATCAATGTCGACGACACAGCCATTTCGAGGTAGATATGAATAATTGGTCACATAAAGAGTTAACGATCCCTTGGCATTGCTAATAGACAGTAGAGCATTTTCATAAGATGTAGCTGTCTGGGCTAGCGGAAATTTTAGATTGACTGAATCTGGTACTTCATTAGGGTCAGCACCTTCTGCCCTTAAACCATACACACCGTTACAGCATGAGCCACCCACTGAACGTATCTGACCACCGTTGAGTGAGTAGTAGGCTGTGTAGCAGTAATAGGTAAACAGCGACACAGATTCGATCAAACCGTTATTGTTGGCAAAAATTCCATAGCCCAAGTCATTGACCTGTGTAAAGTCGTTGTTCAACATTGACTTGTTACCAGGTGTTCTTAAGATAACTTTACCACCGACCATGGCATTATATGGAGTATCTAACACGCAGTTATATTGTGGATAGATATCAGGCACAGTGGTACTATCACCGCCTGCTGCGATAGTATTAATATAACCTACAGCAGTGTCTATAGTACCTGTGCTAGTTCCTGTTAGTACTTTAGCGTTGGTTAGATCTACACCTGATAGTGTTAGGTCTTTAGTCTGGTAGAACTGAATAGTATGGCTGGACCCACTGCCTGATCCTGTGATATTGATTGCCAATGCTGTAGAAAGACCTTTTTCTGCGGCTACTATCAGATCAAATGATTCGAACAGTTGAATAGTGTCAGCATCTATCACATAAACATAATATGGATCTACAGTTGATAAGGTACCAAAATCTGTGGTAATAGAAGACCCACCGCCGTTGCTATATTGTACCTTAGATCCATTAGTAAATGGGTGCGAAGGTAGTGTTATTGTATTTGCTGATATAGAAACAGCAGATGAGGGATTGAAAGTCTGTTTGCTACGTAAAGGACTTATGGTGATGTTCTGTATAATATCGGTTATAGTAGAACCTATAAAATTAACAGCATCTGTTTCGGCAGGAATTTGATCCTGCGCATATACCAATACTCCTTGTCTGTAGTAAGAATATCCTGCTCTTAGAGATTCTGTAAAATCTCCAAACATGTCTATAGCAATAGCATCAACTATAAGTCCAACATCTCGCTTACAAGTGTCTTTAAGATAATTTAGTGAAGGATAATATTGATCGACAAATTTAACAGTTTCTACCTGTATGAGTTCTTTGTTAGCCTGTATCAAGGCCTTGGCCTTATACATAGCTTCTCCGTATTGAACAATATTAGCTATGATTTCAAAACAGTTGTCAACGATAGTTTGAGCAGTGGCACCATCAGTGATCGACGGAATAGTAGTTTGTCCTGCGCTGCCTAGCACAGGTGTAAACAGTTCTTGTTTGATACATTTTATCGCGATATCTCTAGCATGTCTTATAGCTGCGGCAGTCTGTGTTACTTGACCGGCAATGATAGTAGAACCACTAGAAAAATATAGTCTACCTGCTTGTGAGCTATGTCTATAACCGCCATATAGAAGGTCTTCCATGACAGCATCAACGATCAGTCCTACATCTCTATAACAAATATCTTCGTCATAGTTTAGATTAGGAAATCCACTAGGTGAATTGATCCATGCTATGGTTTCTGTTTGTATGAATGTTTTGTTAGCAGCCAGCAGAGTCTTAGCGCCAAAATATGGTGTTTCTACTCTAGTCGCTAAGGTAATCCTATATAAATCACTGCCGAACACAAATGATGTTGGTAGCTGAGGTTCTCTGTAAAGACCACCGATAGTGATCTTATATCCGTCATCGCTCTTATCTAGTAGCACACCGGGCATGTTAGCTACGAATCCATCGACGTATTGTCCACCAGCAAATCTCTTGGCATTAGTGCTGCCAGTAAAACTTGATCCAACTTGCATGTATGGTGACTTGGCAGATATCTGACCTTCGGGGTCAAGTACCATCATGAATCCGCCGTGACCTTGAACACTCATGTTACGTACAACAACAGCGTCATTGGCTAAGAACACATCCATTTCGTCGTTATTCTTGGGAGTGCTTGAGTAGTCCAGCGGATCTGTTAGATAGTGATAACCGTATTCTGTGGTCGAGACACGGATTCCGTCGATGATAGGATCTCTACGGAAATATAATCTAGCCCAAGGGGATCTGCTGATTCCTGGTTTTGGTCTGATCTGGACACGTCTAAATTCTGTTCCTTTGATAGAAACGTTAGCTGCTAGACGTATAGGAAAATGTTCGTAATAGATACCACTTTCTACTTCAATAGTAACTTGTACGTTCTTGGTAGCTTGGCCGTATTCTATTTCTTCTCCTACAAGAAGATTACCAGTAAGTGTTTGTATATCAAATATTTCGTTGCCTAGATTATCTATTTCGGCAGCAAAGTTAACGATTCTAGCTACAGCACCTGAAGTTAATCCTCGTAATAGTTGACCATCTGATAGATCGTTGTCAAAGTCGGAACCTAGATTTTCTGTAGTTATGGTTATTCTTGGTAGATAGATATCGATAGTTGGAATAGATGTATATCCAGAACCATTGCTTACGATATTCACATCCTTGATAACTCCACCTACTTCTATAGGAGTGGCTTCTGCTCCTAATGTAGGAGATCCTCCTGAGAATATGGCAGAAGCAGAACCGTAATTGCTACCTCCATTAGTAACTATGATGCTACTGACTTTCCAGGTAGCCGATATCCTAGCACCGTTACCGGTTCCTCCTACGAGAGTGATATTGGTTATATTATCAGGTAATGCGCTATAGACACCTGCTTCTACGATAGAAAGTTGAGTAATGCCGCCTGTGATATCTTTGGCTTCTACACGCACCTGTGCTGGAATAACAGGAGTACCTCCAGATAGCGTTAACACATCTCCGAGTTCGTACCCAGTTCCTACGATAGGGATAGTGAAAGAATCGACGCCCATCCTTGCTACTGCTGTAGCACCTACTCCTGACAAGGGAGAAGCAGCAAACGAATAAAGTGTTGAATTCTTGGTACCAAAATCGTAGGTAAGTTTCTTTCTATAAGGACCTAGTTCAAATGGAGCACTGTTAATGATCTGCTCTGCTACTTGAGCAGCATAGCTAACAGTAGCATAGGCAGCTGACCAAGAACGTCCTCTTTGGTTTTCTGGAATATCTGTTCTATTGTCGCTACCATTTTTAGCAACAAAGATGTTATTAGCACTGGTAAATGTTTTGCCATCTACATAAGATTTTGTAGCAGCGATTAACCCATTGTAGTTGGCATCATCGCTTTGTATAGGATTTCTGCTTAGGATCAGCGGACCAGTCATAGTTCCCCATTCTGTCCTAATAGCATTAGTGTTTGGATCTCTAGCATTTACGCCAGCTAGAGATAATTTTCCGTCTACATATCCTTTTGTAGCAGCATCTGTATCTAATTGAGCTGGACTAAGATTTGTTAGACGTTTGAAATTAGAGTTTAAGTTGGCAGCAAGTGTTGGAGTGGCATCGTTGATCAACGCAGAAGCTAGAGAACTAAAACGGATAACTCCTGGATCTACTTGGTTGATAACTAGAGTAGCATCACCTACTAGTTCTTTAAAAACAATTTCTTCAGTTACACCATCAACGACCAGTATTTTATTTGAATCAGCTAGGCGTATCTGGCTAGGTGTGTCAGATAGCCCAGTAAAGGACAGTTTACCTTCTTGTCCTAGAATAGCATATAGTTCTGTGAAATTTTCGTTGACTTTCTTAAAACTGTCACGAATACTGTCGCCGGTACCGTCATTGCCTTCGATACCAATATTAATCTCTTGTCTAGCCATTATAAACTCCGGAAAAAGCTACTTGCTCCTAATATTTAGCCCAAAATTCTATAAGCCGAATGTAAATATCTTATGTACTTGAAACAACTGACACGTACCACAGAATACACTAGACCTAGCAAGCTAGGTAAGGATCATGTCTATACGAGAGAAAAGACTGTGGCGGTATTCCGTTGCGACAGTTGTGATGAAGAATTTGAAAGAGATCTAAAACACATAGACCATAGGCGTCTAAGTAACAATTATTTCCATTGCTGCTCAAAGTGCGATGTTAAACGTTTCGCACAGAAAAAAGGAGTAGATAGGAAAAAGATATGGGACATGCCCGCTAGCAGTCTGTTACCTGTTAGCAAATATTAATGCTCACTTAAGGATGCCCTCGGGCACGACTCCTACTATCATCCTCGCCCAGCAGCCGGGCACACCTATGTAACGATAACGTCCTAAGGTAGGTGTTCTATACTTTGAAACTTTCCCCACACCCGCAGCGAGCAGTTTCGTTGGGGTTTTTAAAATCAAACCCTTCGTTAAGTCCGTTTTTGATCCAATCCATTTCTAAACCTAGCAGGTACACTAGAGATTTCTTATCTGTGTAAATGTTAACACCATTGCTTTGCCAAACGTCATCATGCTCGTTTGGAGTGTCGACATATTCTAAAACATAAGCAAGACCTGAACATCCGGAGTTTTTTACTCCTACTCTTATGCCCAATCCTTTGCCTCTGCGTTCTAACTGTGTCTTTACTTTTTCAGCTGCTAGTTCCGACAGTGTTATCATTTAATTCAGTTTCTCTTTGCTTTCTACGATAATCTTCAATGGCTGATTTAATAGCATCTTCTGCGAGGATAGAGCAGTGGATCTTGACGGGGGGCAAAGCGAGTTCTGCTGCGATAGCCGAATTTTTAATCGTACCCGCTTGGTCGAGCGTCTTACCTTTAAGCCATTCGGTAACGAGCGAGCTACTCGCAATCGCCGAACCGCACCCGTAGGTTTTAAACTTTGCGTCTTCGATGATTCCATTTTCATCTACCTTTATTTGAAGTTTCATCACATCGCCGCAAGCAGGTGCCCCAACCATACCAGTACCAACGGTAGGATCAGACTTATCAAGACTACCCACATTGCGGGGGTTTTCATAATGATCAATAACCTGGTTGCTATATGCCACGATTAGTCCTTAATAAAAAAACCTTTGACTTTATCTTCCAAAGCCTTAGCCCAAGATGGCTGTGGAATATGCCAGCCCACGAATGCACCTACTAAAATCCAAAATACTGTTTCTAACATGTTTGGTCTCCTTTAGTTATTGTAATCTATCATTTACTATGGCCCAATCTATTATGCGCCAAAAGTTATTCATATATTTGTCTTTGTCTGCTTGGTAATCTAATGCCCAAGCGTGTTCCCACCAATCTACTAACAGTGCTATCCTAGTAGGATCACCGGTGATATTATGATTTTTTATAGTCTTTATTTCACCTTGTCTGTCCATAAACACCCAACCGCTGCCCTGTATAGTCATAGCAGTTTTTAAAAATTCTTCTTTAAAACTGTCGAACGATTTGTATTTTCTTTCTATAAGTTCTTCACTAGCACCGAATGGGCGATTAGCACCACCGGGCGGCTTTAGCTGTGAAAAATAAATGTTATGTAGTACTGCTCCGCCTTTATTAAAATCTGAATCACCTTCACCTTTATTGTAACGTTCTACGTAGGCTTTAGCTAGCTTACCATAATGATAATCCAGAGTTTTTTCACTCAAAACAGGATCTAGCTCGGTTCTTTTATAAGGCAGTGGCTCTTGCCTGAGCTGTTTGTCTGCTACTTCTATTAAATTGATATAGGTCTTTATGTCCTTCATGACTATATTTACCAGCTAAATAGGCTGTAAGGAGATTAACATGATTAAATTTCTAAAACAGCTTTTTGGGTTTGGTACAACTGTATTACCGGCAGGCAGTCCTACTACAGATAGTTCTGCGGTAGCTGTAGCTAATTCTACACCAGTAGCCCCATATAAAGTTGAACCACCAGTTAGCGTAGCTGAAGCTGCTACAGAAGCTGCTGTAAAGAGCATTCCTACTCCAAAGAAAAAGGCTCCTGCTAAGAAGCCTGCTCAGAAGAAAGAAGGAACGCCTAAACGCGGCCGTAAACCAAAATCAGCAGCCTAACTGTTGCGCTTCTTCGTATAGTGCGAAACTAGCTAGATTTTTAGCTTTGCTCTCGCACATGATATCGAAGTTGTCTCGGAAACTCAGAGCCCATTCGTTTGCTGGTTGATTCCAGTAAAAGTTAGAATGAGCTCTGAGTTTTTGTTTTTTGTATCCTTGGCTCAGCAGTTGGGCCATATCAGGAAGGGTATACATGTCGTGTCCAACCAATATATCTTCACGGCTGACAGAGTAATGAAGCACAGGGCGGCTAGCACCCCGCCAGCTATCAATAATCCTTTTAACACGGTCGTCATTAGCATCGATATATTCTCCTGAGTTTACCCAATGATGATGTATATCTAGTACAAGGGCACAATCGTTGACTAGCTCGATGCTGTCTTCTATGCCCCAAGTCATTTCATCATTTTCGATAGTTAGCGTGTTACGGGCCTCGGGAGTCATCCTAGCCAACGCAGCACGTATTCCCATTGGGCCTTGTCGGCCTGCGATATGAACATTGATTTTAAAGTCTTGAAACGTTTTGCCATATCCCATCCAGCGAGCCATGTCCACATGATATTCGAACTCCTCTATAGAGCGACTAACAACGTCATCATTATCACTAGCCAACACACAAAATTGACCAGGGTGAAAGCTAAGGCGTACCCCCCGACTGCGTCCCAGATCGCCCACACTCGAAAAGGCTCTTTCAAGATGTAAGCGGACATCAGGCTGACGATAATAGTAAGACCAGCTAGGCTCAGTGTAGACAGGAAGAATATCACTGCTAAGGCGGACCATACGGAGTTCATCGGGTAATTCTCCTACACGTTCGACAAGTTTACGAGTAGCTTCGATATTAGCATTAGCTAGATCCCATAGCTTTTGTTCTGCTACTTCTCTCGTCTGTCTATTTAACCATGCCACAGTGGTGCTACCTGTATTGTACTGCTTACAGTCGTCCTTCTGTTTGATGCCGTCGATTTGGCTAGGACCGTCGATCCATTTACAGGCAAACCCTATACGTTTAGTCATTTGTTGCTTTCTGCGTCAACTACACGCTGTCTTAATTCGGTTGTGGAAAAACTGTGCCTGCGTCTATTGAAATGATATTCCATCGGTAGACCGCTGCCAGTAAAATCTTTGTCTATGTATTCTTCTCCTAATATTCTAACATCAATAGGAAAAGAATTCAAGATATCGTAGAGCTCTTGTTCTGTAGCATATGGAACGATCTGATCCACATGCTTACAGCCATTAAGCTGTACCCACCTTTCAAATACACCTTGTACAGGTTTATTCTTGTGTGGCCGATCTAGTGTGGGATCGGTCTGTAATCCCACAATTAGATAATCGCATTTTGTTTTAGCTTCTTCTAGCATCATCACATGACCTGCGTGGAACAGATCAAACGTAGAGCAAGTAAAACCAATCTTAGTCATTTTTATCCTTGGTAAGTTCGCACATTAGCATAAAATGTTCATATGCCTTGCGAACACTTTCGTTTTGTAAAAGTTTTTCAGCTTCTTCTACCATAGCAGCGACTCCGACTTCAGCAACTTCTCTAGCAGATGGGTGAACAAGGCCACGAGCTTCTTCTCCCCATACTTTGATAAGATTGTTCCAAGCATCTATTTCTGCCTGGGTCATAGCTTTGCGTTTTGGTCGGACTTCTGTCGCTTGATAGACAGCACGACTGATAGCATCTTCGGCAATTCGGCCTGCTGCGATCATAGCAGCGTAGTTTGGATTGATATTGAATCTTCGACTAGAACCTCCCGGATATACACTGACCAAATGATTTCCTTTTGGAAAGCTATCCAAATATTCGCTGTCATATTCCGAAACCGGAACATAACGGCGTCCTACTTTTTTATAGAAGATAGTCTTAGTCATAGTCTTATTATACTATCAACAGAGCTATAAGTCAATATATACAGTATGAAATTTGATCTCTACACCAATTTCGGGGCCATGAATAGTCCGCCCATATTCGAATCCTTTGCTCGAGGTTTGAAAAAATTTCGACACGAAGTCGTTTATAATTCCGGAGACGGTGACGTAGCCGTTATCTGGAGTGTGCTTTGGTATGGTCGTATGAGATTCAACAAAGCTGTTTTTGATTCATATAGAGCCCAAAACAAGCCGGTAGTAGTTTTGGAAATCGGCGGACTGAAAAGAGATATCACTTGGAAGATAGGAGTCAACGGCATAAACGCAGGACACTATTTTGTACAAGGTCCAAAAGATTCGACACGTAGAAAGAAATTAGGAATAGAACTACAGCCTTGGAAGAACAATGACGGAAAGATAATCATATGTTCTCAACACGCACACAGCCAACAGTGGGCAGGTCAGCCTGATCCTATTACCTGGACCAAAAATATAATAGAAGAAGTTCGAAAGTATACAGACAGGAATATAGTGTTGCGCCAACATCCTAGATTTAAGTTTGCGGTTAGTGGAGTGGAAGTTGACGATTCTAAACCTTTCCAACAAGAACTTCTGGATGCCTATTGTGTTATTAACCATAATAGCAATCCTGGTATCGAATCTGTTATAGCAGGAGTTCCGGCTATAGTAGATAGAAGCAGTTTGGCAGCACCTGTTTCTGCTACTGATATTTCTTTGATCGAAAATCTACCAAGATTGGATAGAGAACAATGGGCTAATGATATTTGTTGGTGTGAATGGACTGAAGATGAAATGAGAGAAGGCATTCCTCAGAGCCTGCTTTCGCCCTATCTCCAATTGTCTACGATAATAGGATCTTGAACTTCGTGTACCATAGGATACCCGTGGAAGGCCAACACAGCAGTTTCTTTTAAAACTTTGGGATTAGATACGAATTTAAATTTTGAATTCTTACCGAAGCCTAAAATTTCATCCCTAGTTCGTACTTCCCATTTATAACTTTTGATCCATTCGTCTGGATAGAAGTAAATGTTATTTTTGTGTAGATCATATATCCAATCTTGATCTCCGTGTAGTCTAGCGCAGATAGTTTCAAATTTGACTACAAAATCATCCCATATATTAGAAAATTTTCCTGCTGGCCAACGCATGACTGCGCTGCCTAATTTTTGATAATCTCTCCTAAACACACGACCAGGGTCTCTCAGTCCTACAAAATCTCCTGACCTATAGGAAATCAAATGATCGATGTTTCGTACAATGACCATATCTAGATCTATAAAGAAGCAAGTATCTCCTTCTGGAAAATGATCTTTTTTGAATACATATGGTTTCCACCACCAACCTTGTAGGTGATTGTCTGGCAGCATACGTATTTCGATAGCTGTGTTTAGATTTGAAGGATCGTCTGTGAAGCAGACAAAACGATGAGGCACCGTTAGATGCCTCTCGATCATGTTATACAATCTGTTTACATAATCGGAACTGTACTTGGTTCCGTGTTTTAAACAGATCACATTGAGCATGATTAACCTTCGTAGATCGCGGAATTACCTGCGTGTTCGAATACTTCTGCGCTCTTGATCCTCACACCGCTGCCTACAGGATAGCGAGGTTCGAACGCTTTTAGGTAATTGTTTCTATGATCAGTGTAACGCCAAACTTTACCTGCTTGGAACGTTTTCAAGATATCGTCCATTGTTTTGTATGCCAATTCGGCAAACTTTTCACAACCGACTCCGTCGACTACACGTAGATCGCAGATCCCTCCTACATCATTCAAACCCAATTCTGCTAGCGTTTGAAATTTTTCAAGATGAGGATCATCATGGGCGACTACCAAGGTATGATCAAACATAAATTCTGACCATTCTTTGAATGCCTTTAGACCTCCAAAGTCCATGACCCAATTGCGATCATCTAGGGTTTCACTTTCAAAAATCAGTTTGATTCCGATAGAGTAACCGTGTAATAGTGAACAATGGCTATGTGTTGAACGCCATTGTCTAAAACAGCATGACAGCCCTCTGTCATTGCCGTAAGTTTTTGTTGAGTAATATTTTGCCATCTCTAGTCTCCTGTAACAAATGAGCAAGTTTGATGACACGCAGAGTATTTAAAGAGGGGTGAGCGTCTTAGTCCTCGTAACATTTAATAATGTTACAGGATATTTATAACATGGTCAAGAGAAATCTTTAAAACTGATTAGTTCCACATTGGGCAGTCGCCATTCTAATGGATTAGGCCAATCATCATCGTTGACTATCACAAATGTTAACTCTGGAAAACTTTCGAATACTTTTTTGGTTTGATGTATCCAATAACTAGGATCTATAGCATGAGAATCGTCTTTGACATAATTGGATGTACCTTTGTACACGTTGTTGACCTTGTCTACTTTTCCATATAGATCAAAAGACATCATGTATACTGTGTCTGTACATAGATTGGCAGCTAGCAATATAGCATAAGGTCCACTACCCCATTGGAATGGCTCGTCTGCTCTTTGATCACCTTTATAAGGCAATTTGGGTACCGTAGTTACTTGGGGATATGATTGAAATTGATCGATCCAATCTGGTCTAGTATAGATGCGACATTGTTTGTTTAATGCTACTGCTTCCGTGACCATTCTTCGATCTACACAGACCAGATGATCGACATCGTAGTCTCTGATCAGAGCATTACAACCTACTGTGAGATATTTTTTAGTATACGGTGTTAGATCTATGTTTGTTCGGCTTTCACCGTTTCCTATCGCTAGGACTGGCATCTTTATCCGATCATACCAAACTTGGCCCAGATACCAGGGCTACCGTCTGCTACACATACCCAACCTATGGGTTGATTGATAGCAGGTTCTGAATTCCAAACAATATCACCTTTCTTGTAAGTACCATAGATAGGTGCTGCTGAACCATATGACTGTAGTCGATCTGCGATCCTGATAGGTCCGTCGACATGTAGTGAAACTGAAGGATCTGGATTCTTGATACCTATACTAACCTTGCCAAATATCTTGACCTGTTTTGGATTATTGGCATCGCCCACTGTGGTATTACCAGAGCCGTCAATCACGATCCTTGAAGTATCATCTGTGACTAGATGTAATTCATTGCTGGCAAAAGTTCCGATCACAGCCTTGCTTTGATCTTTAGTGCCTACCATGATTTCTACATTATGCTCGAATACAGATAGCTTGCTGTGTCCTTGTTCTATGCCTATACCAATCCTATCGCTGACAGAATTGTAAACGAATACATCATTGAAGTTTACATCTCCCAACACTGTTAGTTTATTAAGATTGCCGACTTCTTTGAGTCTGCTCTTGGAAACTGTGGGCCCAAGTTCTTTTACACTCAGCACAGACACACTGTCTATCATGTAAGAACGTTCTTGTGCTAGATCTATATTTTGTGAAGACCAAATAGTTTCTTGATCTTTTAATATCAGTTGTTTAGGACTCTTACCGCTTTTCCAAACTAGCCCTTTTCCTATGATAGGACTGTCTGCTGTCTCTACGAATTCTAATGGTGTAGATCTTTCAATCCTGATATCAGTTCTTAATTCTTTTACAGTAATTACTTCAGCAGTAAGTGTGCCAGTAATCCTGGCATCTTTGACTGTGAGTGAGTTTTCTACAGCGACATCGCCTTTGATTAAAGGAGTCTTGAGTGCTTCTATCGCTACAGCATCATCTTGGACTACGATCTTTGGACTAGTAGCTACATCTCGTATACCGGTACTAGCAAAGTTTCTTATAGTACCGCCTGCGATCATATCGCCTGTAAAGGCTCTTTGCGGAATCTGATTGAGTATTTTTTTGTAGTCTACTTCTAAATTGGCTCTTAAAATGCCTGATACTGTGAGATCGTTGACTACTACTAGCTCGTTGGCAGTCAATGTTTTAGATACATTTAGATTGGAATCAACGTTGTCGATGCTGGCATTTCTAGTTTTGATTCCTGTGTCGTCGATAGTCAGAACAGTTTTTGTAGCAGAATCTCTTATACCAGAGCTGCTGAAATTTTTGATTTTTCCGCCTTCTATGTGGTCTCCGCTCAATGAACCGTAGGGTACATTCCTGAAAAGACTAGCTAGATTCTGTTCAATAACAGCTAGTATTTCTCCGGGCGCAGTGACTTTGTTAGCAGCAGAAATGGCTTTTAGCTCATCAGCCAAGCCACCGAGTATTTGATCAATGTTGGTTTGTTCCATAGTACGAATATTTATCCTTTGTCAAAAACAATAAATACTTGGTAAAAGGACAGGATAATGCCAGCGATTTCAACTAGCCCGATAACGTTTAACCCTGCTACAGCGGTTAACATTGGTACAGACGTAATTACAAAGAACAGCCACGGATTCAATAATTATCAAGGTGTTATATATTATAACGGTGGCGGAACCAGTATAGGCGGATTAGTAGACGGACACAAGTATTACATTATCTATCTCACAGCCAACACATTTAAACTGGCAACCACTGAGCAAAATGCTAGGGAAATCGTTCCTATAGATCTGCTGTCAGTTGGATCTGGGTCGAATCATTTGCTAGTAGCTGATTATACTTTTCCTTATGATACAGCCTATATAGACACCTTTAGGACTGTGAGATTTTTCCATCCTACACTGCCTGTTGTTGGATCTACCCTGGAAGCCAAAAGTGTCAGAGACAGCCTAAACATAACTTTAGGTGCTGGTATGTTTGTCAACGGTATCGATCAAGATACAGGATCTGTGAACATTAACTCTGCTGAATACAGCATGACTGTTCCTTTAGCAACTACAGATATCAACCTTAGCAGCACAGCAGGTGCTAATCAAAGCATCACTATAACTCCTGTGCGTGGTATTTCTATCACACGCGGCGGCCCACAAGAATTAAAATTCGAAAGTTTCGGTGTTACAGAAACTGACAATCTACAGTCTGTGACTACTAGAGGCAACATAACCAGCAATACCATTTATGTAAAAAATTTAGTAGTCGCTGATATCGAAAGCAGCGACGGCGGGCTATCTGGTATCACAATCAGTGCTGGTGACAACGTTACAGGTACTGGTACCATTGGCAATCCACTATTGCTCAGTCCCGATGAAACACAAAGCTCGTCGGCTGCTAGGACTGTTACTATCAACTTCACAGCAGCCGGTGACGGTATGCTAGATTATACCGCTGTTTATAAAGTATTAGATAGTATAGTATCAGGATCTGTCGTACTACAAAGGCAAGATCCTAGCACATTGATTTGGTCAAATCTAGACAGCGCCAGCGGTGTGGTGGCTTTACAAAGTTATCAAATCAGTAACATATATTCAGAAGTTTATAATGGAGCAGTAAATTATAGGATAATCATTGATTGGACTGGCAATACTGGCAATGTTAGTTATAGGATAAGAGTTTCATTCAATCCTGCGCCTGTAACTGGTGTTACCATGTTGACCACCGACACTGACAATCAGACACTGACATTGGGCAGCAGTGGCGGCACTATCTATCTTAACAGTCGTGTTGACACTAATGGTCTAAGGATTTTTGAAAATAACATCATAGGTACTAATTCCAATGATGATATAGTTATAGATCTAAACGGAACAGGTGCTTTAGAGCTAAGAGCTACTACATTAAAGACCGATCAGACTTCGTTTAATCTGATCAATACTACAGCTACTACATTGAATATAGGTGGTTCTGCTACTACCATAACGATGGGAGCAGCAACAGGCACTTTCAATATCAACAATCCTACACTGACCACTCCTAACCTGAGCACGTTCAATATGAACGGAGCAAATCCTAGTGTCAGTACTACTAGCACAGGTACTGCTTCAGTATTCAATACTAATGCTCTTACCGGTAATCTATTTGGAGCGGCTACGGCAGTTAACATAGGAGCCAACAGCGGAACGCTGACTATTGGCAATCCTACAATTACCGGAACGAATGCTACATCATTGAATCTAAATGGTTCATCGCCATCTATCACGACAACATCGACAGGCACAGTGTCTGTGTTTAATACTAATGCAGTGACTGGAAACCTGTTTGGCGCAGCTACTACGATTGACATTGGTGCGTCGGGAGGAGCAGGAACATTAACGATCAAAAATGACAACGTTGTTATAAATGGTGATCTACAGGTTAAAGGTGGCGATATAACCACTAACCAAACTTCGTTTAATTTAATCGATGGCACAGCAACAACAGTCCAGGCATTTGGCGCAGCCACTACATTGACGTTCTCAACAGCTGGCGGTACAACTACATTTAGAAGTGATGTAGTGATCAACCAAGATCTACAGATCAAAGGTGGCGATCTAACCACTAACGCACTTACATTCAATTTGTTGAACACTGATGCTACTACGATCAATGCCTTTGGCGCAGCGTCAACAGTTAATCTTGCTACAGTTGGAACGACTATAGAGATTGGAAATTCTAGTGGTACGACAAATATCAATAACAATCTTGTAGTAGACCTTGATCTACAGGTCAAAGGTGGTGATATAACCACAGACCAAACTTCGTTTAATCTGTTGAATACCACAGCGACAACAGTTAATGCCTTTGGAGCAGCCACTACAGTAAGCATCGGTGCTGCTACAGGTACAACAACTGTTAATAACGCATTGACAGCAAGTCCAGCAAATTTAAATGTGACATTTAGTCCCACAGGCACAGGTACTGTGACAGTAAATCCTGCCACAGCTGGTACAATCAATAATATGAGCATTGGTGTAACGACCGCGGCAGCAGGTCGTTTCACTACACTAAAAGTAAAAGATACAAGTGCTGCGTTTGACTTATCAGTTATTCCTACAAGTTCTACAGCGTTAACGGCAGGACGTTCTCTAACAGTTGACGTTATTAATGCCGACCGCACAGTTAAATTAAACGGCAATATTGATTTAGGCGGAAACCTAACAACTGCTAACGCTCTTACAACTAGTGGAAACTTTGCTCTTACACTGACAACAACAAACACTACAAACGTCACATTGCCTACAACTGGCACCCTAGCCACACTAGCAGGATCTGAAAGTCTTACAAACAAGAAACTAGGAAGCCTAACTTCAAACGGTATTGTGACTACATCTGGCGGAGATGGTACATTAAGTGTAACAGCAACCACAGGTAGCGGTAGTGTTGTTCTCGGAACCAGTCCTACTATCAGCGGCACTTCAACTAGCATCACGAATGTAGGAACGTTTGCCTTACGCGATACTAGTGCTGCTTTTGATCTAACGATAGCTGCGACTAGTTCGACAGCGTTAACCGCAGGTAGGACATTGACACTAGATGTCGTAAATGCTGCTCGAACAGTTAAACTAGCTGGCAATATCGATATTGCCAATAATCTAACTACATCTGGTAATTTTGCTCTTACCTTAACGACTACAGCATCTACAAGTGTAACACTGCCAACTACGGGTACATTGGCCACACTAGCAGGATCAGAAAGTCTAACTAACAAGAAACTTGGTAGTTTGACTTCGAATGGTATCGTAACTACTTCAGGTGGTGATGGCACCCTCAGTGTGTTGTCAACAACAGGTACCGGCAACGTTGTATTGGGATCAAACCCAACATTAGTTTCACCAACTTATGGCAATTCTAGTTCGACTTCTGATGCCGATGCTACGGTTGATGCTTCGACAACGACTTTCTATGCTTATGTCCAGAGCGCATCTGGTACAGCAAGAACTATCAATATCAGTAATCTTACAGCCGGTAGAGAAGTCAGGATCTATCTAAGAAATACTAACGCAGCTACTAAGGCTATCACGATTACAGCTAGCACTACTGCTTCTGGTTTTGCCAACGTAGCGATGGCAGGAAGTTTTGTAGGAGCCAATGCTGTAGGTCAAGTCAGTGCTAGTACAATAACTCTAGCAGCCACTAGTGGTACAGCTATGGTTACCGTGTTTAATGCCAACGGCACCATAGCTGGTTCAGCAGTTTAAGCTACCTTAAGCAGGATAGTGTCTTCGTTGATACGTCCGTTGAGCTTGATGTCCACAGCCTTGATATCTTCCAAGAACTTGCGCAGTGCTACCTTGCCTGCTGCCTTAAACTCTTTCAACTGTTCTTCGGGTTTACGCAGAGTTTTTTGTACGCTCTTGTTCTCATCGAACCCGATGATGGTCGTACCTTTGACACGCAGATCATTGTAAGCTGCCGCTACATATTTGCCCAACTTGCGAGTCTTGGTGTTGAACACCCAAACTTCTTGACTACCAATGATATCCGCAGGATTGATAGACACTAGTTTGAGCTGGTCGTCAGTCTTTTTGTACTTCATCTTAGCGACCAACTTGTCCTTAGGCACAGCCTTCTTGACACGTGGCTTGCGATTGACTTTGCCTTCTTGCTGTAGCATATCACAAGCACTGATGATCTCTTGGTAAAAATCATGAAGCTTCTTGATATTCTTTTTGCCTAACCAAGCATATCCTTCTTTCAGCTGCTCGTCTTTGCCTGCCATAGCTTCAACGACTTCGTCGAACGGGCGTTGATAGATTTCTTTGATCACACGAGCATGAGCACCTTTACACTCTTTGCCCTTGAGTAGGTTAACGATCTTGATAGCCTTGGGGTCAAACCCTTCAGGATCCATCAAGAAGCTTTCGTGAGCATCTTCGATTTCCTCGGTCATCTTAAACGCAGCTTCACGCAATCGATCTTGGATGCTAGGCTGAGGCGCAGTAGAAACTTCTTTCTTTTCTTCTTCGGGTTCTTTGACGTCACGACCGCGTTCAATAGCATCTGCGATACGCTCCCGGAGAAAAATAGTTACAGGTTTAAGTTCGCCCATGGTGCCTGGAAGTTCTTCCCAATGCTTGGCTTCTTTCTCGTTGAAGTCTGGCATACCAGTACGCAGACAACGAGCGATTATAGCAGCCTGTGTTAGATTGAATCCATTGGCTGCTTTTGCCATACGGATATCTTCTGACGAGTATTTGTTTTCTTTCATCCACGCATACAGATCAGGAAGAAGATCTGCGGTCTTGTATTCGGCATAGTAATAGGCTACAGCGTTACGGCGAAAACGGTGATACTGTTCGCCAGTCATCTTTTCCCAATCGGTCCACTTTGGATCAGGATTGGCACCTCGACGTGTGCCGGCTGATACGACAACTTTTTTGGGTTTGGCTTTAGTAACGGCCATCTATTGCTCCTATGCTGTGTTTAACAATACTATTATTATATGCTCAAATGATAGTGCTGTCAACCACTACCAATGGCGTATGACCCCTGCTATGATAAAAGCATTGGTAATTATATAGCATAATATTATTAAAGTCCTAATCAAGGCTACTATATCGGCTTCTTTGTCTGTCTTGCCCGATTTTTCACCTAATGCTTTAGCCCAAAGTCTCCAAAATTTCAATACAACCTCACTGTATCTTCTTCGATAGGACCTCTCCAAACGATAGCTTTGATGCTTTCCAAATCACTGACTGGATTTAATTCCAAATCAATTTGAAGTTGATCTGAGAGATAAGGGTCCATTTCACCATCACCATCGATATGAAATAGCAATTCTACTTCGCTAGATTCATCAAAACTTCCAGCTTGGATGACATCTCCTACAGCATAAATGCCTATCAATAGTTCTCCCTCTAGGGAATCTTCTGCGATATTTCTTATAGCTTTAATGTTGGCTCGCAATCTTTCCAACACATGCTTTCTGTAACCGTCGTCGATAATCATATCAGTCATCGTTATCTAGGACAACCCATCCTAGCTTTTTCAGATCCTCCTTGATTTCATCAGTTACTACGCTTTCTGCCACATATCCTTTTGTGCCATCTTCGTCACCATTACCCAGACCATCACCGATACCAGAACAGTACCAGTCAATGTAATCTCCTTGCTGTCGCATGTCTGCGATGATGCCGCCCGCATACCTCCATGAGCAACTCCAAGACTGTTCTTTTAGGATTGGCAGTACATCTAGTTTTTGGAAATCATTATTACACATGGCAGCATAAAGATTTTGAGAATAAGTTTCGCTAGCACGAGCTTTTTCTAAAATCCAATCAGTGGTTAGGAGATCGTATTCCATGTTGTTGACACGGCTTTCTGGATCGTCAAACTTGTGCTTATGATCTTCTAAGATTTGTTGGAAGTAATCTAGATAAGCTTCGTTAGGCTTTTCTCCCTTTTCTTCCATACGTTTGATATAACCATCTTTTTGGAAGGTATGCCTATGCGGGCTCTTGCTTGGGTCACTCATGATCAGACGCAATCTTGTTCGCTAGCTGCTCTTACAGCTTCAACGTTTTCCTTTTTAGATTGTCTTTGTTTTTTAAATTCTTTTACATCTGCTACAGCAGATTTAAGTGTTTCTGCGTAGTTCAATGCCTGTTGTTCAGTCATGATGATAGTAGCCTGATATTTGATATGACCTTTAGTCAATACTTGCCATACTAGTTTAAATCGACGATACCAATCATTAAACAGTCCAACGAAGAACCAATGTATATTCTGATAGATTTCGTTATTGATATCATAACGAGTTTCTAATTTTTGTGACCAGTAATCGGTAGTTTGTTCTGTATGAGTATGAACAGTGACGCCAGTATCTTCGGATTCAACCCAGATGTGATGAGAATGATCGCTGTCCCCGCACTCGCAGGTTACGGTGTAGTTTTTAGCATCACCGTAATCTCTGTTGATCAAAATACCTTCAGCTGGCTTTTGTGCTTTCATTGTAGATTCCTCGGTGGTAGATCATCAAATCCTAACGACCTCATAAGGCGAATCTGTTCTTCTTCGCTCATGTCATCAAAGAGGTCATCATCCATTGGACGACCCATAGATTCGATTTCTTCACGAGTCTTGCCTTCGAACATGGCTTTGACTTCTGCGATCAACTCGTCAAGTTCTTCTTGTGTGCCTTCGAATCCATCAAAAGCACCGGGAGCAAATTCCACTTTCATTTTCTTTTCTTCGGTCATTGTAAAATAGGTCCTGCGAATGTTTTCACTTTGTCTTTACAGTTTACGATGTTTTCTACCATGCTGTCAAACTCGTCTGGTTTTAACGCAGTCTTATAGATGCTCAAAGCCTGTGCCATCATGACACCTGCGATAGCCATGGCAGAATATTCTCCAGCCATTTTGTCTGTGAATTTCAAATATTCAACATAGACATTTTCTAATTTATCATCCATTGTTTCTAACCTTTAGTTGTTGGTCTCTGAATTTACTTCTAACGAACCATTTATACATTTGCCAATATTGGCTCATAGTTAATTTTGGTTCGTTGAACACGTCATGTTCTTCGCAATTGGCCATATAAAATTGATGTACCCAAAGTCTGAAGAATGAAGGTTTTTTCTTTTCAGTTAAGTCCATAGGCTTTGACGGATTTTAATTAAACGGATCATCATCGCTTCATCTTCTTGTTCGTATTTGCGTTCTAATTTGTGTAATACGTCAAGTGCTTTGCGAGATTCAGCTTTTTCCTTTTTGTTCTCATCTTCTGGAAAAATTTCGTCGGGATACTTTACACGACGACGTTCGCAGATAGCTGACCAACCGCTGACATCATATGGATCTGGACGTTGTGGACGTTCGTACTTCCACCATTTATAAAGGATTTCGATTTCCTTTGCGGCTTCTGCTTGTGCTGTAGGAACAGCTTCATGCTTCTTATCTTCGTCCAAAAACTCTGCGTTGGTTAATGTTTTGGCCCAATTGAGATACTCCATGGCAGCTTCTTCACAGCGCCAGTTGCGATACCATCGACGCCACCAAGGATAGCTATACTTTTTACGTGCTTCATCGCTCCAAAGACAATTAGACCATGCTAGTTCGATTTCGACGAAGTCAACAAGTTCATTAAAGAGACATGGCAAAAAGCGATTACCCACATCACACCAACTACCAGGTTTGATATCACGACCATGAGCAGTGAGGCAATGAGTACGAGTAATCCAACGGTTGTTGATATAATAGCGGACATCATTAATCCTATCAGGAACAAACATCCAAACATCTTGGATGTAATCGAGACCTTCTTCGGCAATCCAATAGCGGACAGGATGCTTGGCTTTGGCTTCCTTTTTCCAAGTAGCCCAACCTTTAGAAGTTTCGGCAGATGGCTTCATAGTACCACGAAGCCAATCAGCAAATTTTGAACAGGTCCAATAGTTACGCATCTTTGAGTCCTTTATCTAATTTAGATTATAGAGCAAATTACTTATACTGTCAACCTATTTCTTTGATATATTTGGTGTTAAAACTGACCGTTATTCTAGATTCAGTTTGGTTTGGAAGTGTGCTATGTTCTAACCAACTAGGAAATAAAACCAGTTGTCCAGTGTAACAGGGCATCACCCAAAAATTGCTGTTGATGTCATTCACCTTTTCTGCGAATTCATACATACGCATAGGAGCCAGCGGACTGTGTAATCTTAATCCAACACTACCAGGATCTGCCTTGACATAAAAGGCACCTGATATCACACTCAACTCATGTCTGTGAGCATTGACTCTACCTCCCTGTCCTAGAATATTAAACCACGATCCAGTTATCTTTACTTTTCTAAGTCCCAGCAGTTCGGTATAGTTGTCGACTTCTACCTGTATTCTTTTTTTCAAACCTTCTAGTTTGATGTCATCTAACACATTGATATATGTACCATAACTACTAGGTGATTCGTCGACTAGACTATGTGGGTTAGTTTTTTGTCTTTCTATAATTTTTAAAAGCACAGGAATATCTAAATCTTTGCTAAAATCAGATGTAGCTACTACTGTTGGGAAAAGAGCCTGTGGAGTCATATCTTTCTTTGATATCCTGCTAGATTCAATAGCATGGAATACTGTTCGTAGGCTTTTTTGACAGCTTCGTTTGTATTCCTAAAATTTCTTTCTTCACGTTCTTTTTCCATCAGCATATCGAACATGTCTTTGCCCTGTCCGTGTTCTCTAGCACGGAAAAACATTTCTTCCATTTCTACTAGAGTCTTTAAACGGCTTTCGGGAATCTGTACTGTGTACAATCTTTCTTCATAAAATTCCGAAGCGATATCGATAACATCGGCATCGAGCGGATATGCGAAAAAATTAGGACGCCTATATCTCTGTGTGCGATTCTGATCGTTCAAGATTTGAACTTCGTAATGTTCGCAGAATTTTCTCAGTTTATCTTTTTCCATTTGAAGTGTGTAGATCGTAGTTTACGATACAACGAGGGCCTTTCTTAGGTATACCACCTCCGTGTAGTATACGGCCATCGAAGATCACGACTCTTCCTTTCTTTGGGCTGACACGTTTGATGATGTTTTTACCTGATTGATCAAAGAACACAGTATCGCCATCTGCGTCGTTGACGTAGTAAATTACCACAGTATGCTCACCAGGATAATCTACATGCGGAGCATAATGATCTAATTCTGTATCGTATGGCAATGTTATAAAAACTCTTGCTACAGGTATACTGTTTATGATAAGATTATTTTCTTGGCAAACTGCCATGGGCACTAGACCGAAGTTATCCATGTGAGTAGAAGTCGCTGTGCTCGATTTAAGGATGTGTACGAAACTCAGCGGAGCATAAGATCGTTCATCTTCCTTTGCTGTGGTTTCGTACTTACATCTAAAATCTACTGCGGGATGTATGAGCTGATCACCTGACTTACCTAAACAGATCATCTCTAGATAATCCTGTAAGTGTTGAGGTATCAGATCATCATAGACTCTTAATAACATCACTTATCTTTTTCTTCTTGGCAAAGTTTTTCTAGCAATTTGTAATTCTCGTAAGCCTTTTTTAATGCTGCGAATTTTTCTAATTTCTCTGGATCAGGATCCATTAAAATAGCTAGACGGTCTTCCATCTTTTCTAAAAGTTTCATCAGACTATGACCTTTGATTTTTACATCGCCATCAAACTCGGCATCGCCTGTTACCTTTATTGAACTACCATTACTGCCAGTGGTATAGATAGGAGAAGTAGTCCATGTTGTTCCGCTACTATACGTGTAAGGGCTATTACCACTACCTATAGTAACATTTCCAATCGGTATAGTAGTAATACCTCCGACAGTAGCACCAGCAGTAGTGTAGGTAGTGCTACCGGTAGCACCACTACCGACTGTGATAGTATTTGGGTAACATGTGCTCATGTCGTCTTGTTTACTTTGCCTTAGCTTCTTTGCGGGCGTTCTTTTCTGCCGTGATTTCGTTACGGCGTGCCTTGATCAACTTGCTAAGTTCTGCTAGTGCCTTGCGAGCACGAGTACCTGCGGCACCATTGCCTGCGGTGAACTTGTCATCTTCTGCTTTCCATGCTGTTACTGCTTCTGTGATTTGATTTACTGTTGACATAATTTTTCCTTAAGTTATGTGTATCTACTTATAGTAGTAATTGGTGTGGCCGGTAGGATTCGAACCTACAAAGACGGCGGCTATGCCTGTGTCCCTTTCCCGAATGCGTTTCACAACGGATTGGAGGTCTGCCATATTCCACTCACGGCCACAAATTTAGTATAGCAGGAAAGTATTTAAAGTACAACGGTATTTTAGTCAAAAAAAAGCCCTAATCGCTTAGGGCCTTTTTTGGTTATCGATTCATCACGTACATAGTGATTTCGAAACCATATCGCATTTCAACTGCTTCTGGTTTGGTCCACATAATATTCTCCTTTATGAAACATACTTGTGTACAGTATGTATCGTAATATTACAGGAAAACCAACTTCAAAAACATAGTGAAAATCATGAAAATGATATAAAGGAAATAGCGACTCTCGCCGCTATTTCAGTTAATTAGAAAGAAACCTTAAGTCCCATTTCTACACCATTGTCAGTGACATTGAAACCGCTGTCTAGGTTACGGTAGACATTGGCATAGATGGCCTGATTCTGCGTGTAGTTGAAAGTCATACCAGTGCCGATTTGGTGGCTCTGATAGTTGTTGGTAGTGTCGAACGCATTACGATAACGATATTGAGCAGCGTTCAATGTGATCGAGTCGGTCAGCTTATAGTCTGCGCCAGCACGAGCAACATAGTAAGAAAAGTTATTGCCATCGGTATAACGTTCACCGACACCTAAACTTCCCTTGACAGATACAGGACCCATTGGCAGCTTGTAGCCGCCGATGACTTCGATGTTCTGCTTGATAGCACCATTGTTTGGTTGTGTTTGGCTGGTTTGGAAATTACCACCAACAAACGCACCACCGCCGATGTTACGCTCAACAGCTACCTTATAGGCATACTTGTTAGCGGTGTCGTAAACACCGTCATTAGATTCCATTCCGAATCCAAGAGCGATAGTGGTATCAGCACTGGCTACTTGTACTGGTTTTTCAGTAGGCACTGCTGATACGACTGGAGCAGCCGCAGCAGGCTCAGTCTTCTTCTTCTTTGGTAGATCAGCAGCGATACCGGCAGACGCCAGTGCGATAACTGCTACCGCAGACAGTAGTAAAGTTTTCTTCATTTTACTTCCTCTAGTTGCTATAGTCCTTGACTATAGAATATTGACACGCATAGCAGTATTGCTATGGAGTAATGTATTATAGTGTGACTGTAAATCTAGTCCAACTATTTATCTTACCAAACCGCTCTTAGCCTGTTCAATTGCTCTAGCGATTCGTTCTTGCTCCAGGCGAAAGTCTTCGTCTGTGCGAGATTCTTTAGGCGGGGTCTGGCCCGGACCATATGTAGGCCAACTTTTTCCTACACTTATATAGTCCGGACTTCTCCCTGTGCTTTTATAGACTCTGATACGTTTTACATTCATGAATTTAATACTCTTGCCACTGATGTAATTACTGCGGCAATGCGTCCTATGTCTCGAAGTTGTTCTACTGTGTAGCCTTCCTTCTTGAGTGTTTCATAGTGCGCCTTGACGCAGAAATGACATTTGCCTACGATACTGGCAGCAAGGCTATATGATTCAAAACGAGCCTTGGTAGTACCGCCGTGGCTGGCAATAGCATTCATGCGTAGCTGTGCTGGCAAACCTTTGAGGTTTGCATCATCAGCCATTTCAACATATGGATACCATACGTTATTCTGTGCCATGATAGCGGCAGCAGTCAACGCAGCATCGCGCTCAACAGTGTCTTCAATCCCAGACTGAATGAATGTAACCAGCTTTCCATTGCCGGTAGCCATGGCTGCGGCGAGTGCGCAACCGTTTGCCTCGATTGGATCCAATGTGCTGCGATTAATAACCGCGTCCAGATTAAGTCTAGTGTCTTTGGCATAATCTGGCAATGCCTCTTTGATTTGATCTACCCATGTTGTCATTTTAGTGTCTCTGCTATTTCTTTGTAACCTTTGCCTGTAGGATGTACGCCGTCTTTAGAAAGAGTGCGGATCGGTAGGACAGTATCGCCATACCTACCCGCAACCTTTTGTACGATCGCTTGTACATCTGGTTTGATAGCAGGAAGGATCCAGTAAACGTGTTTAGCGATTACCTTTTCTCTGATAGCAAGTATTTCCTTTTCTGTGTTGACACCTTTGTGATCGTTCGAACCTAGACTGATCACAACAAACTTATATTCCATTCCGTCCAGTGCCGGACGATCGCTGAATTGTTTGTTCCATTGCCAACTGTTGATGCCACCTTTGGCCATTTCAACACAACCAGGTCTAGCCTGGATAGTACCTACTGCTATGCTGTCACCTAATATCAAACACTCAAGCATGGTTCACCTATTAAAGAGTTTCGCCACCAACCTTACGATTACATGCGCACAACTCGCCAGTTTGGAGAGCGTCGAGGATACGTAGAGTTTCCTCTGGGCTACGACCAACGTTCAAGTTGTTAACAGTAACGTGTTGGATCTCATTGTTTGGATCAACAATGAAAGTGGCACGAAGTGCGGCACCTGCTGGAGCATAAAATACACCAAGCTGTTCGATCAAACTGTTTTCGCCACGCTGTGTATCAGCAAACTGTGTGTGAGTAATCTTCTTGAGATCTTCGTGTGCGTTCTGCCAAGCTACCTTACAGAACTCATTGTCTGTTGAACCAGTTAGCAATACAGCATCACGGTCTTCGAAATCTTTAGACAATTTGTCGTAGGCTACGATTTCAGTAGGACATACGAATGTAAAGTCCTTTGGGTAATACACGATTACTTTCCACTTGCCTGGAAATGATTCGTGTGTGATATCGAAGAAAGCATCTTCGGGTTGACCAGGCTTGACGCCAGTGATCACAAATGGGTCTAGTTTATTACCAACGGTTTTCATATTTTCTCCTTGTGTGTGTTAAAACCTGATAGAACTTTTGCTCTATACAGTTATTATATAGTCTATTAAAAACCTAAATCAATAGGTTTTTTCTAAAAATATTTCTATGAGCGTTATTGAAAAAATCAATAACGTATTATTGGCTGTCTACGGCTTTGACGGCTAGTTCTTGCCAAATCGCGACATCTTCTACATCTGGACCAAATATTGAACCGTAACTGAGACCTACGGTTTTTTCTAAAAGTACAGACTTGGACTCACTATTAGTTACCTTGAGCAGACCAGTACGTTCGTCGATCCTGGTAACTTCACAATCATATATGCTGTCTAGTGTTGAATTCCATATTAGGTTAGACATTTTTCTTTTCCTTTTCCTGTTCTATTTGTATCAGTTCTTCTTGTGTAACAAATCTTACTGTAGGAAATAATCCGTGTTGTGTATAGAAAAATGTAACTGGTTTCCAAAATCTGTGGATCAAATTATTAATGACGATAACAGCCGCCATGATAACAACTACGCCTAACGAAAACAGTACGCAACCGGCTAACCAAACAGCCAGTGAATTCATGTCCATAATAAAACCTTTGTAACTTTATTAGACTAGTGTACTATCTGTTAGTTAGCCTGTCAACAAAATCAAGCAGTAATTGGTGATGAACACCGTTATGATATTTGCCTTTCATCCAGCTCTGTAATTCAAACCAGTGTGGTTCGCTTTCAGGGTGACACCCGATGACTCCTATACGATTTTGTATGATAGCCATAGGATCACCGTTGCTGTATGTGGCTATGGTTTGGAATTTATTTCTATTGCCTACTAGTGCGCAGCCATCGTAGAAATACATATTGGTTTTTTGACCGTTCCAAACTACGGGCATATTTTTTGGGTGAGGCCTTCTTGTGTCTGTGTTTGGGCGTGTGATATATTGTTCAGCATCTACATCTTCTAGTATATCAAAATATCTGCTGCCAGCCCAATAGGCGCCCATACATATGCCCAAATAATATCCGCCGTTGTCTATAAATTCTTTGACTCGTTCACCGTTTTCTTTGAAAAGTTTGAAGAAGCTGTCGGAATCACCTATGCCTCCGGGCATGGCGATTATATCGACATCGTCGAAGAAGTCATCTTCTAGACTGTGTTTGCTGAAAATTTTGAAATCGTAATGTGGGCTTAGGGCCCTGATCATGCCGTTGCCGCATTGAATCGAACATTTTGGGTGGCTGAGAAAAAGAGCTATACGTTTGCGCATAAATCCACCAATCAAGGACGCTCCGTCCAAAGTTATTTATCTGAGGTATGATTTAGTATAGCACACGCCAAAATTTAAAACGAGCTAAGAATAATCGTAGTTCACCATAATCCCCCAGCTTTCTTCCAAACGTTTTGGACTAGAATCGGCTGCGAAATTAACACCAGCTAAACGAGCACCATTGCCCAAATGGAAACGAGCTACAGGATCTTTACGAGCTTGTATGTATTCTCTAATTTCTTCTTCTGTGGGCATTTCGACGAAATTTTTCCTGAGGCTAGGGATTGGGCTTAGAGTGTAAAGTTGTTCTACACCTTGAGATTTACAGTATGCGATAGCCTGATTGATGATATCGGCTCCGACACTGCCTGCTGCTCCAGGCAAACGGAATACGGTATAGAACATAGCTACCATTTTCTGTTGGCTAGGGCTAAGGATATCAGTCATTGATTTGTTAATATGATCTGATAGTTTGGCACAGACCATAGCTACCGGAGTGCCTTCTGGTGCGAAAGCAAACACAGTTCGACCATCGATCAAACGATCATGTATAGGTATATCGGGATGTACGGGATCATTTTTCAAAAGGTCTAACCATTCTTGATTAAACCTGAGGTCATCAAGGCCAAGCAGCATTTTATTTCTCCAGGATTATATGCGTATTTATTGATTTCCAAAAAAAAGTCAAAAAAAAAGGACCCTAGGGTCCTTTTATTGAGCGTACCAAATTTCTTTAAATCCTTCTTCCTCAGTTGGATCTTCCCATCCGTCGATCATGCTAGTAATAACGTGTTCGGGAATTTCTTTACCAGGTCGACTCATCAGCCGACGCATGAGTTCTGTATGCTCGGGTGTACGGAATACTACAGCAATATGCTCATATTCTGGCAACATATTGAATTTTCGGGCACGACTTTTGACAGTAGTACTAGTCTGATCCCAAATAATATCTATACCATCTTGACGGCATTTGACAACATGATCAGCCATTAGCTTTACTGCTACAGGCATGTATTCAGTAAAAACTTCTGAATAAGTTTTTCCCATTCGTTTTGCGTAATCTTCTACCCATGCATCGGTGGATACAATACTACAATCTTTGGCCCACTCTTGATTGGAAACCCAGGTAGATTTTCCACTACCTGGGACTCCGATAAGTTGATAACATTTTGGCATTACATCTCCGGACCGTTGCCGTTTCGAAATCCAACACTTCCACCTTCTGCTTCGATGTTCTTGATAACATCTTCAAACAATATAGGCGCAAAGTCCGGAGTCTGTTCTACGCAGACGCAATGATAACGAACATCGTTTTCCTCGCTGTACAAGATTTCTCCTGTGCGAGCATCAACGCCACGAGCTTTCTTAACGCGGTTTGCGTGTAAGTGTCCGTGAATGTTAACACCAAAACGTCCCAAGCTGTCACTGTGTACAGGAATATGGCTTAAGATCATCCCGTTCATAACATGATATGCTCGTAACTCACGGAAGTACTGTCTGTACTCGTCGTCACGGAAGATATCGTGGTTACCACGGATCAAGACCTTGTCACCGTTCAACCGAGCCAATGTCTTCATTGCCTTGCGGTTTATAACCACGTCGCCTAAATGATAGACCTTGTCCGTGGGCTTGACACGTTCGTTCCAAGCCTTGACCATAGCTTCATCCATTTCGTCTGGATCAGTCCATGGACGCAACTTTGTAACACCGTCGTTACGTGTGAAGCGGCACACACCTGCGTGACCAAAGTGCGTATCGCTAACTAAAAATACACTAGGCATTGTGCCCTCCTTTCTTAAAAATCTTCTAATACTTGTTTGAAGTTGTCGATATCTGAAACACCTTCGTTTTCTTGGAACTCGATGTCGCCGCCGTAGTAACCATTGTGGCTGTTACGAACTTCGATATCGATATAACCTCGGTCGGTCTTGATAGTCCAGAAGCCATCTTGGATGACTTCGTAACCGTCTTCGTCGTCGCTTCGGTTCTCACCCCATCCTTTGTCTTCGGTGTCGATAACAAGAGCACCTTTGATGATGTCAAAGGAGTCGCCTTTACCCACACAGTCGACACCAGTGATATGATTTACCCACACACTGTTACAGCAATCATTTCTAGTGTCGTAACGATAGAACTTACCATCGGTCGTACGGAACACAAGGCTCCAGTTTTCGTTACCAACGAACACTCCGTTGATTCTTTTTCCGATCAAATCTTTGAATACTGACATACTCGCCCTCTTTCTTTTACTTTCATTCTTTGTCTATTGTAGCACCAAAAAGAAACCCTGTCAACCAAAATAGGTTACAGGGCTGTTGTAAAAAAGCCACAGTTTAAATATCGCCTTCACGCTGTCTACGCTCACGACGTTCTGCCGCTAGTGTAAAGACCTTTTCGTTATCAGTATCCCAGTCTATGGTCTTAGGAAGAACGATCCCCGCATCAGTAGTATAACCATTGATGGTATGAGGTTCATTCTCGTCGTAGGTCCAACCTAACTGTTTCATCATGCGATGCTTGACTAGAAGATTAGGGCTACGGAAAGCTTCTGTGTCTCGGAAGCCCATCATGACACCGATTTCACAGACAGCACCCGAACGACAGACTCCGGCTACACAATGGACAACTACATTCATATGCTGTTCCATCGCATGTTCTAGCAGTCGTACTAGTTCAGCTGCCTGCTCATGCGAGCATCGCATGGCTTCTTCCAAGACCTCATCTTTTTCTTCGACATCCAAGAATTCAAATTGATGGACCTCGCGGAATTGATAAGAAGGTGTAGGAAACTCCATACCGGGATCTACGATCTGGATCAACATAGAATTGATACCAGCGTCGATGTGGAATCCCTTACGGACATCGCTAAGGCTTACGTTCTGTATCCACGGTTTCATTCTTCAACTCCGAAATGTTCTTTAATCAGCCGTGCCGCTGTCGACCTACCTGCCGCCATATTCTGGCGTCATTTTCTAAACCTTGGCATTCTTGCTCTAGTTCCAGCGTATTGAAAACAGTCCAGCATGGGTAACAGAGATTCGAGATCGTTTACATCGTGTCGCAACACCGTACCAGTAATACCTGAGTCAGGCGTAAATGCGTCTACTAACATATAGTAGAGTTTGGTTGTGCCTTCGTCAATCTGAGGCTGAAAAATATGTTGTAAATCTTCTATAGTCATTTCAGCACCTATGATTCACGTGCCACACACCGTTCTGCCGGAAACGAGCGAAGGGTCCAAAACAAGTCACACAATACAGTTTATTCTTGTTCATTTTTTATTCCAAATAAAATATCTCCTACATCGCTAGGAAATGTAGCGCCATACGCAGAGATGTATTCGATATCCACAGCTTCGTCGTCACCGTTTCCTGAACCTATGTAATATTTGATACCTTCATATGGAACATCGACTCGAACGATGCCTACCACATGACCACCACTAAACCACCTAACGTCTAAGACTTTCATCATGAGATCCTTACGTTGTTTAAAACTTTCAATACTCCAAATAGTTCCTTGCTGTTGTCAGGGCAGAGACGCTGAGGAGGATCATCGTAATTGCCGTTGTAGCGAGAAACTTTCTCCAATTTCTTGGGCACGAATCTAGTACCTGGCTTAGTGATAGTGACTTCCCAAGCCCATGCTGATTCGTAATAGTTGGTCTTGCGCTTGAGTTTGATCTTGTTGAACTCATAGTTCACACCATCTTGATCAACGATTTTCCAACCATTGGTCTGCTTGCTATAAGAACGTCCTTCCATCAGACGATTGATCAGTTCTTTTTGCTCGCGTTCGATATCAATGGCTCGCAGGCGATTACCGATACGGATCATGTTAGCAGTAGTAAGACCCATCAACTGACTTTGGATCAGGATTCGTTCTTCCTTTTCGCTCAATTTCGCACGTTCTCTAGCCATGACGGCCCCTTTCATTTAGCAGTTAGTTTGCTCAGTCGTTCATTTCGATCTTGGCAGTATACGCAGTGTGTGACACCAGGTATAGCCAATCTACGCGGTTCTGGAATTTCATCGCCACAGCCTTCGCAGAACTCAGCGGAAGGTTGCGAACGTTGCTTTTCCAATTTGTCACGCAGTGCTCTCTCTGCGTTCATATTCATCACTAAGCTGTTGATCTGTGCGATCTCAGCTTCTTCTTCATTGTTATACTCAAAATGCTCATCGCGATTCATAAAAGTCCTTAAGAATTGAACATGTGTTTATTATACACAAAAACGATCGAAAAGTCAAGTGGTGCCCTAGGCGGGATTCGAACCCGCAAAACCTACGACCTCAACGTAGTGCGTATACCGATTCCGCCACCAGGGCTAATTCATTTTGGGAGAATAATTTGGTGCTCTAAATGCTAGGACATAATTAGTCGGAAAGTATCCGATCGCGACACTCTTGTCAGTATTGCCTCCCAATACCTTGACATAAGTGACGCCATCGACTACTTCATATCCTTTGAAGAATCCCACATGACCACTCCATTCGGCTCGACCTCTACGCAGAACCACGATGTCGCCTTCTTGTGGATTATGTGTAGGATGACCCCATTTCAAGAAACTGCGAGCCATTAGACTATGAGTTCCTTGTACTCCATTATTCTGTAATACGGCATTTGCCCAACCAGCACACCAAGGAATATGTAAAGGATCTACGGTGCCTGTTCTGGCCGAATTCATATAATGCTTGAGTTCTTTACGATTAGTTTTAGCATCCATGCCCTCCATACGATGTGCTTCTTCCATGTAGGGTCTAGCTGCTTGTGTTGTAGTCTGACAGCCACCTAATAACAGGGCAACACAGACTATTGCTATGTTTCTCATAATAACCTCCATGTTTTTAAAGGCCAACTTATTACTTATTTTGGACAAATACCTTTAAAAACATACAGATAAAGATGGTGCTCCCAACAAGAATTGAACTTGTAATTCATCCTTACCAAGGATGTGTTATACCACTTAACTATAGGAGCCTTTGGTGCGAGCGGTGGGACTCGAACCCACAAGCCGAAGCGGGAGATTTTAAGTCTCCTGAGTTTACCGATTTCTCCACGCTCGCATTTGGCCTCCCCGGGCTGACTCGAACAGCCATCTAAACCTTAGGAGTGTCTTGTTCTATCCTGTTGAACTACGGAGAGTAGTGGCCTGCCCGGAGGGATTCGAACCCCCGACCCACAGCTTAGAAGGCTGTTGCTCTAATCCGGCTGAGCTACGGGCAGATGTTTTTAACTGTATTCGATATCTCCTGCTAATACGAATCTATAGTTGTTACTCTGTACTATTCCCGGGCGGTGCCATATCCTGCTTGGATATATCAACCAAGTATAATTATATGGTCTAATAAACAGTCTGTCATCTGATTCTAGACCGTTTGGAGCCATTTCTGTTCCGCAGGTATCCCGATTGGTAACATCGTCGGGTATATGAAGATACATTATGCCACTGAGCATGTTAGTATTTGTTTTATGGTGATGATGATGCCAAAGTTTATCTCGATCCTCGGCACCGTGTAGATTGGTCATAAATGACCAAGCCATCATATTTGATATCTTTGCTTCACGTCCTAGATACATGAACACACTGAATATAAAGCTCATACGAAACTTCAACCAACAGGATTCTGGTCTTTGGAATATGTTTTCTTTGGTTTGGAACTTGGGACTATTTTCAAAATAGTTACCATCTGCTATGACACGCTCGATACTAGAAATAGCCTGATCGACATCCTGTTGTGTTATGACAGAACTGAAATCATATGTCTTAAAGATGTCGTTACTATCGATGACCGGTATCATAGAAAAAATCCTGGAGCGGGCGACGAGGTTCGAACTCGCGACATATAGCTTGGAAGGCTATCACTCTACCAACTGAGTTACACCCGCATTTTTATTAATCTTCTTTGATATAGCTGGCTGCGACTTTGCGATCGCTTAGTTTCTTTTCTTCCCATTCTGCTAGCTTGACTCGATAGTCTTCTTCGGTCAGTCCATGCCAACCGATACACTTACCAGTGGGGCTGCGACCACAACCACATTTACCAATTTCATCTGCGTTTTCTTCTACAGGCATCTGCATTTCATTCTCCAAATCGTAGTATTCATCTTTCATGACAGCTTCATCAAACAGTTCTGCGTCTGTTTTCTTTTTTCTGTTAAAGATATTATCCCAGTTATTATCGAATGTCTTTTGATCAACACTAAATGGTCTTGGTTTACTACCTTTGCCGCCGTCACTCATATATACCTCAATAAATGGTCGGAGTGGAGAGATTCGAACTCCCGACCCACTGGTCCCAAACCAGTTGCGCTACCAGGCTGCGCTACACTCCGAAACTGGTTGCAGGGGGTGGAATCGCACCACCGATCTCCAGGGTATGAACCTGGTGAGTTACTGCTTCTCTACCCTGCTATAAACTTACAGTAGATTTTCTACTTTCAATGTTTCTGCGACATCGTCGCTCAACGGAATTTCTGTCTTGATGTTAGCTTCCAAGATAGAATCGTTGATCTTTTGCTTCTGCTTCTTGAGATTCAAGATCTCAGCCTTGACCTTGTCGATCTGTTCCTGGCTGAGCACAGAAGTAGCGACAGTATCGCTGTAGCCGTAAATGCGGCTACGATGTTCGCCCTTGTCATTCTTGATCTTTTCCAGCTTGCCTGTGAGCACAGCGACATCAGTCACTGGCTTTTGGTTAGCCATTTCTTCCAACTGGCCGATGCGCTTGTCGATGAACGCAGCCTTGGTTAGGTTGAGATCGATGTCATTAGTAGCGTTGGCTGCGGCTACTAGACCGCGGATGTTGTAAAGAGCCAACAGCAACTTCTGTCTACGAGCATCGCTGGCAAACAGTTGGTCATTGGCAGCTTTCAATTCTGCTGCTACATCTTGGAATTCGTTCAGTTCGATCGAAGTTTCGACCTTGATGCTACGGATAGCATCATTGATTGCTGTTTGTAGTGCGTTTGCCTTGCGTAGAGTGATGTTCATTTCTTTTTCCTTTGATTAATAACGGGTTGGTAAAAGGTCAAGTAATAGACCGGACAACTGACAGGGGCGGATCAACGATAACGCCTTTGACAAACCTCAATGTACATAGCACAGAGGCCTGCTTATTTCCGACTATCAACAGACATTCTATTTTGGTATCGGAACACACAAGCACGGACAGTTTTCAAGACTGTTTGCCAGTATTGGAGCTCGGCATGAAGCCGAACGATTGTCTATCCTCATCTACCCTTTACCTCGCCGGCTGCGCAGTTTCCTACGCAACAACTCTATAATACGATATTTTGTGTATGCTGTCAAGCCATTTTTGGCTTTAATTTCACGTCCCATGCCAAAATAGTTCTGTGTCCTTGTCCATTCCACGGGTATACTGTATGTGGAAGATAGCTAGGAAACATGACCATCATCATGGGTCGCGGAGAAAATCTCAATTGATCTATAAAAGTAAACTTGCTGGGATCCTTGACCACAGGAAATCTAAATTCTAGATTGGCATCTGAAGATTGACTTCCTGGATCTAGGTCTGGAACATCTATGTAGATGTTGCCGCTGATATGTGCGTTATGTGTATGTAAGGCCTGATAGTTACCAGCTGTTTGTCTGATAGTCCAGGCACTCACAAGTTCTGGTTCAAGATTGACTAGATCAGGTTTACCCGATTGTCTAGTCAGTGTATCCATGTAATCATAGCATCGTTGTTCCACGAAACTTTTCAATACAGTGACATCCTGACCAAAGTCGTTAGGCAATAGCTGTATCTGTTGACCGCCTCTAATGCTAATGGATTGATCTCCAGCATCGTTGAACTGAGTCATTTGATGCGCTGTATCTACCATGTTCTTGAGATAGGCAAAGACATCTGCTGGCAGGTCGTCTACAGCTATCACAGTTGGATTGATATAAGCGTATTTCATCTATTGCCTTATTATGGTGCTGCTTGTCGGATTCGAACTGACGACCTACTGCTTACAAGGCAGTTGCTCTACCGGCTGAGCTAAAGCAGCGTATTCTTACTTATATTTGAACTTGGCGGTGAGGGCGGGATTCGAACCCGCGGTAGACATTTCTGCCTACGACAGTTTAGCAAACTGCTGATTTAAGCCTCTCATCCACCTCACCAATGTTCTATTATAACACTGAAACAGAATCTTTGTCTACAGCATTTGCTCTAGAATAAGGTTCTGGTTCTTCTTTTTTCTCTTCTTTGCCGGGAATAGGTTGTAACCCAGCATTGATAAGAGCATTCAGTTTATTTGCTGCTTCGAAAGCAGCGTCTTCGACTTCTTGTGCCAATCTTTGTGCTTCAGCATTGGCTTTTTCATATGCGTCGACTGCGGCTGAATGGGCAGCATCGGCGTGTTGATATGCCTTCTTCATGGCATCTTCTAGTTTGGCCTTGGCTTTGTCTACGTCCTTGGCCGACTTGTCGGCTAATTCTTTAGCATCACTATAGACAGTTGCGGCCGCGTGTAAAGCACGATGAGACAGTCTTCTAGCAGCAGTTTCACTGACTTGTTCTATCTTATGGATAAAGTCCATGATACTCATGATAGTCCTCCTTGTTTTTTACCGCACTGCGGAACAATGATACTTATCGTGGTATAAGATTTTAGAAACTGTATCTGAATGTGTCTATGTCTTCTTGGAAGAACGCAGCTACTATGGCTTTAGTCCTATCGTTGTAGTATGATCTATAGTCATTATTTTCGGAAGTATTGATCATGGGCAATGGCACATCACAATCATAGATCTTTTGTATCTGTTTGAAATCTTCTTCGATATTTTCATATCGCAATATCAAATTTACACCGTCAACATACTGCTTCTGTGTCACGGCACCTTTAGGCCATGTAGGAGGATATGGAGACAGCATAGGATATAACACAGACCACATTTCGTCTTGTGGAAATTCGTTCATAAACTGATCGAAAGATGGAAACGGAGATCTATTAAAATAGTCTCGGACAAAATTTAAATTGTCTTGGCTGGCTTTTCCTGGATTATCATACCATCTACGCAGTTCATAGTAACCACTGACCATGCGGTCCCAAGGGTTTCTAACTATGCTAAAGCTAAATGGCAAATTGTCTACTGTGTTTTTTAGATCATTGAACGTTACTTTGAGATCAAATTCTTGATACGTGCTGTTCTTTCTGTTAGATATCAACCAACTCTTGATACTCATACCAGCCACTTTGGGATTGTGTACGAACGCTATGTTCTTTTCACCTGTAACAACAACGCTACTCATATCAATCCTTCTTGATATTCAACGATTCTCTTATCTTTGTAGCAGAGATATCAGTGATAGATTGATCAAAATGTTCTTGTTCGATCTTGTAACCTACATCCCTACCATACGTGATGTTCACGATATTAGGCACAAGCACGATTTGGAATTGACCTTGATACAAAGGATCTAGATCTCTCTTGATAAATCTAGCCACATCGTAGAAGTTGAACGGATTACTATCATTCCAACCTTGGCAATCACGCACCATGATACAGACTTGACCAGTCTTGGCCAACGCTCTTTCGAATAGAGCACGATGCCCATCATGCCATGGTTGCCAACGACCTAACATCTGTACAGTTTCTTTGCGATTATTCCATACAGGACGTCTGCGATCGGCCAATATATGATCAGAGATAAACGCTGCCCATTTTTCAGCATCTTGTTCAGTGATACGGAAATCATATATGTCTGGTTCTTGGAACATCTTGTTGGTATCTTCATATCTGCCTTCGCGGATAGTGTCAACCCAAATGGTCCAATCTGCTGAATAGTTTTTTCTAGTAGCTTCTAGAGGTGCTATGAAGTCGGCGATCACGTAACGTGCTTCGCTTTCATCTGACAGCAGTTTCATCCTGAAGCTTTGCCTGATTCGTCCTTCTTCACTGAAGTCCCAATCATCAAACCGTTTTCTAACAGCATCTGCTTCTAGGTGTTCGGTATCACCTAATCTAGATTGTAATGCTTTAGCCAGTGTTGTTTTACCTGCTCCTGGCAGTCCGCAGATCAGTATCTTTATAGCTTTCATGATACTATTTAATATGGCGGAAGCGGTGAGATTCGAACTCACGGAACCTTTCGGTTCGACGGTTTTCAAGACCGTTGCCATAAACCAGACTCGACCACACTTCCATAATTGGTGGGTGATGAGAGGGTCGAACTCCCGACATCCTCGGTGTAAACGAGGCGCTCTACCACTGAGCTAATCACCCTAAACTTTCACCATTAGTTAGTAGCATAGTTTACTATCCTCTTGCTACCTATTGTTGATCTGTTACACAGACCAGTTACTAGTATCATAGGCTTCCCGCTTCGGACAAGGTTAGCCTTGATCGTAGGCCGACGAGCTATGCTACTAACTAATGGTGCCCCAAGCGAGACTCGAACTCGCACACCGAAGTACTGGCTTCTAAGACCAGCGTGTCTACCAATTCCACCATCGGGGCATTGTTTATATTATGTAGTCTTTTGTTGACTGTGTCAACCGTATTCTGGTACCGAAGGTTGGAATTGAACCAACGACCAACGGCTTATCGGGCCGCTGCTCTACCTCTGAGCTACTCCGGTGTGGCTGGGGAAACTGGACTCGAACCAATACTGCCTGAGTCAAAGTCAGGTGTCCTACCGATTAGACGATTCCCCAATAATGAATTTGAGAGTTGTAGCACCATCGTTATTGCTACCATTCACCCTTCTCCGGATTAGCTAGCGGGACTCGGTACGTCACTCGGGATACCGGACCAGATAGTACGCCACCTTGTACACGGATCTTCCGATCCGCCGGGCATCGAACCCGCCACCTTCTACTGGGTCGGTCCTTCGAAGAAACCTAACCAGCGTGTCTTTCTCTTGCTGACACTCTCAAAACTTGGCTCCGGAGGTTGGGATCGAACCAACGACACGCGGATTAACAGTCCGCTGCAACTACCTCTGTGCTACTCCGGAATAGAGTTGGCGACTCGTAGGGGAATCGAACCCCTATGTCCTGCTAGACAGGCAGGCATAATAGCCACTATATGAACGAGCCATAACATGGTGGACCAGACAGGACTTGAACCCGCTACCTCCTCGGTGCAAACGAGGCGCTCTCCCAGATGAGCTACTGGCCCGAATTTTTATGGTAGCAGTAGTAGGACTCGAACCTACGATATACACCGTATGAAGGTGCCGCATTAGCCGCTATGCTATACTGCCATTAACATATTGAAATACACTATATTCAGTTCAAGGACACTCTTTAGAATGCGACTCATACTTGCGAACCCGCTACAGTATATTTCAATATGGTAATGGTGGGCCCTGTGAGATTCGAACTCACGACCAACGGATTAAAAGTCCGCTGCTCTACCTACTGAGCTAAGGGCCCAAACGTTTACCAGATTTACCATCATCTCCCATGATAGTTTCCTCCTTTAAAAAATTGGAGCGGGCGATCGGGTTCGAACCGACGACATTTACCTTGGCAAGGTAATGCTCTACCAACTGAGCTACGCCCGCATTAAATGGTACTCCGAAGGGGAGTCGAACCCCTCTTTCCGCCTTGAAAGGGCAGCGTCCTGACCGATAGACGACCGGAGCATTAACTGATTTGATTGTCAAACAACGTGGAGGACAGGGTGGGATTTGAACCCACGGCTTTACAGTTTTGCAGACTGTTCCATTGGACCTCTCTGGCACCTGTCCCTAAGTTTGATTATTGTACTACATTAACTGACTGCTGTCAATCACAAAGATAATTTTTTGAACTTATAATTCGCCATCAGTTCTTTGAAATCTGGATGATTCCAATCTGTACTCATGTCGATTGCCTTTTGAGGCAGTTTTAATTTTTCAGATATAGGTAAGTGTCTACCGACATCGCTTAAACTAAAACAGTTTACAGTGAATTTATTGTTAGGATTATCTCTAACTTCTAACCATTCATCCTGTATCTGGGTAGCTTCTACTATGTTAAGATCGTCATGCTCCCATTTTAGACAGTCTTCACTAAGAGCTGTTTCTCTCCTAACATACCCGACATTCAAGTTTGCGCTGCGTTTTACATCAGAATCTTTCATCAATCTATAACCATATGATTGATAGTTTGAACTTATCGAAGATTTTGTATCGAACGAACCTATAGGCACTTCTAATACAAACGGACTGAATGATTCGCCACTCCAATTCTCTGTCAACCATCTAATAGTATTGTCTAGGCTTTCTCTATTTTCTTTTGCTAACCCTATGATCAAACTAATAGATCCTCGATACAATTTTGTACCATTTGAATGATAATAATTTTTTATATCTATCAACCCTTGTTTGATCTTTTCAGGATCCATTCCTTTGCCAACTATCCTGGCAGCATCTCTGTTGAAACTTTCTATACCATAATACTGTCCTAGGAAATTCATCCTAAGCAGTTCTTCTCTATCTCTAGGACGAGATATCAATAAATCTGCCCTGACGAATCCTGAGAACCAAGGTCGGAATGAAAGCTGTTCTACAACATCAGCGAACTTGCTGATCTTTTCAGTTCGGTCATTAAATGTTTCATCTGATACGAGATAGTTGGATACTCCGAATCTATCATAGCTGTCTTGTAATTGTATCCTAGCGTCTTCGGCATCTCTGCTATAGTCGCCCTTGACTCCTAAGATTGGAAAGTTACAGAAGTCACATTTAAATTTACAACCTCGAGCAAACTCTATAGTCAACCATTCGTTTGAGTCTATGAAATCTCTATCTTCATACTTGACCATGAGACTCTTCATTGGATATGCCGGATACTGTTTGTTAGCATCTATGAGCTTACACCCTTTTGATAACAAATCAAATCTCGGTCTAGGTCCGTTGCCTTTGTACCATCTAAGGAATTCTAACAGTGCTAGTTCACCGAAACCTTTTATATGTAAATCAAAAGAACTAGTATCAAACTGAGCAGCTACTTGTCCTCCTGAAATCAACAATACATCTGGGAAAGTAACTTTCAACCATTTGATATAGTTTTCAAATCTTTCAGACATGTTGCTGAAAAGAAAACTAAATCCTAGAAAGACAGTGTCTTTGTCGATCCGGGATTTTGCTAACTCTTGTAATTCATCTAACTCCCAAACTTCGCAGAAGTCGATAACTTCGATGTCCCAACCTTCTTCTCTGAGACAATGAGCTATACGATATGCGCCTAGCGTTCGGGTCGGTGAACCCAAAATATTAAAAATAAGACCTTTCATCAGTCTATTTATAAGTGGTACCCCTGCTCAGATTCGAACTGAGAGAACTTCTCCTTTTGAGAGAGATGACTTTACCAATTTGTCCACAGGGGCAAAGGGCACTAGTGAAAAGAGTGAGTCGTTCCAATCCACCGACCAAGCAAACACAGCTATGCTCGTGCTTCCTTCTTATCGCCGGCCTTACGGCTAGTGCTTAAATGGTACCGGCGGTTGGTTTCGATCCAACTCCTACTGCTCCACAAACAGTCGTGCTAGCCACTAACACTACGACGGCATACTTGGTAGGCGCAGTAGGGATCGAACCTACGACAAACTGATTAAGAGTCAGCTACTCTACCGACTGAGTTATACGCCCGCATATGGTGCCCCTGGCAGGACTCGAACCTGCACACTCAGGCTTATCTGGCCTGTGCTTTGGCGAGGTATAAGCTCGCTTCTTTACCATTAAGCTACAGGGGCAAAAACTTTAATAACTGGTGGGCGCGGTGTGACTCGAACACACACTAAGACCGTTATGAGCGGCCGGCTTCACCTTTAAGCTACACGCCCTAGCCAGTTATGATACTAATATAGCACATCTAAAAAACGTGTCAACTAAAAAATTTGGTGCCAGCTCTAGGAATCGAACCTAGTTCAATGGTTCTTCAGACCACCGCTATGACCACATCAGCTAAACTGGCATATTTGGTCTGTGTGGTAGGATTTGAACCTACGGCCTCCTGGCTCCAAACCAGGCCGTCTCCCGGGCTGACATTACACACAGATAAAAGTCGGGCGCCTAACTATCCTCCTGGGAGGACTCGCTAGATTGTCTCGAATAGTCAAGTTTAACATACCGGCTTCAGTCATACTATAGTGTCAACACAGTCAACCCCACTGTGCCTAGACTGGCAGGGACTCTAAACTATCGTCTATCCCTTAAAATGGGGTGCCTTGGGGAATCGAACCCTCGCCTGCTGATTCACAGTCAGCTTTGCTACCACTACACTAAAGACACCTCTGAAATAAATATTATTATGAGCGATGAATACGTTTCAGCATTCAAGCTGCTCATTAACCAAACTAAAGATAGTTACGGGTATGAGCTGCCGTTGTTCGTCGAGCAATATGTAGTCATGTTGCTCGCCAGCCATATCGATCGTCCAAACTGGATGCCCGAAGATAGTTTCATAGAAACTTATCATAGGATAAAAAACTCACATGATGCTAAGAGCTTAGGAGACGAATGTCTCTTTCTTTGTGGTGTATTTCCTGACTATGGTCGACGCAAAGGTCTTGACATAGATTACTATGGTGCTATAGGCAGTAACAGTTATAGCCGAGCAGGTCAAGCACTTAACATCGAAATATTTGATACGTTGAGCCGACATTTTAAATTTGTCAGCAAAGTCATAAATGTTACAGTTAAACCTTCACATCCAGACATCTTTGGCACCACTTAAGGGACTCGAACCCCTAACCTCAACCTTCGCAAGGTTGTGCTCTTATCCAGTTGAGCTAAAGTGGTAAATGGCACCGGACTAGGGATTTGAACCCCAACGAACGGTTTTGGAGACCGTCATGCTGCCGTTACATCAGTCCGATAATGATTGGCCGGCCCTGAGAGATTCGAACTCCCGACTTCTTGTTTCGAAGACAAGCACTCTGGTCCAGCTGAGTTAAGGGCCGCTAATTTCTGTTCTTCTGCTAGGGCGTATGTTTTCTACGTTTGTAGGATGATCTATGATTTGGAAATTGCTAACTTCCGGATCAGGATCTGCTGATAGTGATTCCATCTTAATAGACCAACCGTGTTCTTTGACGGCCTGCTCTACAGAACGTGCTATATCATTAGAAAGGTAATTTAATTGGAAGGATTTAGCGTCAAGCAGATCTCGATGAAAGACCATATAAATCGCACTCTTTGTTTCTGCTTCCCAATAATAACTACCTACAGGAGTAGCAATTCCGTCTATGATCGCATCCGACCTAATATAAGTCAGTTCTTTAAAATATTCTATTCCTACAAGATCCCTTAACCACCCACTGAACTCGTCGATGGTTGTAAAATTAGAATCATTGTTAGTCGTAGTAAATTTAGTAGCTATCATAGGCATTCTCCTTGCCTAATATTTAGCGTGAATATGGTGGAGGCGGTAGGACTCGCACCTACGCTGTTTCTATGTCACGGTTTTACAGACCGCTGCCTTCGCTGCTCGGCACACGCCTCCAAATTATGTACCACACCTATTCCAGCCGCTATGCGTTTTATCCGTCAGGGGGAGAAGGGTAGGTGTGGGTAGTTAAGCACTCTCCGCTATGCTGTCATGCCTGTTTCAAAGGCAAGAGAGAGTGTTTAACTACACTGGGTTTTTACCACCTGCGTTTCCGCCACAGGCTTCTCATCCCCCAGGCCGCCCACGTTAATAGCCGATGTTTATAGTGCCAGCAGGGCCGCGTTCCCTATACACACTTTAGTTCTCAGTAAAGTAACCTAGCTTAACTAAGCAGTTTCTTTCCTGTTTTGCTCTTTCAATCTTGTCAGCGATCATACGCTGAACACTTTCCTCGTTTAAAACAGATGGAAGCGTTCCATGATATGCTTGCTCGACGATACGATCATTGAGCTTGCTATGATCGATGTTTTCGTATTTCCATTCCATTCTTCATTCCTTATAAACAAAAACCCCAGGGTTTTTAATCCTGGGGTCCTTTGAATTCTTGATGTGTAATTTGTGTTACATCATCGTATCCTTCGTGGACCCCGGCTGTAGCTCTGGTGTACGATCATTAGCGAGACTAATTGAACATACGGGCCAATAGGTGGCATTAAAGCCGCCCAATTGCGCTTTCTGTATCATTTGTCTATGTAATGTCGATGATTTCATTTGCTTCAGTTTCCTTTCTGTTATTTCTAACAGTTAGTCCAAGTATAAGTTTATTTAGTCTCGTTGTCAACCCCTAGATTCATTTTTGGTAAAATTGTTGCATTTTTACAACACCCATCTACCAAATTGATCTAGTTGCTTAAAAAACAGCTCAACATCGAGACGCCAAGCAGTTTGTGTAAGACCTCTATAGTATATATCCTTTGTTTTGGAAAGTACACCACTTTTGGCTAATAAAGGACAAAAAATTTCATGTACCAGTCTTTGGCTACCTGATTTGCTTTCATTGCTAGTGATGTAAAGATCTTTGTCACGACCGGCCCATTCTATACAGGCAGGTATGAAAAACTGTGCGGTGTAGTTTTGATGCCGTATGATTCCCCATTTGGTTCTCAAATGATGTAAAGGCAGATCATCAGATAGTACACAAGTCCTGGCGCAGATCCTATAAGCATTTTCTCCCATCTCAGGAAAAGAATGCGCAGCTACAGCACCAGCAGCTAGATCATTATAATATAAAATCCATGCGGCCCATCGTTCTTCTTTGCTCAAAGAATCGATCATGATCTGCTGATTGGAATTATTTTCAAAACCTTTGGCTGCTGCTCGCCTGTAAAAGTCCGAAAGATCTAGATCGGGGTTCCAGCGTATGAGTTTAAACATGTTTTAATGCTTCCTCTACGAAATCTGCTGGATATTCTGATCTAAAGCTGTTCCAACACAGCCAATCGAAAGTGGTCCAGGGTTGCGGATCGTTCCAGCTAATCGTGCTTTCAGCTAACACTTTCTTCATCTGTTCCTGTCTCGTAGAATAGATATGGCTTTCTACGTCGGCTATGCTGATATAAGGTTCGCTGTCGTGATAGGTAAAAAAGTAGTTGATGCTTTTCAACTGTCCGTCGACTAGGAAATAGCTGCTGGGATGCATGCTGTATTTGTGTAATTTTAGCTTCTTGTGTGCGTCTATGATTTCCAACATCTGTTCACGCCAATTGGGCAACACAGCATCGAAACTGCCAACGTCTAGCTTACGCTGCCAAAAGTCGTTGCCATTGACACGCAGATAGATTTTTCTATACTTGTAATCGATGTCTAGTATTTCTGGCACCAGATGACTGTGCGAAGCTCGCATCAGCTGTAGATACTTTAGCTCACGTTGCCATTTTTCTTCCATCAATTCGGGATCCACTACCTGATTCTGCCCTTGGTGATAGGCAGTATCATTATAGTACCATTGTACGAATACAGTACCATCTTCGCTCATAAGGCTGGTATAGATCAGATTGTTGCGCCAAGGTTCTTGCCCTGGCATCTGATTGTAATAGTATTCGTACTTCATCTTTCTCCTAACCAAACGGCTCCAGTGGATTCTATAACTGCTGATAGTTCACTTACACGCATATCTATCTCTTCTTGGTCGTGTAGTATATTGGAAAAGATATAGTATCCTAAGATAGTGCTAGTGTGTATGATAGTCTTGCTGCTTATAAGAGGAAGTATCCAAGGCAATGTCGTAAATAGATCACCACTGATATACGTCTTTTCTATCTTCTTGATCTTATCCCAATTGGCTAACACTTCTCTGTTATGGTATTTTATTTCATCGGTTATCGCTACAGTATGATTGGGTTCTATCTTGAGATTTCTTTCTTTGGCATATTTTTTATAAAATTGTTCATAGTCATGCCCATCAAAATTTTCATATAGAAATTTTTTGAATTCTATGTTGTTTGGATTAATATCGTATATCACAATCTTCTTGGCATGATTGTAGTAGGCCAAAGTTTCAGCCATAAGCCCATTAGCAGGTGCTATGACTAAGTCGCAGTCGTAGTCTTTGACGATATCATCCCAATAGAGGGCGTTGATATAATTAAACTTCATAGTTTCGTTGATCACAGATAGTGCTATCTGCTGTGCTGGATCTAGATAATCGCTGCTCTTGAGAGACTTTAGAGCTTCTGAAAAAGCCACTGTTTTTATATACGGATAGAGATATCCTCTAGTAGGCAGCTGTTCTATCAAGGGATTTTGTCTAATAGGTAATTTGATCGTGTCAGAATATCTCCACGACTGATCAAAATTTACTACAGAGTAATCGTTCTCTAAGATATCTGACATCAGCTTGGTTCCAAACTTACCATGTCGTATCTCTGTACGATCTCCTAATGCTAACCATAAAGGAGCATGACCTTCATGTAAGTCATCTTCGCTTCTTATGAAGTTTTTACCTGTTTCGATATATGAATTAAAATCTAGATGTTTAACAGCTTTGGTGTTTATAATAAAACACTGTTCCTCTAGATAGGGAGTAAATTCACCTTGGTCCCAGATTAGATGTCCTACAAGTCCTACATAGTCAGGTATGGAGTGTATCTTTGTCCATAAGTGATCAAAATCTAATATGTAGTCGCCTGCTGTCTGTACAAATAGCCAATCGGCGTCATCTAGGTAGTTGTTGATTTGGTCATAGTTGTCAATGATATATGTAGGATATCTTCCGTTCACCAGATGCTCCTGACCCGATCTAGTGATCTGGAGCATCTTGTTGTTCAACCACTCGTCATCAGTACAGCATCGTACTGTGATGAAACTCACCTTTTTCGCCATGTTCCTTTAATGCTTTCTTCATCATAGATACCCATTCTGGTGTAGAATCATGATGGTGTACTATCAGATGATACCTATCTATTCCACTGTTATTGATCACTCGATGCTCGTAGCTAAGATTGACCGCATAAGCATCACCTGGTGAAAAGTCTAGACTACTGCCATCACCCCAATGCCATTCACACCCTTCCGGATTGTTTAGTGCTATGTTTACCATTTCCAATATGCTATGATCGGTGTCTTTATGTAGACCTATACTGCCACCGGCTTCTAGTAACATAAACCTCACCCGACCAAAACGTTTGCTAGGAAAGACCATCTTGAGCCAAGCCACAGTGACCGGACATAAATTGGCCCATGTAGTCCATTTCATATCATCACTGGCTGCGTTAGCTGTCTTGTAGCCGTAATCTTCCCAGCTATAGGGTTTGTCATCGCCTAGCCCGTGTATAGGTAAACTGTGCCAACCTTTATATTGATCACCATCGGCCCGGTATTCTATGAAGTGTTCGCGCAGTGCTTTGGCTTCACTTAGCATTTCTTCATGCGGAATTTTTAAGTCCAGTTTAAGACTTCTGGCAGTGCTTACCAAATAGTATCGACCATCGTGTATCATCAGATATTTAACTCCGCTGGGAACCACCCTATAAATAATTTTATGCTCAGAGGAATTAATAATCAACCTTATATAGATATAGAACCTTACCTAAATATGGTAGAGTTTGATCGGTTACAGCCCGAAATATACAAAGGGTTTGCTTTGGCTAGGCATCATGCCAAAGAAGGCACATGGATGACTCCTGGATTTACTTTTGATAATATGAGTTATGTCCATAACTGGAAACCAATTTATCAAGCCATGAAAGACTTTCTCGATCTGCCTGACAGCGATCCTATCAAACAAGCAGGCTTAGAACTGATGCCCAAAGATTTCAAAAATTTTCAAGAACGTAATATATTCACTAGATATATCAAAATGGCAATGGGGGCATATGATCCATATATCTATTATTTCCTTTGGGAAGAAGGTTCATGGGATGACAGAACAGCACCTAGAAAGCTAACACCCGAAGCACAATATTTTCCTAACGTAGTTAATTGGATAGAAAATATGGTAGGAGAAATTTTTGTTGATATAGGTCGTGTTATTTTCTTTCACTGTGAAGCAGATGGCATTCCATTTGAGCATAGAGATCTAGATGCTGCTAATGGCATCAATGTGATCAAGCCGCATAGGAATGAATTTATACACATACGTCCTAATACTAAAAAAGCATTTTATCTTTGGGATCCAGAAACAAAAAACAAAACCTATCTCAATACAAGAGCAGCATGGTGGAACGACACTGACTGGCACGGCGGTGAACGCATAATGGAACAGAGTTATGGTCTAAGAATAGATGGAAAATTTACCGACGAGTTCCGTAAGAAATTGGGCATAGATCATATAGAGGCCTACTGATGAAACTGTTAATGACTGGACATACTTCTAGCGTAGGACGAGCACTTTGTGAGTTTTATAAGGATCACGAGATAGTGGGTATATCTCGTTCTAGTAATTTTGATCTTACCGATCCTGCCGATATTGAAAAAGTTATAGCATTATCTTTAGATTGCGATCACTTTATTAATCTGGCCAATGTGGGACATTCTCAATGCGACCTACTCTATGGAGTATATAGACTCTGGCAGGAAAATAATAAACCAGGAAAGATAATCAGCTTTGGCACACTGGCTACTGCTGCTCCTTTCAGTTTATTAAAAAGGATTCCTGTCGATATGTTCATGCTAGGACATAAATTAAGTCTAGAAAAAATACACGCAGAATTATCAATAGAAACTCCTTTCGGTCCGCAACCTCAGAGCGTATTGATACGGTTTGCTAATTACGGTATGAAAACCGACAAGAGATCTAATGAACCATACAGCACAGAAAAACAAATGACTGAGATAGTAGATTTTGTTCTCAAGTCAAACACATATATTTCTAGCCTAGATTTTAGAGAGATTTAAATGGTAAAATATGTAGGTAACTGTTCCGAGATAATAGATTGGAACAAAGTCATAGAAGATCTAGCCAACCAAGAACCTGCTTATGTAGGTCCTAAGCATGACGTAGGACACGCTGTTCCTGGTGTAGAAGAAGTAGCAGGCCAACTAAGGAATGCTGGATACAAGATGGCTCACGAGGGAGGCAATGCTAGATGGGATATGTATCTTCCGGGAGTAAATTTTAGTCGAGACATCGTCGAGAAATTTATAGATTTTGTAGGCCTTGACGGTTATACTAACTGTTGGATCAGTAGAGTAAAACCCGGTGATGTAGCTCCGTGGCATTGGGATATCACTGATGACGAGGAAACATTAATAAAAGAAGGAAGAGGAATGGATAGATTCCATTGCCATATTTCACCTCCTACTCATGGTCATATATTCATAGTAGAAGATGAATGTCTATATCTCAGAAGGCAAGGAGATGTATTTCGCTGGCCTGAAAGAAGATCATGGCATGCTGGTGCCAACTGTGGGCTGACACCGAAATATACTTTTAATCTTTGGCACTAAAAATAGCATCATAAACAGCCTGTAGATTATCAGGCCATTTAGAATATTTTAACAATCCAGATTTAAAAATAGTTTCTACGTTAACTTGATCATCTTCTAATGCTTCGTCAAATCTAGAATTATCACTTACTAGATCTTTGATATCTTCATAAGGTATCTTGACATCAGTTTTATAAACGCAGCTATAAAAATCAAAAGTTCTTAGATTTCCGATTCCATCATAATAATAACTATGTGGATACACTGTTGGTTTAATGATTCCAGCATCGTTATACTGTTGGGTGATCACACGAAGTATATCTCGTCTCCAAGTAGGATGTCTATTTTCTAGATCTCTACTACCATAGATAACATCGTTGACGGTACCGCCATACCATTTAAAAAATATCTTATGATCGGCGATATCTACAAGTTCGGGTGCCCACTGATAGTATCTCACGTGGTTGACGAATTCAACTTCACGTTGCCACATAAGTTCGACAAACTCTTCTCTATAGCATAGCCTGTCTTGTGATAGCTGGTATTGGCTAGGGTAGTTGTAGTCCATACAGAAAGTCTTTCCATCGGGGCTGACTAACGGAGTATAGCACATCTGTGTGGTTATTGAACCACCTTCTTTTTCGGCTTGTTTGTAATAGGGTTTCCAATTATTAGTGTTCATGAACTATTTATAGGATAACTACAGAGTGAAAGATAAAATCCAAAATTATATAAAGTTAGTTGAAGAGCGCACAGGTACTCCTACTTTTTGTGCGTTGCCATGGATACACATAGCCACAAGACCAAACGGTGATGCTAGACTCTGCTGTGTCACTAACGCATCAGGCGCGGCCACAGGTGATCATACAGTAGGGTTGGTAAAGAAAGAAAACGGACAGCCAGCTAACTTTGGTCGAGAGCTTCCTTTAGATGCGCTGAACAACGAATATATGTGTAGTGTTCGTAAGACCATGCTAGAAGGAAAAATTCCAGCAAGTTGTACCAAATGTTTCGAAGAGGAATCTAATGGTGTAGTTAGCAAAAGATTATGGGAACTGTACGAATGGAATAAAGAAGGATTGGATTTTAATGACCTTATAGATAATACAGATCCTGATGGTAAAATTCCTCCAGTGATCAGATATCTAGATCTAAGATTAGGACATACTTGTAATTTGAAATGTGTAATGTGTAGTCCTCATGACAGTAGTCGTTGGGTACAGGATTATGACAAATTGGTCAATATGACTAGTAGCAAGACAGTGTTACATCAAATCAACTGGGATCGTAAAGAGTTTAATAACTATTGGTACGAAAGACCTGAGTTGTGGGAACAGATATTTGATCAGATACCCAACATACGACACTTATATTTTGCCGGCGGCGAGCCCTTGATGATTAAGGAACATCGTAAGTTCTTGGATGAAATCATAGCAAGAGGTTATGCTGATAAAATAACATTAAGATACAACTCTAATGGTATACTAGTAGATCAGGATATAATAGATGTTTGGTCCAAATTCAAGCAGGTGCGTTTTGCTTTTAGTATTGATGCTGTAGGTGAACGGAATTCGTACATTAGATATCCTACAGCATGGACTGATGTAGAACGTAGTCTTAGACTACTAGATAATACACCAGACAATATTCACGTACATATAGCTTGTGCTGTACAGATATTGAACATCAAGCATATCGCAGATTTTGCCAAATGGAAATTGACACAAAATTTTAAAAAGATCAATAAATTTAAATTAGATGAATATGAAGCAGGCGGCGGAATAATCAATCTACATCTGTTATACATACCTACATATCTTAGCGCACGGATATTACCAGAGAATGAAAAACAAGAAGTGCGTAATAGTTTTGAAGAATTAAAAACTTGGTTATGGGATAACTATAGGCAGGATGATGACTTTTGGAATATCAATCCCTATGGGTGGAAACGTTGGGAAGCTATATTAAAATTTGTTACAGCAGAAGACCATACGCATTTGTTACCTGACTTTCGAGAATATATAAAAAATCTAGATAGAATAAGACAAACTGAATTTTTATCTATATTTCCGGAGTTACAATCTCTGTGGAGCCTGTGATAAACTATCTGGGATAGTTTTATTTTCTAATTTATTATCCGGCCATAATTTGTCTAGGTATTTGACAAATTCTTCGGGCGTGGGATGTGGATCATTATTTTCTCTTTTTAGAACATACATAGAGGAAAAACATTCTAATATAGTTTTTTCTATACTTGTATAAACGTCTATATAAGATTCTACTACATCTGGGTGTTCTATACTCTTACCAATGTGTTTATTCACTCGAAGATCGATCCAAGCTGACAGCAGCATTTCCGTTCTTATCATATCCGGTGCTGAAAAAGCAAATGGTAAGTCAGTTGTAAGATACACTAAAGGATACATAGCCAAATGTGCGTAATCACATTTTTTATGTTCTAAGAAAGTCTGTATCGACTTAATGTAAGCTAAGTCTCGTATTAGGTGAGCTCTAGTGTCTATGGCATATTTTCTCGATTCGGAGTCTGTGAGTTCAGATATAGTTTGGCTGATCCAACGCTTATCAAAATATCTATCTTCTCTCCCTAACTGGGACCACATTATTATCACTAGATCGTCTGGACCAAAGTTGTGCTTGGCGTCTGCTTCTAATACCGCATTAAAGATATAATGATTGCCTACTCCCTGTCTACCCCAGTTTTCGTAGTAAGGAATATTCTGTCCTATAATATCTGCCCATGTAGCCCATTTGTATCTGGTAAAGCTACAGCCGAACGCAAAAAATCTTTTGTACTTTGTCGGATCTAAATTTTTAATTTTCATTCTTGCTAATAGGTATGTCGGCAGCGCAGGTACAGAAATCACGAGTACATATAATCGGTTCTCTAGGTACTGTAAAAGTATCTTTGTATATATTACCTAGACTACCTCCAACTCTACAAGTTGCTCGGTGTACTTCGCCGTCCCAATTTATCATGAGACTTTCTATACCTGCTTGACATGACCATCCTTTAAATTTATTTAAGTGTAGCTTTATGACATCATTGGCGTGAAGTATTTCTGTTTGATCATCATTTCGAATTATTGTATTCGGGGACACTGTTGATTGTTTGCTTAATATCCATTGGAGATCTTTTCCATCGTAGCGCATGTCGTCAAACACATTATGGTCACCTTCAGTCCAGCGTATGCGTCTTATAGCATATTTGATATCTTTATCGTCTAAGAATTCTACAGCTTTCTTCACATCGTCCATATAGTCGTGGTGGGCCATAACATTGACAAAGTATTGTAATTTACTTGAATGTTTGATTTCATATATGGTATTCAACACACGGCGCCAGTCATGCTCGAAATGTAAACTGATAACAAGATGTTGATAAAATTCCGAATTGTCAATATACCACTGAGCAGCTCGAGTACCGTTAGTGGTCACGCTGAGCCAAAAAACTCCTTTGCGTTTAGTATATTCAAAAAGATCTTCTATGTCAGGATGTACGCAAGGTTCTCCGCCAGTAAGACTTAATCGTAGCGGACGCCCAATCTCTGATAATTTATCCACGGTCTTTTCTAGTACATCAATAGATGTATGCGGACTCCAATTGTCATGTATACTGTCAGGACAATATGAACAATCATAGTTACAGCGTTTACCTATGTTCCATTCTACTTTTAATTGATCCTGGTGTGGCCAGCGACTAGTTATTGATTTCATGTTGTATGTTTAACTAATGTATCATAGAACATAGTAGAATTAAAAAATTCTAACTTAGAAATGCTATTGGCTTTTGAAAGTATATCTTTGTTCCATTTTTGTTTTATATTATGATTAGGCATATACCATACTAATGGATTCTTTTCATAATCTAAAAATGCTTCAGTGACGATTACCTTTCCTAATAGATATCTTCCTAATGATAATTTATTTAGATTGTCTATAGGTATATTCATAAAACTGTCGTTTTTCATATACCATTTGTAAAATTGATTTTCTATTAATTTTTCATAAGGTGCTTGAGTTTGAAAACTCATGACTGTTTCTGTACCTATACTATCTTGTACAGCTAGATCGTTTCCGTTATCATTATCTAATGCTATGTCTGCCCAGTCTTTGCCTATAGTTTCGTATCCTAGATACAGTGTTCCCCAGTTACTAAATTCTGTTGATAAAAATAATTTATGATAGGGTTTTATAAGAACTGAAGGCTTTATCTGACCGCAATAAAATTTTATCTGCGAATTCCAATCTATAATTAAATTATTTTCTATCTTATGTATTAATTTATTAACAGTATCCCAATCTGGATTATCTTTATTTTCTACGAAACGATTGTGTAAATCGTTAAGCAACTCTCTACTAGGCCTGTTATCAATTTTGTCAAACCCCAATCGCAAATGGTAGTTGTTTAATTGATCTACATAATTTGCTAGTTCTTGATTAGCGAATTCAGAATCTATTGATAGATTTTCGACTAGAATGTTTTGCCAATAATCTTGCCAGCAATGTTGTACAGGATTATCAAACAGATGGTAGTATAAATCTATTCCGTTGTCTAGTGTTATTCTCAGAGTGTTGTTACCAAACCCATTACGGAATAAATTTTCTATCTCAGACATAGGGTAGGAAATCCTCGTTAACTTCTTCAAATTTCTTTTGATTTCTACTAGTATCTAATCTATGATTAAACTCCACACAGTCCTTCCACATATGACTTAGATCCTTAGCATACATATAACTTATTATTCCGTTGATCTGGTTAATTGTTAAATCTTTTAAAATAGGATATTGCTGTACCATTTTAAAACCTGGTACTTTATCTCTCATATCCATCAATCTTTCTGCTGCTATTTTTTTCAACGGTTCAGGAAGTACCTGTGCTGATAAAAGATTAGGATGGTTGACAAAATTATTCCAATAAACAACTCCTAGATCGTCGAGTAAAAATTCTATCATCTGATCTATTTTCATCACGTTACCGACCTGTACTGCTGCTGAGCATACGATGCGTTTGATATTAGGCATCATCTGTATACGTTTAATATTATCAAGTACAAGTTGCCACTCGCTATTACCACGGATATAATTGTAGACATCTCCGATGCCGTCCATGCTTATAGATACCATCACTGATTTAAAATTTGGCCAATAATCATATATGTTTCCGCTCTTGATTCCTAGAGTAGTACCGTTGGTAGCGTATTTCAAAGTGATATTTTTGCCGTAGGGTTTTAGCATTGACAGTATTTTATAGTGTTCAGGATCCATCAATGGTTCGCCGCCCGCAAACTCTACACGATCAAAGTAAGGTATATTCTTTTCAAAGCTGTTCCACCAGTTAGGATTGTCTTCGTAGAAGTTAAGATATGGTTTTCTTTTAAGGTTATTTTTTTCTATAAAATTGATCATAAAGTTGCCTTCTTTTTTATAGAATTCTTCTACTTGGTCCCAATCGTTCCAACTTGTACTATCCATAGGATGGCACATGCGACATTTTAGATTACAGAGATTATTCAGCTTAATCTCCATGCTTGGAATCTTAAAAGGCATCTTGTGATCGTCGTCAAGCTCATCTAGAGCATTAGGATATAACAAAGATCTTGTTTCAGGAATTCTTCCTGAAATATGTCTAAGCCTCATGCTTTCAACTCCGCTGTCTTCGTCTAACTTACATGAAGCACATTCGCTAGGCCATTCTCCGTTTAAGACCTTTCTACGTATTTCACGCATCTTATCGTTGTTCCATATTTCTTCTAGAGAATTATCTTTGATATTTCCTATAGGATGACTACGGCAACAGACCAATATAGAGCCGTCTGTACTAGTTGCTAATCCAGTAAATGGATGTAGACAAAATGTTTTACTTTGATTGTTCAATGGCCCACTCCCGTTCTTTACACCAGAAACACTTACCGCACGTTGGTACAGTATCTCCTGATATATAATTTTTATAATCAATTCCTTCGAACTCGCCTTCGCAGCTACGTGTGAGATCGAACAGATCCATAATACCTAATTTTCTATACTGTTTTACTACCCAAGATTTTTCTGTAAATCTAAAAGGATGTAATGCCCAACGACCCATGTGTTCCATCATTTCTAGATGTTTATTTGATTCGTTGGGTTCTATATCTCTTTCCTTCATACCTCCTAGATCTATTCCTCTAGGATTACGGGTAACTCCGTTGTAATAGGCATCAACATTTTCTTTATGGCATATGTATTCAGAGAACGCACGTATCTGAGCATTGTCGCCACTGACATATTTTCCATATTCATCTTTTACAATAGCACCTATGTTTCCATATTCTATATCCGGTGCTATAAAATTTACATGTCTTTTAGAAAACACAACATTAGGAAAACGCTTGTTTAATTCTACATGTATGACTCTAGCATCGCTTTCTTGCCACGGTCTAGTTTTCCACATACGTACATGACTGATATGATGTACTATAGTTTGTGCTTTGTATTTTTCTATAAGATCGCATACTAGATAGGATAATAGAGTGCTGTCTGCACCACCACTGATGCTAACAGCTATATTTTTCCAAGTTGGATCATAAGGTAATAAGACTCCGTCGATATTATGTATTATCATTATTGTTTTCCAAAAATCTTATCAGTGGGCTTACACCCACTGGTCGTCCATCTTTCAAAGCCAAGTGTATGGCCTTAGTGGGCTCTAAACCGAAGTCGTTACATACTCTTTGATAACGCTCTCCGTGTGTGTTCCAGAGATAGTCTGGCTGTAAGTTTTTTATGAAATGTGATCCTATCATCACAGGTGCTTTATTGACCATAGCAAAGTCATTCATGATAGATATGCTATCTTGATTATCAAATCTATTCCAACGAAGTGCTACCCGGTTCCACCCGAGACCAAGACCTTTGCTAAGGCTGATGCCAACGGATCTAATAACTTTATTGCTAAAATCAAAATTAATATCACGGCAGCAACCGATCCAAGCGCCATCGATGTGTACTTCAATTTTTTTAATTTTACACTCATGTAAAATTTCCTCCATGTCAAAGTGTGGCGCTCCTATTTGAGGAAACGGCATAGCTATGATCAACGGCAACCCTGGTATCAGACCTCCTACATCTTTGATATATGCTATATTCAATCTTTCATGGTATTTGTAATCTCCACGTAACACCTGTAACGCACCAGTCATATAGATGTCGTCGATAAACTGTGTACAGCCAGAGCATATGTCTACTCTGGCAAACGTGTCCAACCCAGTCAAATGGTTTAATGAAGATTTCAAAAACCAATCAGTCGTTTCGTCTTTGAACTTTTGAAATATGGAATCACTAAAATCTCTATCTATACGTCCGCTCAACACTTCTAAAATAAGAGCGTCGATACGATTGTCAGACAACGGCTGTGGCCTATCTATTTCTAGATACCTTTCGTCATACTGCTCTGCTACTTTTAAGCGATCCATGAAACTATTTACATCATTAAAGTAGCACATAAATATTTCATGATTACCAAATATCCAAAAAACGTTGATATTGGACCTATAGTAGAGCAGGTCAACAATCTTCATTTTGAAAAAAGATTACAACTAAACGAAACAACTGGAAATATCTTAAACGGACCATATACCGTCAAACAGGAATATAAAGGCACACCTTTGGGAGATCTATTAGAGTCATTAGACAACATAGGTGAAGCACGTCTACTCAAATTAAAATCGGCAGAAAGTTACACAGCTCATTGTGATCCAGACGACAGGATACATTTAGCTATCACTACTAACCTACACTGCTATCTCATAGACCTTGACGAACAGAAACTGTATCACATACCTGTAGATGGTCAGTTATGGTATATGGACACCAGCCATACTCATGTGGCAGCAAACTACGGTGGCAGAGATCGTATACATCTAAACATACGTGTCCCCTTGCCAGCTGTAAAAGAACCTTATCATAGGTTAAGCATAGAACCTAATGATTTTGATTGGAAGCAAGAAGCATACACTGTGGTGATGAAATTTTTTAATAAAGCCATCAAAGAAAATATCATACAGGGGTTTGAGAAAGTAAATGAGCGAGAAGCATTAATAAACTGCGATCTAAAAGTTTTAGATCCTTATGTAGCAGAATTGAGAGCAAAAGGTTTTAGAGTTTTTATATCATGACATTTTATAAAGATACTGTTAAAAAAATAGAATTTGAAGTATCCTCTTTCTGTAATGCTAGATGTCCTCTGTGTGTTAGAGAAATGAAAGGTGGCGATCATAGTTTCTTTGCCCAGAAAAATCTAGATACTATATTTTTAGAAATCTGTCTTGGGGAAGAATTTGCTAAAAATCTAGAGCATATCTATATCGCAGGAGTGACAGGTGATCCAGCGATGAATCCTCATCTACCTAACGTCATACGATGGTTTAGGAATGCCAACCCAGACGTGTTTATAGAAATTTCTTCTAACGGCGGAATACAGAAAGAAACATGGTGGTATGAGCTAGGAGAATTATTAGGACAGAATAGCAAGATGACTTTCGCTATAGATGGTATGGAAGATACTAATCATATCTATCGTAGAAATGTTAAATGGGCTGCTGTAATGAGGAACGCCAAATTTTATATAGATTCTGGAGCACCGGCGACGTGGCAGTTCATACCATTTAAGCATAATCAACATCAAGTAGAATACGCAGAAGCTTTATCTAAAGAGATGGGATTCAAAGAGTTCAAGACCAAGATAACTTATAGGAACGTAATGACTCCTCAGACAGAGATAGAATATGCCGACGATCCTAGATATACTCACGACTTTCCAATATTAGATTTTACTAATAAAGCAAAGATAGAAAAACATTTTGATGAGTTAGATATTTCATGCGCAGCCATCAACGATTCTAGTTGTTATATTTCTGCCGAAGGACTAGTATATCCGTGCTGTCATCTTGCCAGCCTGATGTTATTACCAGATGACTTTTTACCAGATGAATATGACTGGATTCCGAAAGCTAAAGAAAGTTTTTCTAGAGATGATATCAGTCTTTACAAGGCAGATATTTTTTCTATATTTGCTAGTAAAACATATATGATGTTAAAAGAAAATTGGAACAAAACTATACAAGCAGGTAGGAATCCTATGTGCTCTTTGATTTGTGGAAAGAGCAAAACAGGATCGAGCATTTCACAAAAATTTTATTCGTAAGAATGATTTTCTAAAAACTGATCGTTTGGCTGTGAAAGTTTTACATTTTTAAACTTGCCACAGATCCTAGCACAAGTGATCAGTTTTTCCTCAGTCCAATATTTGTTCCACACAGTTTGATAAGCATTAGACTCAACGACATTCTTTATTCCATTAAATGCATCGATAGCATCCGGACCACCGAGGTCGTTAACTAACTTGTTGTATTGTGATTTAATTTCGTCGTCAATGCTTTTGTCTACGAACTTGTTATCATAATAAGTTTCAGGAATAGAACTTAACCAGCAGCAGGGCATAATCTTTTTGTGTGCGTCTATGTATATTTCTTTTATGTTCTGAACATGACAGGAAATCTCAGCTTCCTTAACCATGCTTTTATAGTTGTTTATGACTTCTTTGCTGATATAAGTTAACTTGCTGCTAGTAGGTGGATGAATGACATGAGTTGTATTTCCATTCTTGTCATAAACATCAAACTTGGGTTCGCCTACAAATCTAGAACTAGATTTTAAAACAAACTTTTTAAAGCCCAGTTCTTTTGCTCTAAGCTGGCATTCTTCTACTTGATGTTCGTTGTGTTTAAATTCTAAGAAAGTCCATTCGGCATTCCCACCACGCTGTATAAATGCTGTGGCATTTTTAATAACGTTCTCGTATGTTGTTCCTACACGATGTAGACTATGAGTATCTTCTAGACCATCGATGCCAAAGTGTACCATATGATCTACAGGTAGTGCTACCGCAAGATCCTGCCACCAGCTGGTCTTACGAGCACCTCCATTTGTGTGTACGCTTATACCTATGTTAGGATTGACACTGACAGTGTAACGAACCATATCTATGAATTCATCATTGAGCATAGGATCGCCGAAGTTACCACAGAAATAGATACGCTTGATTTGGAAGAGTACTTCGCTAGACATTATTTTCCTGTAGTCATCGAGAGTCCATTCACTGTTGCTCAGCAAAGGATTGGGCAAGCCTCCGTGGTTGTTCCTAGCACACATAGGACATCGTGCTTGACAGTTATTTGATATCTCTAGGTGTATCTGATACAGTTGATCGAACTTAAACATTTTTTATCTTTGGTATCTTGCTGTCAGCACTACTTACGCATCTTTCAGTAACACAGGGCATAGGTTTGGCAAACAATTGGAATGAGTCTAGGGTGCCAATCGGTTCTTCTCTACAGCTATAACCTCGCCTGACTTCGTTACCTCTTATTACTAGACTTTGATATCCGCTATTACAGTCCCATCCTTTAAAACTATTAAATCCAAACGCATTGAATCTTTCTGCTTGATCAAATAGATAGTCTTGTCCACCATCATTTAATCTTATCTGATAAATGTTTTCATCAAATGCTTTCTGTGGGAATCCCTGCTTCATTATGTTGATCATCTCTGGCGTGTATCCATCTACGATGGCACTAGCAGTTTCGTTGCTCTGTGGTTTAAGAGTAACATTGATTCCTCTCTTGTGTAAACGTTCGCAGCGTTCATAAAGTTCAAAAAACTGTTCTGGCACCATGACTTGATTTACAGTCACGTACACAAACTCATCCATCAGCTTCAGACACTTGTCTCCAAACTCTGATTCTTTGGCAAACTCAGCATGATAGCTGGCAGTAATACTTTTTCTTTGTAACATGCTCACAGCGTTAGCCCAAGACTTCCACCAGTTGATGCTAGGACTTAGATTAGTAGTCATGTGTATGCTTTGATAGCTGCTTTCCATTTCGTCGAGGTGTCTAGTCAGTTCCAACAACTGTTTGAAAGTCGTAGGTTCTCCTCCGCTGAAACTCCAGTGGAATTCATTGAAACCATTCAGCCTTGCCTGTCTTTTGATTTCATCTACTGTTCTTTTATAAACATCGATGCTTTGGAAATCTAACTTATCACTGTTAGCATATGGCCAACAGTAAGAACACTTGTAGTTACAAAAACGCCCTAGTATCCAACTGATGTTGAATAAAGGGCGATCTAACATATTGATTTGACCGAAATGTTTTATGTTGTTGAATGGAATTTCTTTAATCATGGTCTATGACATATCTCTCCTCTGTCTATGGCGAGAATGTTAAGGTATACCATTTTAATTACCTTATTAAAAATCTTAGTGTGTGAAAACAGGCTATAGTAGTCTGCTAGATAAGGATCAAACTTAACAGCTTCGGTAAGATGTTGTAACTGTCTTAATGACTCTATTCCGTATTGCCTATAAAGATTGTGAGCTATGTTTACAGCGAAACAGAACATTTCATCTTTATCGCTGTAATAGATCTGTTCTTCAGTGCCGTTGTGTATACAGCTTTCTTGATAGTCTTTAAATTGAAATTGATATCTATGTATGCTCTCGTGACACAGAGCATCGGCTATTTCGTTGATCAACAGCCTGTGTAGTTTTTCTGTGAGATTGAATTTTTTCTTTTCGCTAGAACAGCAGACCTGTAGCTCTATAGATTTCTTATGAGTTTTTTCGTAGAATCCGTGTATGGTAAAACAATCCTTTAATCCTGACACTCTACGATAAGTTACTTTGATGCCTACCATATGGCGGCGCTTCATTCTGCGTATGATCTGTATCAGAGATTTAGCACTGATCTTTTCTAGAGGAACATGATTTTCGAGATATCGTATCACCCAAAAGGGATCAATGATATCACTTTCTGTAAATAATGCGTCCTTTAGAGAGGTCATATACACTAAGCTCTATTTTGACTTCATCGCCCAATAACACCTTTATGTTATTCTGTCTCATCTTACCGCTCAAATGAGCGATAATATTCGGTCCCTCATTTAGCTGAACCTTAAACATCGTATTCGGAAGAACGTCAACGACCTTCCCCTCGGCAGTAATAAGATCTTGCTTAGCCATTATGACAACAGATGATCTGCGATATTCAATCCAATTGCTTCTTCAACTGTGAGATATACATCACTGGCTGCTAGAAGTTTCTTCTTTATCACGCTAGGTGCTAATCCTGTAGCTTCTTTCAAAATGTTTAGCATCTTGTCATTACACAAATCATTTTCTCTCATAGTGGCTTTAAGGTCATGATATTTAGCATCCATAGTTTCAGTGAATTGATGACACATCAAACTGGCATTTTTGGACACGTATCTCTGTCCTCTATCACCGCTGGTAAAAATCAAGAAAGCTGCGCTCATGGCGCAACCTATAGCGACGGTTCTAATCGTATGTGGACTAGAGCGCATGACATCTATTAGAGCAAATGCTTGATACAGATCACCACCCGTAGAATTTATATAAAGGGTCAGAACCTTGTCTTTAGATTCGAGATTCTCGTAAGTGATCCATTTGATAGCGGGTGTGATAGTTTCTTCATCGATTTCGCCCGTGAGGAAATACATCGAATTCTCTAATAGTTTGAGGTCAATGCGATCTTCTGCGTTGAACTCGTGGAATTTTTTCAACCTTGGCTCCATATAGTATTTGTATTACTTAGCCTAGAGTAAGATCCATATAAACCAAATGTAAGTCATCCAGTGTAAAAGTTGATCACCGCCGAACCAAATCCAAAAAGATTTTTTGGTGATATCCTTTTCACCGAATTTAGATTTAATCCAATCTATATGATAATGTATAAGACTGTCAAAAATAGCAAAGATTAGAGAAAACCAAAAGTTCAGATAGATCAGGAAAACTATAATAGTACCAACTCCGTGTTGGAAACTATGTGTGATACCCACTAGATTACCATATACACCTTTTTGTTTTACCTGTTCGTTAGTTTGGAAAACAAAATCTATCAAAAAGTGCTTGATAGCTAACAACGCCAAAATTACTATAACTTCGTCTGTTATCATTTCAGTCACTCATCCCTTAGTAGTTTATTATACGACATTATCGATTGAAGGTAAACGTTGTCCACATCCATATTAGCCATAGTAGCTACATCTTTTGGTAGACATTTACCCCCGAACCCGACTTTGCCATCTGGCCCAGGTACTTCGCTTTGCCCAAAACCGATACGCCAATCTTCGCAGATAGCATCGTGTATTACATTCCAATTTGCTTCATTTTTTTCTGCTATGGAATATAAGCTGTTGAACATGGTTATTTTGGCTGCTAATGCTGTGTTCAAACCTAGCTTTATGATACTGGCAGTTACGATATCTGTCAGATGCCATTTAGATCGTGTACCATGTTGATATTCTTTAAGCAGAGATTCAACAGACTGACACATATGATTGGATCCACCTAACACAACGATACTAGGATGGATGGCTTCATATTTGTAATTTTCTTCACGTAAGAATTCTGGCCAATAAACGACAGAATGATAATGATCGCTTATGTTGGCAAGAAACTCAGTTTGGCAGGTAGAACGTATGATCACAATACCACCAAACCCTTTTTGTTTAAGTTCGTCGATACATCTAACTATACCAGAATGATCTAGTCCATGTTCGGCCGCAGGTGTAGGCACAGTGATCACAGCATGTTTATATGGTTTAAGATCATCGATAGATAAACCAAATGCTGGATCTATATAAGACACTTCCTTGTTAAAAACAAGACCTGTGGCTTGACCTACTATACCTTTGCCGAAAACAACTATCATAAATCTTCCTTAGAAAAAGTTTCGTCCATTTGGCAGACATGTATCAAGAATTCTAGATCACTTGCCAATACAGGATCATATTTAAATAGACCCTCAGCTAACTCGAGCAATTCTTGATCGTTTAGAGATGCTATAGAATCAATTATCTGCTGTAAGTTCATCATGTGCCTCTATAGCTGACTTGAGTGCGTGTTCGACAAACTCGTTAAAAGTCATGTCGCGTTCATGAGCCATCTTCATATAAGTAAGCAATTCTTCATCTGTGAAGTTAACTGGCACCTGTACTCGGGTGTCGTAATCTTCTTCGTTAACGATAGCAACGGCTTTTTCGATCCAATCTTCTTCAACATCAAGATCGGTGAACTTGACCGGTGTACCGTCGTCGCGTTCCCATGCTTCGTCGATAACGGCACGTTGTTTACATTCGGCTTCAAACGCTTCGAGGTATTCTGGATTGGTCATACGATAAGCACGTTCACGCTTGTAGTCAAATGCTTCCACTTGATAGACTTCTTGTGTAGCAGTATCAAACAAGATAGTGACTGTATGTCCGTCGTGGTCACCGTTCCAGCTATCTAGACGATAGGCTGTAGGGCCAAAACATTGCCATTGGTAATCGCTACCTTCAGTGATGCGATAGTCACAGACTTCCAACCATTGCTTGAGGGTGATCATGCTTCTTCCTTTGCTTCCTCGGTTACTTCATTTTTTTGCTCTTCGACATACGTAGCTCTAATCATACGAATCATCTGCTCACAAGCTAGTTGGTTCATAGTCAGCGTCATGCTGGTAGTACCATCTGTCAACGTCAAAGTGGTACGTCCATCTGTAGTGGCGCCTACTCTAAAGTATTCTTCTCGGGTTTCTTTTGTCGGAGGCTGTGAATTTGACGTCATTACATTTTCCTTTCGGTTTCTTTTAAAAAACATATTAGATTCCTTGTGCGTTTTCGTTACTGTTTTTTTGGTATTCCATTCTACGCTTGCGGCACTCATCTCTGACCTTTGGTGGAAAGTCTGGACTGATTTCAGCTAGGCGACAATCATAGACTCTGGTACTGCCTTTACCAAGATCGCTAAACAACAATATTCCTGCGCAGACAAGAACTATGACCACTACGGGCAAAGTTTCTTTATCTAGATTTGAAGGTTTGAGATGTTTTAACAATTCTCGTAATTTATCTTTCACTATTGGAATGCCTCCATAGCTTCGTTATCAACATTTTCTGTCATGTGTAACATGAAACGATAAGCGTCCCAGGCTTTCTTGACAGATTCGTTTTCACTTAGTTGTGTAGGATACATGTCTACCCAAATTGCGTTTTCAGGTTGCATGTGTCGCATAATACCTTGCTTGCGAGGCTGTAGGATCTTATTAGCATACCATAACTGATGTGCTACATCTAAACAGATTTCTTCGTCAAGCCCGTATAGATATCCGGGGCGCCCCATATAATTTTTGATAACACCTACTAGATGCTTTTCATCATCGATAGCTGTAGCCGCTATGATAAATGCTACATCATCCACAGACAGATATCCTTCGACGATGTCACGAACACAACGACCGAGACTGAAACCGATTTTCATATAGACTCCTTTAAGTGTTCTATATTATAGCACAGCTAAATTGAAAAGTCAAGAAGCCCATCGCATAGCAAACATAGTAGCATCATGCTCATTTTGGAAATACCAAATTCGATAATTTTCATCTTTGATATCTCTAAATTTGCTATTACAGTGTTCCAAACACCAAACTAATTTTTCTGGAAATTGATCATCGAAAGACTTTATTGGATGATATGTATCGAGCAACGACATCAGTCGTTGATCGTCTAAAAGATTAAGTTGACCATAGGCAACTACTTTCATTTGAATTTAAGATACCACTCAGTGATTTTTGGACCTATGAATTTAGCACGTATGGCATACTTGTATCCAAATGCTACATGGTCCGTCATCCTGTACCAACTGGGGGTTTCGAGAGCATTTTTCATTACCCATTGCCCTTGTTCACTTTTTTGCCAATTGTATAAAGGTTCGGCAGCATATAGATCAGGATCTTCTACATCGCCCATGGTAAACTCATGTACTGTGATTTCTTTTACTTCGTACAGTTTGTCATCTATAAGCATATAGTTGTTTATCACAGGATATCGAATCCTGCCAGGATCTTGGCTACACCACGATTCGTGTAGCCAATGGTTGATCATCCTATCGCTTACACCCCAAGGGTCTCTTCCAGCCATGGCTTACATTCTTCCCAAGATCTATACATGTGTGCCCTGCCTCCGGCACGTTTCCAATCTTCACAGTTAGATTTGCGATCGTCGATCAAGATATCTCCGGGTTGGCAGCGAACCCATTTGTCGAAACTGTATGGTCCCAAGAATACAGGCACTTGTGGAAAATATTTGTTAGCCCAAAATATTTTGTCAGTTGGCGCCCAAGGCATGTCGTTGCCTTTGGGGATAGCAGTTAAGAAGTATAGACCACAGGCATGTTCTGTAGCATAAGCAGTTAACCAATTGATCAATTGGTATGCTCCTTCCTTGACTGGTAGTTTGCTATACATGCGTTGATCATCTTTGAGCTTTTGCCAAGTAGCGTCTGGCAGTATGTCTCCGTCCTTGAACAAAGGTTCGTTAAGATATTCTCTAGCATAGCCAAACCAATCGGCTACAACATCGTCCATGTCGACATAGATATTCATTTTATTTTGTTCCCTTCAGCATTGGCCCATTTTAACATAAACATAGTAGCATCGTGATCATTTTCAAACTGCCAGTAAAGAGCATGTACTGATTGAGCTCTCCATAATCCTTTACACTGTTCTTCGCACCACTTGTTCATCTTCGGCAAAGTTTCGTAACCCACAGTATCAAAATTAATCCTATAAGGAAACGTGGCGCGAGATCGTGTAGATAGTATAGATCTGATGTCAGCTACTTTTACGCCCATTTTAACAAAAACATAGTTACTTGTTTTTCACTTTTGAATTGAAATTGGTTCCAAGCCATGCGTTTACCGCAGTTGTGTTCTGAACACCAGTTGGCTATTTCTACAAATGTTTCTTCTCTAAGTCCAGTCATAGTCACGGCACCGTTTTCGTAAAGAGCCTGGCATTCTAAAGTGATAGGATGTTCTCGTGTTCGCGACCAAGATAATCCGATCATTCCAAAAGGCAATTGATACTGTCCTTCTCTATCTGTCAATAGCCTTTTCTTTTTCATGTTATCTCCACTTCAACACAAAAATCATACGATCCATTTCATCGCGGAACCAAAACTTGCGATTATTCATATACCAACGTTCAGCAGGTTCGGGAGCCTTATCTTCTCCCCACATGTTGCTTCCAGAAGAACCAAAATGTTCTAAACACCATGCGGTCATTTCGTGCCAGTTGCCGCCTATAGGCTGTGCGGTATAGTATCTAGCACCGTAGACTTTACCTTCAGATAACACTATATCTGTAAGCTGTGGATAATAGACATCACGAAAGACAGCGTTTAATGCCGATACCATGCTTTTACCGATCTGTCTACCAGTTACCTGTACCATGCCGCGCCCTTTGTATTTTGTCATTTTATCAAGCATATCTATTTGCCAAGGATGTATTTTCATTTACGCCCATTTTAGAGTAAACCAATTGGCTTCTTTGTCGTTTTCGAAAACCCAAACCAAACCCATAGTGTGTACACGGTCTTTACAGTTGTCTTTGACCCAACGATCGATAGCTTCGCCTTTTTCGTGCGTCATGGGAGAGAGAACGACTTTGCGCCATCCTAGTTCCTGTAAGAGACCAGTCATGACTTCAAAGTCAATCTCTTTCCGCATTTCGTTTCCTAGAGATTCGACTATCTGATCTTCTAGACTTCGATTACTATATTTGGATCCCATCCTGTGTTCTCGCTGTAGTGGCCATCTTCATAGCCACGTGGGTTACATACTATACGAGTCTCACCGATCATATAATCGAAAGGATGATGGGTATGACCATGTGTCCAAAGTTTAATCTGCGGTCTATCTAAGATAAACTCATCTAAGTTGCTGTGGTATCCACCGTTCATGATCTGATCGTAATGATACTGTGGATGTATGCTCTGATGGCTAGGACTATGATGCCCAACCACTACGAACTTTTGATCATGCTTTTCAGCTACCACTGTGCTGATGTACTCGAGGCTGAGACGGTGACGCCTGACCGCATCCTCCGTAGACCAAGGACGATATCCAGCCTTGTCATTGCGGATAGCTCTAAAGTCGTTCATCATTTGACTAACATGTAACAGTGTGAGTGGATCACCCTTGTTCATATCTGTCCAAAGAGTACAACCAATGAAAGTCACATCACCTATAGTCCTAGCACCATTTTCCAAGAAGTATATGTTAGGATAAAGGTCTTTAAGACTTTCTAATATATCAAGGCAGTCATAAAACTTGCCATTGTAAAACTCGTGGTTACCGGCAACATAGACTACGTGCGGAAACTGAAAGCTCACACGCTTGAGG